CAACACTCCTTTCTTGCGCGATCCTTCCAAGATCCCGACTATCTGCTTCGACTCATCGGAAGACACGATGGGCTTGGTACTCGAGCGGATGTACAAGTTGAGTTGTGCTGCGTCGTTGGATAACGACGCTAACTTCTTGAATGACGATGCCATTTCGATTGCTGATGAAATTGCTAAGTCTTTTAAAGAGAACGGTTGGTTCTTGGTCATTAACCAGATCGAGTCCAACAAAGAAGACATGAACCGTTTGATGGATCGGGTTCGTACTCTGGAGCTACGTGGTCACGAGATCATCCTCTACGGTTACGACTACCTCGCTCTGATGAACTACGACAAGATCCCGGGCGACAGTAAGTCTGACAAGTTGCAACTACTGTACCGTCGTGTTCGTTCGTTCATGATCAACCGTGGTATTTGTTTCATCACTCCTCACCAGCTCAACCCTGATGCGAAACGATCGCTGAAAGAGATGGACGATGAGAGTGAGGTTTACTTCATTCGGGAAACTGCTGGTCAGTCGATGACAGAGACGTCGACCAAGATCACTAACGAAGTAGACTGTGTGCTGGGCATCCATGTGGCTCGTGGTCAGCAAGCGAGTTACTGGTGCTGCATGCTAGGGAAGATGCGAGGTGAAGGCGCTCCTCCGCCCGATCGTTTCTTCTTCTACCGGTTGGACCCTAAGTTCGGATTGCTCCATGACATCATGGGTAAACCAATGTTCAGACGAAGCCTGCAACAGAAGATCACCAACAAAGGTTTGGAAAACGCTGACGACATGATGTAAGACGAAAAAAAAAACATAGATTAGTACCCTACCAGCCTCAGAGGCTGGTAGGGTACCTATGTATGCTTATGGTTTGATTTGCTTGGAAGCTTCCACCAGACCGTTATAGTGCAGTTCGGCCATGATGGTATTACCCCGGGTAATCCACTCCAGCTGCTCCATACAGGCTTCTTTCTCCCAAGGGTAGGCAAGGTAGCCGTTCATCTCGATCTCGTGATATACGCCCTCCCAGTTCATCTTAAGCCAACCCAAGGATTCCAGACGACCAGAGAACACTTGCTTAACGTGTGTCAGCTCATGCAAGAGCGTACCGATGTTAAGGAATGTCTCGCCTACTGGAAACCCTGTGTGCTGTTCTTTCATGATCGCTGGGTAGAAAACGATTGCCAACGGATCTTTCTTATCGTAGCTAATTTCTCTTGTATCCATATTGATGCGAGATACAAAAGCTTGAGCTGGGTATTGATCGATGATCGGGAAATCACCTGTCTCAGCGAAGATGATGTTCAATACTTCACCCGGATACTCAATCCCCATACGGTGGAGACGGGTAATACCGGTATTACCAACCAAGTCGGTAAGTTGTTCAAGGGTGCAATTAACAAGTTCCATAACGGTACTCCGGTACATTAATCGAATGATTGACTACCCTGATGATATAGGTTTAAAAGAAGGCATAACTTAAATTGCATAGATAGTGGTTACCTCTCCTCAGCCTTAAGGCTGAGGAGAGGTTTACGTGGTGGGGTACTACTATAGTGCGTGTAGTAATTAATTACTTAATTCACTACTATCCCAGATAGCCAGGATCTTCGAACTTAACCGAACCATCTTTGGTGATGATAAGGTTGCTCGATTTATTATCCCCATGGTTAGTAGTAACCTTAACACTACCGTCTTCACGTTTAGTACAATCGAACGTGTGATTACCGAAAACAATAGCAGTGGTTACCTGCTCAGGTATGTTTTGGGTAACTACAGACCAGTCAAGAGGACGAGCCAAGGGAACGACACGCTCAACCCACTTACCACCTTCCAGTCGGTACATAGGGGAATGTTGGGCAATGACTTGTTGGAGGAGATGATTGAGCAACTCCATTTCATTGATTTCAATACCCTTTTCAGCGGCAGCCTGTTTCCATTCGTGAACGAGTTTACCCAGAGTAAGGTTCACGTTAGGTTTCTTTTCAGTCTCAGCTCCGTTAATAGCGAAGTTCTTATCCCGTTGCTCGAGTTCTTCGAACTTGGTTAGTCCAACTTTAAGAGCGGCGCACAGATTGCGCTTGGCACGACTGTCAATGTATTTCAGATCATGGAGTGTTACCTGATTGATCTCGTCACCGGAAACCGCCTCAAGTAACTTCCTGAGGATATTCTCGGTTCTGGTTTGATGACCAACGAACACCGAGTCACCAAGACCTTGCTTGAGGATATTCACCAGCTCAACACCGTCTGCTTCGGTCAGGTTACCGAGACCGTTCACTACGATGTGACTATCGATTACCTTATCCTCTTGCAGAGCGTTAATCAGACCCTCCAAGAAACTTTGCTTGTTACTACCGACCACTTTAGCCCGATGGATACCGAGCGCCCGGGAAAGTTCATGACGCAATGTTGCTTTATCGCTAACCCCGAGTGTATTCAGCCCGTAGAAGTTGACAACACTATCATCTCCGTCCAATGCTTCAACGAGGGCCTTAAAGATCTGCTCCGTGCTGAAAGTCTGGATATGTGCGTTATAGTGACCATGGAACACCGCAGAAAAGGTCGGGTTCAACAGTTTGACAACCTGCTCACGAGTGTTGGCGGTCATGCGATCCAAGGAGATCGGAGGAAGTACTCGAGCAGCCCCGACATCACCTACCGCTTCGGTTAACAGACTGACAAACTCTTCCTTGGTAGTAGGCGTACGAGTTTCCTGCTTTTCGTCCCCCAGCAAAGCATCGGCTAGAGCCTCGATAAAGTTCTTCCCATTACCGACGTGTTTCAGTCCACCGTTGATAGCCTTGGTGATCCGTTCCTTTGCGAGAGCTCTGGTATAGTGATCGGAACCAGCTTGCTCTGTGGTCCCGGCCTCAATGGCGCGCAGTCCGTTGACGATTGCTTCTACCGACAACTGGGAAGTCGACAGGAACTCTCTGATTGCGTGGTTACGACGATCGTCAGCAGAAGGCGACTGAACCGATTCACGAAAGCCCTTTACTTCTTTCAAGATTTCGAACAGAAGGTCCTCACTCTTGACACCCTCGCCGACGGTGACTGTGACAGAAGCTTCTTTTGCAGAGTCTTTGACATCGGAGCTAGGAGCACGTTCAGTCAGTTCCTTGCCCAGACGACCGATAGTAAGGTCACGAAGGGCTTCGTTCTTTGGATGCCGCATCATGAACAGACGGAAAGCCTCTTTGATTTGACCAAGAAGCTGGTGACAGTCCCTTTCGTAATTACCCTCGTAAGGAGTATGACCAAGGATCTTCTTCATCTCCTCATGAGTAGAAGGAAGGGCGAGCAAGCCATTGACCATAGAGCTGACTGAATCTGAATCAACAACTACTTCAATCTCGATGCCGAGTGCTTTCAGTTGTTCTCGAAGGATCATGCGATCCAGATCTTCAGCTACTACTAATTTATTCTTATCCCCACTAGGCTCGATAGTTTCCGTAGAAACTACTTGATAACCTTCTTGTAGGAGTTTTTCCATCGTCCCAATGATAGGACCATCCCCAATCGAGCTGAGGATTACACATCTGCCGATTTTATCCTTAATTTCAGAAAGCTCACGGCGACTGTAACCAGTGGCTACCAAAACAATGTTTTTACCTTCACTCATTTCCATTCTTCCCTTTTCGGTTGGTGTGGTTAATTTACAATAATAAAGACTGTTGAGTTTAATAATAAAGATTAACTCTTTAGTCATCCCGATGATGTAGGTCTATAAATCCCTAGCGGGATAAGAGCATAGAAGGAAGGGGTACTAGCCGTTAGGCTAGTACCCTATTATTAATACAAAATAATCCCCTTTCCCCAGAGATTCCTTACCATCCGTATATAAACAACACCCTCCTTAAAAATTACTTAAGTCACTTCAACGACCTGGTCATTCAGGAACAAAGACAATGCACTACTCTGTCTGAACTTGAGATCGTTAGGGGTTTGTTGATCACGAACATGCTCAGTACGAGCACCCAGCAAGGTTCCTTCTTTGTACGACAACACGTCGCCTGTCAGGAAGAAGAACCGAACAGCCATCCCGGGTTCCAACACAGAGTGGTCAGAGTTCATCCACTGGATGGTCTCCAAGTTACCCTCGTTGAAAGCGTTATCGGACAAGTGCTTAGCCAAGTTGTTAGTCGGTTCACTGGCGAATGGCGCTACTTCCTCACCACTCCCCCGCTTGGACGTCTGGTACTCACTCAAGGTGTCTGCCCGAGTGGACAGGTGAACACCGTTGTTGTAATACCCACCAGTCTCACCCATAACCGCGTCAGAGCTAACGATACGTTTACCCGTACCTTTGTTCTGCTTAACGATGTCTGAGCCGTCAATATGCTTAGCCGTCCCTGTAGACAGGATAGTGGTTACCTTGCCTTCAGTGAAGTGAGTCACCTCCAGTGTGGGGAGCACGTCCTGAGGAACCCGATAGATGTTCAGCACTTTCCGAGCTGTTTCGTAACGACCCATCTTGAACAACGGGAAGATGTACCACATTCCTTTGCGGTAATACATCCCGAAGCCTTTGGAGTAGAACCCGAACTGGTCGTCGTTTTGCAACCACTGACCCAAGTCCTTCAAAGGAATAGGTGGGGAGATATCAACCACTGGGAAGATGCGGATGTTATCCACAGGTTCCTCGATGTCAACACCTCTCCACGCATCCGGTCCAATCAACGGCAGTTCTTTACCGAACTTGATGAGCTGGTAGTAAAGAACATCCCGTACCGTACCCATCAAGTGTTTGTCAGTAACGATCTTGTTCTTCAGGATGGCATAGCCAGGTTCCATCAACTGGAACTCAACCTCAACAATGTTCAAGAAGTCCTTAGCTTCCATGTTGGCCAGCTTGACACTGTTACCTTCCATCTGGGGGTTAGCATCACCCTTAGGAGTAGCCCGGTACTTCTGAGTCACCTGAGTCAGTCCTTGACGTTCAGTAACTTCGAGAAACAGGTTGTCCTTGTTCTTTAACACCTTGTTCATGTAGACACCAGGTTGCAGCTGACCTTTGATCCGAAGGTCATCCGAGCGGTTCAACGCATACATACTGAAACGAGACATCCCCTTAGGCATGATCAGTTCAATCTGTTCGTTGTCCGGTGTAATGATCATCGCGGTCAGCGTAGACATGGTGGGTTGCTGGTACGTGTTGACCGTTCTGGCGAACTCAATGACGTTCGCTAACGCACGAGGCATTTCCATAGGGGTTACCTGTTAAACGTCCAGTTAGGGAGTTCTGAAGACACTTCCGGGGAGAATAGTCCGTCATTGATAGTGTTTACAGGAGTGATGCTTTGCAGCACGTCATAGTCCTCCTGAGAGACCGTAGAACGCCCCGTATCAATCCCCAAGTCTTCCAAGTGACTGATGAACGCAAGACTGTCCTTCTTAGCCATGTCGTGAGAGGTCATCCCGAACAGAGCCGCCAGACTCATGAAGCCATCTTCCACGTGTTGGGCTTGCTCTTCCTTGGTCTTGTAGGAATCCCTGACCAGCAAGTACTGCTTGATCTTCTTGTACTCGGGGTAGAGACAGTAAGCCAAGCTTTCGATAGCCCGCAGCTCATCCAAAGGAGGAGGACGGAACTCAGTAGCGTTGGTTACCAGCTCCACCCACAAGCGCAGATAGTTCTGAGCTGATTCAAAGATCTCCACGATGTGGTCATTCGGATTAGCGAAACCCAGATCCCGTTCCTTAACAAGGTTGGGGAGGATCTCGATCATCCGGTGACACTCCATCCGGATCTCTTGATAGTCCTCGTACCGAGTGGGGTCAGCAATCGTTTCATCCCGAGTAAACGTTTCACGGTTACGGAGTTCTTCTACTGTCATCATCATGACCGGTGTAACCCGCACGGGATAGAGCCGGTTATTCAAGATGTTGTATAGCCTGAAGATCTCTTCCCGTATTTGGTTATACCGACTGAGGGTTAACATTAGAGGGGTCCTTGGATTTTCCGAGAGAGGTCAATCAAACGAATCAAGATAGCACCGTGATACAACCGTTCCATTGGAGTCAACTTGAAATAGTCTTTGACGTACTTCAGCAGTCGCTCGTGGTCGATCATTTGGTCACGGTAAGATGAGTACACGATTTCCTCGAACTCACCTGTTGGATGGCCAGTGTAGAACCCTTCGGAGAACATGTACGAGATGTCATATTCCGGACTAGGCTTCAGGATAGGGTAACCGTCCACGTTGATGTAGGCAGAGTACTTCTTGAAGTCTTCAGGGTTCGTGGTGATGAAGTGACGAATACGGCTGGAACGCAGGTTGCCGTATAAGCGGGTGGCTTCTACCCGGTTAACGTCGATCACCTTGGCCTTGCGGTTACACAACGGTAGAACGTTCATGTCATGACGCAACAGGAAGGTCCAGATGTTGATCGGTCCATAACGAGCATCTTCCAATCCACCGTATTGCAGGGAGAACTGGTTGATGAACGGATAACGACCACGCATATCTGGAGTGATCACTGCGGTCAGGAAGTTCACCAGGTACGGATCGTAGATCTTTTCCGTTTTACCTGGGGGTGTGCCCGGTCGGTCGAACACGATGGTGTTCTCAGGGTTCCAGTAGAACTCGGACATGATGTACTGGGCAATAGTCGTCTTCCAACCGAACAGTTCCTTAGCGGTCTGCTCCAGGGTACCGCTGATCAGAGTACGACCGCCGTTCAAGGCGGAGTCACGATAGTAGACCTGACGACGCACAACACGGGATTCCAGAATAACGTCGTGCTGCTCAGTCATGATCCCCAGGAAAGTAAACTGGAACTCATACTTCTTGTTGGCAGTGACTTCACGGAACTCTGGTTGATCAGTGATCGCAAACAACCCGGCGTTACCATCAGCGATGTCCATAACGAAAACGTCGTGGATAGTCGGGACTCGGTCAAAGACTACTCGGGCTACGTACTTCTTTTCAGCCTCAGCTGTTTGAGGGTTGAAACTGAACGAGCCATTACCGTCATCCAGCAATAGTGGGAGTTTTTCAATACGTTCGTAGGACTGGTAAGTACCGACGCCTTCCAGAGTGAAAGGTTTAGGTTCTTCATCACGACCCAGCCACTGATGGTAGTACAGACAGATTCGAGGAGTACCGGTGTCTTGAGACAGGATAACTCGTTCAGGCTGGTAGGTACTTTCAACAATGGAGTGACGGTAGTTCTCACTGGTAATTCTGGGTGCTTCTGGTTCCGGCTGAACTGCATCGCCTAACGGCTTAATAGACCAACTCATAATCGTTATCCTGCGTTATGGGCCACAATGCCGAAGAGCCCTTGATAGACGTTAAACTGATGAGTGACACGACCGTGACCCAAATCAATGTTGTCAAGAATAGTTTGAACGTTATGCACCCACGGCCTAGGGAACTTGTTAAAGTCCACCCAACCGAAAACCGTACGGATGATTCCCCAGTAACCATCGTCATCCCAACCCACGTCTTCCCAGAGCTGTTTACTGTAGTCACGGATGGCGTAGTCAATGCATGCTACCAAATGGTAGGTCTGCTTGAGGTTAGGCTTGGTCAATAGAACCACAGTCCCGTCAGGATCCATACGGACGTCCTTAGGGGGAACAATCCGAGTGCCTGCAAACAGTCTGAACAGGAACGGAGTCTCGTGGTGCAGGAAAGCATAAGCATGACGACGCTTGATATACTCCACTGCTTTAGGACGCCACTTGAATTCAGGTAGCTCAAAGATATTTCCGATCACCTGTTCATCTGCATCCACCAGCTTCAGCTGAGCTTGTACCACTGGCTGGATCCACCACTCATAAGGAGTAGTCCAAGGATCGTGAGCAGGCAGCTTCAGGAAGTAAGGGCTCTGAATGAAGTCAATGGGCGGGTTGATCTCTCGACCCGATGTAACTTCAGGACCTGACGCCACCCCTTTGTTCTCAGTGAACCCCGGTTGAGGACGAGGGATGTACTCTTCCGGAATCTGTTCCTGATAAACGTTCAGCGGGTACTCAACTTCCCAACCCAAAAACGAGTTGAAGTAGAAGGTGTAACTGAACTCAACTTCGAACTGAGCGTAGACACTACCTTTCCGTGCTTTGGCAACAAAGGGGTCAGTAAAGGAGATCCCAATGTTGTTAGGCTTAAGCGGAACCACGATCTGCGGAAGATTACCGGCGATGTTGGTAACCTCGTGGAAGTTGAACTGAGCGTACTTACCGAACCACTCTTGGAACTCTGGCAGGGCAGGCTCGTTCTGTTTCAGCATGGTGTGGAGGATGTCTACAAACCGCACCAAGCCTTTGTTGAACAGCATGGAGACTGTAGGGGTGAAATTGAAGTCCACCACTTGGTTCTTACGCTGACGGTTGATCTTGCTTACGAAAGCTTTAGCCTGAGACTCGGTGTTAAAACGAGACACTACCTTTACCCGGATCTGTTTCCCCTCAAACGAAGGACAAATGATCAACGGGAGTTCCTTGTTCAGGAATACAGGACGTTCAACCATGTCACGACGCAGATCCCAGAACTCACTGTCCTCGACTTCTGCCTCGATAAAGATCTTGTTACGGAAAGTACCGTCGGTGAAGTGATCAGCCTGCGGTCCATCGGACTGGGCGTTACCAATCAACTTAACAACGTCATTACCACCGTTGTAATAAATGTTTGTTGCAGAACGTAACCCATAGAAATCCAAAACAGCAATAATGGAATCGTAAATAGCTGGGCGTAGAAAACTGTCATAGTTCTCTTCAGCCAGAACAGTCGTGTTCAGAGTGGACATCTCAACTCCTTAAACCAACGGTGGAGGGGATACCTCCACCGTTGGGTATGGCTAACGGTTGGTCGGTGGAACAACGTTATCCTTTTCGGAATCGAATCGAATAAAGACGTTGCCCTTGCCTTTGACTTCCAGAACCGCGACGCTACTGAACGTATCAGCGAACGTACGGAGAACCTTGGTCCCGGACAAGTCTTTCAAGGCGTAGGTTTCATCGCGCTGCTCTTGCAAGTAAGCAATGATCTGTTCCGCCACTTTCTGTGTAAGATTCCCTTTGGCCGTCACTACACCAGCTTCGACGTGGAAGATCTTCTGAGCCAGCAGCAGTGCGGTACGAGCAGGGTTCAGTGGGATACGGATCGGATCCTTGCAACGATCTTCAGTAGAGAAGACAGTCAGGGTCACAGCGCCTTGCCACATGTAGCTACTCGACGGGACGTCGATCAGGATGGTTCCTTTGGCGGGGGTGTCGTTAGCAACAAAGTCAACCCCCTTAACCCAATACAACCCGTAGTCGTCACTGAGGCGTTGCAAGACCTCTGTGAAGGTAGAACCGGACTTAGCGCGGATGTTCAGATGGGTGCTCTTCAAACGAGCACTCAGCTCGCTCTTAGGAACGTCCAGCCGTTCTTCCTTACCGTTGATCTCCGCGAGGATTACAAACGTACCGGGTTCACCTTGTTCGATTCCCAGAATGCTGGTAGCGTCTGGGATCTGGTTAAGGAAGTTCTTAACCAACGCCGGATGTAGTGTGTTCATTTGTCATCATCCTTCTCTTTGTCTTTCTTAGGACCGACGCTGATAAAGATGTGAGGAGTAATGCCGCGAATAGCTTTACGGATCCCCTTAGTCACCTTGTTGTGGTCCTGAGCTTTCTTCTTGACCGAAGCAACAGCGTCTTTGGCCTTGGAGATCTTGTCCTGTACAGCAGCCTTAGCAGCAGCGGCAGCGTCTTTATTGCTGTCGTCACCACTCACGCTTTCAGAAGCCTTCTTCAGGTCCGCCAGAGCGTCCTCAGCTGCTTTCTTTTCACTGTCGATATCTTTGGTCAGAGCACTGTTGGAACCCAGCAGACCAAGCAAGCCATCAATAACACCACCCGCACTGGAAGGACCCTCCAAACGTGCAACAATTTTCTCCATAGCACCGGACACGTCGATCTTCTTTGCCATCGCGATAATACCAGTCTTGGCATTGTCGTTGATCTTCGCGCCATCAGCACTACCCATTGACTGAATAGCCTTCTTGTTATCGTCAGCGTCGTTGGTGACATTATCGTCAGCATCTTCTTCGCTTTCGTCAAACAAGGCCTTGACGTTTTCCCACGTTTCCATCGCAGCTTTGTAAGCCACCTTACCCAGGTTCTTAACTGCGTCGAAGACAGGACCTTCACTCCCAGAGATGTTATCCATCTCCAGACCGTTAGCCCGAGTCACACCTTCGAAGTAGTAATAGTCCGGGGTAGTGGTTTTCTCAGCCAAGTAGTCTTCAATACCTTGCAGCATTGTCAGCGAGTGATCCGCAGCACAGCCGCACTTGCAACCTTCGTTAGAGGCGCATTCAAAGCCACCGATGTCAAAGGTTTCCAGCGGGTGTACAGTGTTGTAGTCCAGCGGGGCGTATTCCTCGATACCAGCCAGCATGCCGAAGCGAGCAGTGGTGAAGACGTCTACCAGAGACAGGATGCGGTCGAGGTATTCCAGTCGACGAGAGTCTGCCTGATAGATTTCATCGATCTGTTCAGGAAGCTCATCGCCGTCCAGCGCCTCGTACGGGTCCAAAATGCGTTTCGCCATCGCAATCAGGTTTTCAACACCATCCTGATTATTGGCAGTACCGGGCTTATTCCCCAGAGAGATGATGATCATCGACACATCACGAGGGGGGGTGTAATCGCCGTTCTCGATACGCTCTGCCAATTCGCACAAGAAATCGTTGAGGGACTTATTGACACCCATCTCCGATGAATCGTAGTAATCGAAATGACGGCAGACAACACCAACGATGTGGTTCAACTGGGTCGACAAATTCTCGCGAGTAATCGCTCCGATCCCATGCAACCTCAAGTATTGCAAGAACCGGGGGTTATCTTCCTCGCTGAATGTTGTTTTCCCGAGGCTGTTAGCCAGCATCCCGAGAAGACCTAACTTCTGATAAGGATTCATTCTACCTCCTGGACTTTAATAGAGACGCTACCTTTGAAGACAGCGGAGCGGCGAGCGTCCACGTGCAACCAGCCTTCAGTGGTGGTCAGGTCAACGTCAGCGCGGTACAACCCACCCAGACCGATGTACTGAACCCACAGGTTGAACTGCTTGGTTACGAGGTCAGCGCTTTCGTCTTCTGGATCCAGTGCTTCTACCGGACCTTCCTGAGTGGTAAGCGGAGTACCCAGGAAATTAATGATCTCAAAAGGGGTAGGCTCCGACCAGTCACGACGAACAATCCCAACGATGGACTGAGGATTACCCTCGAACAGTTCGTTCAAAGAAACCCGTTCAAACACAAACACCTCTTTAGGAGGGCCTGGAAGCACGTATTTGAAGAGATCTTCGTTAATAGCTACCTTGTTACCAAACTTGGGGTTAAAGCTCTCACATGCGATAGTAGAAAGCCCTGCCCCTATAAGCGAGGGAAGGTTTACCAGATTAAGCCGCATAGACCTTCTCCTTAGTTAACGGCCGCCTTGCACAGGTCGCCGATCGTGTTAAGCGCTCGATACAGTACGTTCTCGAAAGTACGAATATCATCGAGGCTGTTATTAATGATAGACGCGAAGACCTTGTGGACCCCATTACCGAGATCCTTGCTGTTCTTAAGGAAGGTCAAGGTATCAACCATTTCCTTCTCGAGCTTATGCAGGTCAACTGTCATCTTCTTCACTAGCGCCAAGTTAGCAGCGGTATCCTTACGGATTTCTTCCACAGTCGTAACTGTCGTCGTAAAGGTACTGATATGGAAATCAGTCCGACGATTACTGGTTGGGTGGTAAGCAATCTTGGTAGCACCAAAGCGGAAGTCATCCTGAGTGATGAACGTCGCCTTATCTTTGTTGGTGGGTGTACCGAACAGTGCACGCACCTTGCCCGAATAGGCAGTGGTAGCAGCAACCATCTCGCTGACTGGCTTACGGTCTTTAGCCATCTTCTCCAGCAAGTTCAAATGTTCGGTCAACAAAGTAGCGTAGCTGTTGGCATTGGTGATGCCTTTGGCAATACGCTTGTTGGTCTCACTCACCCAACCTAGGTCACCTGCTGGTTTACCGGGACCTGTTTTCGGGTAAATGTAGTAAGTGGCTTGTGGGTAATAAACCTCACCTGCCTTGACCCCCTTATCACGAAGACGGGAATCAACGTACTGCAACTTGTGGTCGATCTTCTTTTCTTTGGCGGAGAAGAAACTCCAGATCCATTTAAAGAAGTCCTTAACAATCTGGATGATCCGACCAGCACCGCGCTTCAGAGAACCCAGCAGACCCTCAGCACCGGTGACACTACCCAGCTCAGCGGAAACCAGAGCTTGCGAGTGGAGGATGTAGTTGTAGTACTTTTCAGTACCGCTTACCTGATCGTTCTCGGCAGAGAGTTCTGCCATTACCGGCTGTGCTTCAGCGGCTTCGAATTCTTCCCGGTCCTGATCAGAAATATCTTTCAGAGTCGGGGTAACGATATACCGTAAAGGAGCCACACTTTGTCCGTTCATGTGTGAGTTACCTATCGAGTGGATAATTAGCACATAGCATCAAAATGCAAATAGAAAGAAGACTAACCCGCCTGCCGGTTAGGGCAGGCGGGTTAGGTTCAACGCACCGATGGCAATCAGAAGTGAGCTTTAACAGCGCCCAGGATCTGGTTGGCCAGGTAGATGTACAGGCGGTCGACGGACGAAGTCAGACCAGAGGCCGACACGTAGATCGCTTTGCACAGCTCGATTGCTTTCTTCGCCTGATCACGCTTGCCGTCGCTTTCGCTGTGGTCGCCTTTGATCTGGACGTTCAGGGTGCCGATGACGCGGTCACGTTCAGCTTTCGAGAACTTGGCAGCAACTTTGCTGTCGCGCAGCTCGGCCACGTAATCGTGCACGCCTTTCAGAGTGCTTTGCAGCTGACCCTTGCTTGCCTTGAGCTCGGTTTCGCCCTTGGTGAACTTGCCGGCGTCGTCGGTTTTGCCGAAGGTCAGTTTGATCGAACGAGCAGCGGAAACAGCTTCAGCTTCGGTTTCGAACTTCTCGCTGAAAGCAGCGAAGACGCGGAAGCCAGCGTGAACCATCAGGACCGAAGTCTTGTCGGCAGTCTGGCTGACGTTTGGCTTACCAGCAGCCTTGGCCAGTTCCTTGATGTCGTCGGTCACTTTCTTGTAGGCAGTGCGGAACTGACCTACGTCGATGCCGTCCAGTTTCTTGCTCAGGTCCATGAAGGCTGGCAGGGAGCTGGAGATCAGGTCGAACACACCGGCGTGCAGGATGCCGTCGATGCCTTTCAGGCCAGCGTTGGCGTAGTCGCAACCGATGTTCCAGGCGCCCAGTTTAATGGTCGACTTCGGCGCTTTCTCGGCGATGGTGGTCGCGAGGGTTTTGGCTTGACGCTCCAGGCCGTCGGCGGTGGACTTCAGACCAACGAAGAAGTTGATCATGGAGTTGAAGATGCCCTTGATGAACTCGATCGCCTTGCTTGCGCCGGCCTTGATGGTGTCCATGAAGCCTTCGACACCAGCAACAGCGAACAGCTTGGCAGTGGCCAGGTCGTTCAGGGATTCAGCGCCGCACAGGTTGAAGTTGCGGCCACCCAGTTGGGCGTTCAGCTTAACGCAGCGGTTGTAGCGATCGGCGAACGCGATGCCGTTGAAGGTGGTAGCGCCAGTGCGCATCGATTCAACGCCGGCCACTTCTTCGGTCAGTTCTTGCAGAACTTCTTCGTGTTGTTCCAGGACTTCAGCAGCAGCTTCAGCTGCTTGTGCCGCTTGCTCAACAACAACCTGAGCTTCGGCGGTATCGGCGCGTGCTTCTTCGATGACGGCTTCGATGTTGCTGGTGTCGGTGTTACCGCCGCCCAGGTTGCCAGCGCCGGTATCGATGTTCTCGCCGCCAGTGTCGCCACCGTTCAGGCTTTCAGTACCAGATACCATCATCAGGTAGTCAAGATGGGATTTCGACATTTCGTGTATCCTTTTCGTTAACGAAAGAGAGGGTTGTTTATAAACAATTAAGCGAAGACCCCAAGCACACCATGAATGTACTTGTCGACATAGCCGACAACACGTGGAGTGAATCCGCTATAAAATGCGAGTGCGCCTTGATTGCCGCTCATGAGTTTCTCGCATTCACCAAGGATCGTTTTGCTGACCTTGTCCAACTGGCTCAGGTTGCCATCGACACCCTTGACCATATCAGCCCACGACTTGATGAAAGCCGTGTAACCGTCATAGGATTCCTTAACCTTCAAATGGAGTTCGTTAACCTTATCCAATTTGTTCATGACATCGGAGATTTCACTCTTCGACATCATCAAGGTTTTGGCCTCACCAGAAGGAGCATCGCCACCCATAGAGTACTTCGGGGTGCCCTCATCAGAGAAGATAAAGACACGGCCACCCGGAAGCACGTCCGACTTAACAGCTTTACCCATGTTGTTCCCCAACTTGAACTCAGGGTACTTCAACCCTTCGAACTCATCGATGATCGCATGGATCTGTTCAGCCTTGTTGGCAGACTTCAGCTTCTTCAGAGTAATGAGTTCCTTATCCAGAAAGTTCATTACGTCTTTGTTGTGCGCCACCCACAGCTCTAGCGCCTTGGCCAACACCTCCATGTCTTGAAGGATATGGCTGGCATCACCCGAGACTGTGATCAGGGACGCTTTAGCCGCAGGAACCTTGAGGTCTTTATCCGACGTCTTAGCAACGTCCTTCAGCACGTTCTTAATGAGTGTACCGTTTTCCGAGAAAGACTTACTCAGTTGGTTACCCGCAACAGTGAACCCTTTCAAGGCGATGTCGAGTGTCCCACCGCCTACCCATTTACCCGCAGCGAACAGCCCACGTCCTACAGCGTTCAACGCGCTGACTGCATTGTCCTTAACGTTCTGGAAGTCTTCGGTACCGGCCACCGCAATGAGACTACGACCGATACGGCCCAGCTCATCGTTAGACCGCGACAGTTCCAGATGCTGTTCAAGGCAAACAGCCAATTGAGTCTTGTTACCTGAACTCATGACTGTTCCCCCTTTACTCGGCGTTAACCTTGATGGAATTGTTGCAGATCTGGATCAGACCGTTAACGATCAGAGTCAGATAGTTAGCCACACCAACACGGATGGTCAACAGCTCCATCTGGTTATGACGGATCAACGCACCGAACCACTTGGCGATGTACATCCGAGTGGTCTCATCGATCTCAGCATCAACGATGCCTTTGATGATGTCGTTGAAGTCAGCATCACCGACCTTGAACTTCTCGCTCTTCTCGAACATAGACGACCAGTCCTTCAACAGAGCACGCAGCGACTTGACGATCGCTTTGATTTCACGGCTGGACAACGCTTTGATTTCAGTACCGACCTGGTCGTGGGTCTGAGGGGCGTTGTTCTCGAAACCAGTACGGTCGTTCTTGATGTGGAGGTCGATGAACTCACTGATCAAGTCGATGGTCTCGCAACGCTTCGGACGGTTCTTCAGACGAGTGTCGAAGAAGTACGCACCGCCCATCAGCTCTACCGACTGTTTACTGGTAACCAGCAGGCTTTCGTGAGCACGGTTCGGGTAGCTGCACTCTTTGAACGGGATGTCCGGGATGCTGATCGGCAGGATCTGCAAACGCTCCATTGCGCCTTCCTGAGTCAACGAAGTGAACCCACCGAAGTAACTCATCAGAGCATTCAGGGTTTGCTTGTTGTTCAGGTAGTAACCAGAGCTCAACGCCGAGATGGTGGAACTCAGCTTGCTCAGGTTACCCGTCCAGTCACCATTCACCTTGCCATTCACCTTGAACAGGTTGAACAGACGGAACTCCAGAATGAAGGAGTTGGTGCTGATGAAGTCAGGCTGACTGTTGATCTGAGTTTCCAGCAGATCCAGCGCCTTGTTCAGGTCTTCTTCGGACTGAGTGAAGATAACCCAAGTGTCGCGGAACGAAGCACCGATCTGGATCGCCACTTCCCGGGAGTCCTTGAAGAACTGAGTCAGGAAGTTCTCGCAGCCAGTCAGACGAGTGAACAGGAAGTTCTTTGGCAGCAGAGTGTGGCCCAGTGCCTCAGCACCCTGTACTTCGGCAAAGCCGGTTTCCAGAGGGATATCAACACCGGCACGAGCAAGACGCTCATCGACCAGTTCTACCAGCGCAGGACTGACTTCGAAGGGTTCTACTGCTTCCAGGAGCTTTTGGGCTTCCAGAACACGATCTGCGGAATTGTCGAGGGTGGTCTGGACTTCGTTCAGTGTAATGGTGTTACGGAGCGCGCCGAACAACTCGACGGACTTTGCTGTGTTAACTGCCGCCATCTGAGCCGACAGTGTATCTTGATCATTGTCCATAGTAGCTACCACCGCCGATAAGTTGAAGGAATCGAATAACGTGAGCCGGACCAATACCCGCCATCAGGTGGAAGAAGTCCGAGTCGTGAACCACATAGCCGTCTTCCAGCAGGGCCAGGTTACCCGACGTACGCTTCGAAGGACTGTACTGAGCCAAACGGGTCTTAACCACCGCCTTGGCTTTGTTCTCTTCGAAGTTGATCACGGTAATCAACGGCGTAGGAGACATCTTGCCGTTGATGAAATGGACAACATCTTTAACCAACGTTGCCAAAGGACCCGAGCCGCCGTTGTAGTTGGCTTCCATAAATTGTCTGAAACTACCACCCATCAGTCGCTTTGCTTCACGCATGGTTTCGATCGACAGATCACCGTTGATGACCAGATTGAAATCCAAGATACCGTCCTGACGCATCAGAGCGAAGTTCTTGAAGATGTTATCCAGTTCAGTATCGGAGAGTGCGTCGTTAACGAAACCATTGCCGAATGAACGATAATTAGCCATTGGCGCTCCGGTACATGTTGTCGATCTCAGCGATGCGCGCAGTCCCTTTCAGGATACGGTCCTGGTAGTCTTCGATCCGATCTTCCAGAGCAGCATCGTTGGTGCCGTTCTTCAGGTTGACCGCTTGGCTGATCTTCATCGCGAAGTGCTCGTTGTTCAGGCGGATCTGTTCGATCTCCTCAACGTGGTTCTTCATGCGATTCAACTTCCACCAGTATTTCGGGTTGAAGTTGTGGATACCCAGCGATTGACTGGCCAGCAGGGTTTTCATACCGCTGCCTTCCATTACGCCCATCGACGCTTCACTGATTTCTACTTCAGCGATGTTGTTCAGATCGGCGGTGATAGCCTTGGAGCCCTTCAGGAGCCACAGGAGGGTTCCTTTGTAGTACTCGAGAGTCTGGGTCAGGAAACGCAGGTCGAGCTTACTGGCAGTGCTGTCGACGTGCTGGTTGGCCTTGTTGTTCAGGCTGATCAGAACGTTGTAGACCAAGGTGGTGTATTTCAGCCACTGATCGATTTGCTCGATCGACATCAGGATGTTGGCCTGACGCAGGTTGATCAACTTACCGTCCCAGACGTTGTCCTTGTCTTTGCTGATCAACTTGTCCAGCGCAGCAGACAGATCGACAACAGTATTCAGAGCCGCTTCAACAGCCTTGTCGAAACTGATACCGCGGTAGCCGTTGTTGTTCAGACCGGTCACGATGCTCTTGGTGATCGCCCATTGACCGATCTGAGTATCGAGGTTGATCTTGTTAGCGCGCATCCGCTCCAGGTTACCCAGGAGATCAGAAGCGGTAACCTGAAGAACCGTAACCAGTTGGCTCAGTTCGCTTTTCTTGAACGTTTGTACGTTGCTGACGTAATCCGTGATTTTCATCAGATGCCCCCGTTGAGCAGTTTGACCAGACCTTCCAGGCTGCTAACAGCCGGCTCTTTCTTGGATTTGATTGCCAAGTCACGACGCGTGTAGATTTCAGGCATCATCTGACCGTTGGTGTAAAAGGTGAACGAGCCGCGGCCTTCATCAACTACGACGATGGTGTTGGCTTTAACAACCTTGAAGATGTCTTGACGCGACTTCGGGTTAGAGAAGTTCTTGCCAATCTGCATCTCGATTTGTTGCTTTTCATCTTCAGTGATGATGAAAGTGTTTGCCATGGTGTTCAGACTGATAACGCCAGTACGCACGGCTTCAACTTTGTTACGTACGTCACGAGCCTGAGACTCGGTGTAGTACTTGGTGTCATCGTTACGTAGCGCTTTGAAACGTTCACGGATGATGTCTTCACCGTCGAACCATTCCGGGTTGGTGATCTCGCCGTTGTTCTTCATGATCCAGCGCATCTTGAACCCGTCTTCGATCTTGGCAACACCGAAAGTGTTTTCCAGAGACTCAGTCGAAGCCGGAACAATGATCTGGCGGAAGGTTAGTGGCAGGTCAACCGACGTACCGTCTTTACCGAAGACAGTAGCGTTCACAACACGACCGATCGACAGTGGAACGTATTCTTGCAGTTCCTGGATGGTCTTGCCGTTAACAGTGAAAGAACCTTCACCCGGCTTTGGACGGTTCGGGTCAATGTTACCCGCAGCAAAGGACTCGATGCCGGCGATCAGCGACTGGAGACCCGCACGGTTTGGGTTAACACGGCCCAGGTAGGTGGAGATGTTCACACCGATCTGTTCAGCGTTACGGATAGCGAAGTGCGACAGGGTAGCAACGATGTCACGGATGTTGATCACTGTGATCAGATCCGGCATGTAATCCTGATGCAGCAGGTCGCCTTGGATCACGACCATTGGGGAGAGCAGAGTACGCCGGGCGTTCTGGCCAATCGAGGTAGTCGAGACCACATCGTATGTCTGTCGCATCACGTCAGCAACGTTGGTGGCTCCAGCGATGTCCTTATTATCCGGATACAGCTTTTTCATGATATCCAGAAAGAAAGAACCGACGTTCAGGATATCTCCAACCATGTGGTTTTGCGTGTTCATGTATTTTCACCTTTAATCATTGGGTATTGAAATGGCTGATGAAACGAATGACTCCCAGGATTTCTTCAACAAGACACCCGGGGTAAATTCTCCTGGGGAGCAACTGAACAACAGTAACTACCGCGAGTGGCTCAATACAGTCTATTCCGAAAACGGTGGACCTGGGTTCGACTCCGCTCTAATAAACAGTTTGCGGGGCATTAGAGTCTTAGGACCTGGCCATGCAATGGCTGCTATCCCCGACGACACCATAGGATTAATGTTCTGCACTCGACCGTCTTTAAACCTGTCGGACTCGAATGTTCAGCTACACAGTCAACTGGCCAACTTGGTCAGTCCTAGACCGAATAGTCCTGCTGCTTATATCAAAGGAATACTCGACCCTAAGTGGGGTGCTGCTAACAGTGGACTTAACCAAGTCTACGATCCGCTGTGCCCTTGGATCCCAGTTTTAACGAACTATTTGAAAGTAAGTTCGGGGTTCCCTGACTTGAGTTTGGGTACTGGTAAAAGTACTGCTGGGTTCAGGGGAGAGGTTTATGCGTATGTCGACGGAATCCTGAAAGTCAACTACGACTTCGAGATTCACCAGAGTTTCCACAACGTCAAGCCGGGCATTATCCCTGCTCTGTTCAACACTTGGGTTCACTACATTGAAGCAGTGACCCTCGGTGACGAAGGCATGGAACCGTACTGGAAACCGTTGGCCGGTAACTACAAAGATTACACCACACGTATTTACCACTTGATTATGAACAAGAACATGCGCAACATCGAGTGGATCTTCTGCTGTGGCGGGGGCTGGCCTACCACGTTCCCGTCTGGTGCTTACAGTACCATTGACCGGACACAGAACACTCTGCGTGGCCAGGGGCAAGATGAGTTCGAAGTGACTTATACTTGTCAGGGTTTCCGCTTTAACAACATCTCGATTGCTAAAGCCTTTAACGACAACACCTTGTACCGTAACCCCAACATGCACCCGTCGGTTAGAGGTCGGTACTACAAGAAATATTCGTTCCGGGAATACATGGCTGGCCAATACGGCATGTACCCTTGGATTAACTTACAGAACATGGAAATGGAATACTGGGGTGCTCTATGAATCTGAGTCAAGAAGAACTCGAACTGCTGGCCGCTAACCCCATGCGGGGTATTAACCTAGTGGTTAACGGGATTGAAGACGGCTACTTCAATGGTCTCAAGCAAATCAACAGTAAAGCTCACCCGGCAGTTCTGGCGTACACCCTGATCCTCGGTACAGCGAGCGGGTTCTTTAACCGTATCGCTGATGCGACCAGTGAACTGCACGCTAAGCACGCCCGCAACATCTCTCAGCTCAGTCGCAACATGAGTAGCCAGGAAACCTACGGCCTGTTCGCTGACGCCGCTACCAGCACCCTCATGCTGGCTCTGTCGGTGGAAACGTTTATGGGTCTGGCCCGTGACCGTACTGAGCAGCAGGGTCAACTGTCGGTTACGTATAAAGAGCTGCTGGTTCCGAAGGACACGATCATCCCTATCAACGGGTATGACTTCTCCATCATGAACGGGATCCGTATCCTGTACAACGAGCGAAGTGGTTGGAACATCATCTTCGATTCGGATACCAACAACCCGCTGAGTCCGATCAGTAGCAACCTTATCGAGCCGATGTTCAAACTCCAAAACGACGTGCAGTATTTGATGATGTACGTTCCTGTACTTCAGATGAGCTGCAAAGGCATTGAGAACATCACTGCCAACAGCGCGTCGGGTTGCTCGGGTACTTACAACTACACCGACCACTTGTACGGTATCCGTGCCTTCTTGGTAAACAGTACCGGGATGACAGAGATCGTGGTGGCGTTTGACCAAGCGGTCTTTGATCCGTTGACGGTTACTCTGGCTTGTGAGCTGGACACTGTTAACAAGCGGGTGAGCTTTGAGATCCCTGACGTTTACATCTCCAACGGTCTGGGTGTTGGTACGGTTCGTATCTACACCTACACCACCAAGGGCGCTCTGGTTAAAGACCTGAAGGACGTGTCTCCATCGAGCATCGTTCCGAACTATCAGGATTATCGTTATGGTCTCGGTAATCTGAACGAGTACTCTGCTCCTTTCCGTAATGCCAGTAACGTGGTATGGCAAGCGGTGGATAACGTCAAGGGTGGTCGTAGTCCAACGTCGTTCGTTGAAATGAAGCAGCGGGTTATCGACGGTCGGCAGATCCGTACACTGCCTATCACCGAGAAGAACGTGGAAGGTGTGGCCCTGAACAACGGCTACAGTTCGGTACTGGTAATCGACTACGTGACCGGTCGTCAGTTTGCATTGAGCGGTGAGTTACCGTATCAGTCGAACAAAGACTTCTTGGCTCCAATGAGTTGCTACGTTGGTAGTTACTTGGCGTCGATTGAAGACCTGTTGGGTAGTGGTGTGGCTAAGGACAACGGGGATCGTGTTACTGTCCCTCACAACGTCCTGTTCGACATCTCTCAGCCGACTTCGGTGCTGGTTAATAACTACACCAAGGAAGGTTACCTGAACCTCTCCTCCGAGCGTAAGGTTGACCTGCTGGCTAACAAGACGCTGGTCTACACCCCGTTCTATTACGTCTTGGACGTTACGGACGATCAGGTGTCTCTGCGTACCTACAACTTGGACACTCCACTGATCAACTACCAAACCTACGTACGGGATAACCCTGCATTGGGTCTGGGCGTTGGTGTTGGTAGCTTGTCTATTGCTCACCGAGAAGACGGCTACACCATTTACCTGACTACCAAGTCGGACAATGCATACAAGCAGTTGATCAACGAGCAGTTGGGCATCCAGTTATCTATCTCTCCTCCTGAAACCAGTCAGACCGCTAACTTGGCAGGTAAGTTGATTTCGGTTAACAGCAGCGGGGAGCGTAACTGGGAGTTCTACCTCGACAGTCGTTTCGATGTGGATTTGAATGATCTGTTGTACTTCAACAACTTTAACCAGTTCGGTTCTCAGCAGGACAAGGTGCGTAGTGCTCTGGCAACAGACATGACATTCATCTTCTGCGTTGAGGGTGACCAAGACCTCACTCGCTCGCTGCTGGATCCGAAGATCGATGGTTCCATCTTCCCTGAAGAGATGGTGGGTATCCTCGAGACCACGTACAACGTAACCTTCGGCAAACACCTGAAGAACATGTACAGCCGCATCCGTCCATTGGTCGGTGAAGCTCAGTACAAGCGTTACTCGGTGGATGTTCCTGCTACTTACGAGGAAACCAAGTACGTTCGGGTTAATGGTCAGTTGCAGTTCGATGACGCGGGTGATCCAATCGTTGAGTACCGCAAAGGCGATATCATGTATGGGGCTGATGGCATTACCCCTACACTGAAGTACCGGGCGGGTATTGACGTGGTGTACGAGAACGGCTTGCCGGTAGAGCTGGAGCCTCGGAAGAAGAAATACCATTGGGACTTCGTAGCCTTCGATGGGAACTACTTCTTCAGTAAGGACGAATACGATATCCAGTTTGCAGCGGATACCAAACGTTACTTCACTAACACCATCATCGGTGACATGGAGCGTCTGTCGTCTGAGACGATCAACCAGACCAACCTGTTCTTCCAGCCGAGAAGTAAGCTGGGTTATCAGCAAGTGGTGATCAACAGTAACTATGAAGGGGTACTCCGTCAGGATCTGTCCTTTGTGGTCACTTACTACTTGACTGAGTCGGGGATGCGTAACGCTGCACTTAAAGCTACATTGGCCGCCAGTGATCCTAAGCAGTTGAACTTGGGGCTGTACAACAAGACTACTATCTCCACTGAAGCGCTCCAAGCTCAAGTCAGCTCGGTAAACATCAGTGAGGAAGTGGTGGCGGTTAAGTTGAGCGCTATGGCGGGTGACAGTACTGTGGACGTTATCAGTAACCTGGATAACCTCACAGGCTTCAGTATCCGTAAACGTCTGGAGTTGACCAGTGATGGACTGCTGGGGGTTAAGGAGTCGGTTGATACCATCTTCCAACCACACGACATCCGGATGCGTTCGATCGTTTGATGTAACACACATACTACCCTACCCAGCCTTACGGGCTGGGTAGGGTAGCTGTTTAAGGTGTTAGCCCAGATCTACTTCGCTGAGGTAATCAGAGAACAGACCGATCATTTCAATCATCCCGATCAGTTGCTCTGCACGGTAGTCCACATCACCCAGACGCATGTCCTGAGAGACGAGGGTGTCCAGGAGACATTCTTTCAAATGGTCCTGAGACTTACGGATAACTTCACCGTAATCTACCATCAGCAGGTAGTCGCCGTTCTCGACGCGATAGCTGTCACGACCGATGTCCTTCCATGTCTTGACGGTACCGTTCTGCAACGAGTCGCTGTCCGGATACCACAGGTCCTGCACGAAGTCAGCGAACTTAGCCGGCTCCTTACGGAAACTGTTGTACTTGTCGATCGCTTCCTGGTTGTTGATACCCAGGTTGTTGATCTGAGCGTAGATCTCGTTGACCTTGAGGATGATCTCCGGGAAGGCTTTGGCCATGAACTCGAGAGTCTTAGGCACTTCCAGCAACAGAGACGTTTCACCGGTCAAAGGCGAGTTCAGGATGACACTGCCGTTACGATCAGGGAACTCACCTGACAGCTCGGTCTTGAGGCGGTTGGCTTCAGCAGGCAACCACAGCTTATCAACGATGCTGTAAGCCTCGGTGATCTCAACAGGACCTTCCAGCTTCTTGGTGACCGCTACACCGATCTCCTTGAGGCTTACCAGTTCAGCCATTGCATTGGCTTTAAATTCACGCAGTTCAGGACTCATATCGTTCTTCCCATCCCAGTTTCTTTAACAAGGTTGTTGTAAATAGTTTTGAGGTTCCCGATATCCTTATCGATAATCTCCTGGGAGGTACCCCCGAACTTCTCCATGAAGGTCTTGGCGTCCGCCTCGTCAATGAACTCGAACTTGACAGCCGGTGTACCGTCAGGACCCATCATCGGGTTGTGACCTTGCTGCTTGGCTTCGAGGTTCAGTTCACGCAGCTTCTGAAGGTCATCCAGCAGAGCGTGGTAGAACCACAGGTAACCCCGGGCATGCCAACGGACCAGGTTGTCGATCTGACGGCCGACCATCGACAGCTGACGAGTCACCAACTGACAGAACTGGGTGTAGTTACGTACAGCCAGCGCTACCGCTTGGTATTCAGCCACGATCATAGGTGCATTGTAGTAATCACCCATGGCCTTGATCTTGTCAGCATCGCTCTTGTCAATGGCGGTACCCAACTGCCTCAGGTTGATACCTGACATGTCGATGGAGTTATCCGCAACATTGGCGTAGTGAGCGTTCAGACCTTGGATAGTGGTCATCAGCTGAGTCGCGTTACCTTGGCTGAGTTTCACCGATTCCAATTGAACCATTTGGTCCAAGCGCTTACGAACGTCAGCAAAGCCGTTGGTCAGCTCATCGTTGCTGAAGGTCACCTTGTACAGCGAGCCCAGCAGTTCAGCCACAAGTGGGACCACAGTGGCGCTGGAGACAGCCAGAGTGGTTTCAGCGCAGCCTTTCAGGATACGGGCTACTTCAGGAGACTGAGCGAAGTCAACACCCTCACCTTTGACCCGACGTACACGAGTCTTTTGGTACTCTTCTTGAATCATGCGTTTGAAGTCATTGAAAGACTTGACCGCTTTGTTCGAGCTTTTGGTCAGCTCAGCAATGGTCTGCTGGAACAGCGGTATCGACGCACCCAGACCTTCGATCGCTTCCTTGTCGGATTCGAACTTGGTCTTCATGACCGTCAACTGACCCACTCGGTCAATACCGTTAGGCAGAGTACCTATGAACTTCTCCAGAGTGTAGTTACCACCCGGGAAGCCCAGACCGTTCAAGGTTTGCTCGAACTCAGTCTTCAGGTTACCCAGCTTACTGTCGATCGCCTTTTCGATCCGCTCACTCTTACGGAAACCGAAGATCCCCTTAACAGTGTTGGCCACCCAGTCGATGGCCATACGGATGTACTTGATGATGTTTTCGATGAAGCTTTGGAAGCCTTCATACAACACCGAGAAGAAACCCTCAGCACCCAAGAGTGCATTACGCTCAGAAGCGTGAGAGTCCATCTGGGTATACGACTCGATACCCAAGATGCTGGCCAGCTTACGGTCCAGACGGTTCAGGGAGAACGACTCGGTACCCTGAACCATGAAGTCTGCTTTATCTTGATCCGTTTCGGCGTAGAACTCATCCAGATCGACCAGCTGTCCACCTTCACCTGGTTTCCACTGATCGACCGGGTCGCTCTTTTGCAGGTACGCGTTCAGAGGACTGTTATTCATGGTGACCTACCAGTTCTTTGTAGAGATAGCCAACCAGATCGGTGAACAGATCGTTGTCGGTCGCTACGAACTTGGAAGGAACCACGTTGCCTTCAGCGTTGTGGGTTTCAACGTCGAACACGACTTCGTACAAGTTACTCGACGCCAAGGTACCGGTACGGCACAGTTCCTTGTGCATCTCCGCCAGACGGTTCTTGGCCGACTCGAGGATGAAGCGGGCGTTGATTGGGAACACCGAGTTCCAGGTATCCATCTGTTCCCAGATGGTTTCTTCGGCGTTGTTACCGAAATGGAAGGTGTTGTTCATCTTGCAGTTGTACTGGATCAGTGCACGGATGAACGCTTCTTCGGTCGCCTTGGTCTGATTCTTGTTGCAGGTGATGCCGTGGTCGACCAGATAACCACGGAAAGCGATAACTCGTTTAAGATGAGACATGGGTCAAACTCCTTTCAGACGTTCAGCCAGAACAGTCATTTCATTGTTGTTGAGCGCTTGAGTGTAGTGTTCGATTTCACGGAGCTTAAAGTCACTCCCTGAGAACACCCAGCCCATAGCACGGTAAATAACAGTGTTGTCGAACCAAGTACGGTTCTGTTCAAGAACCTTCAGCAGTTGACCAATCTCAGCGGACAGCTTGCTCTTTTCAGGAGCTGGCATGCCCTTGCATTCCTTCAGCTTGGCGATCAACTGACGGACAGCGTCTTCCAGACGACGAGCATCCGAGTTGTACACACCAGAATAAGAAGGAGCAAAGTAGTTCAACGTGAAACTGAGCGTGAAGCCAATGGCCATTGCACCAATCAGAACAGGTGCGCTTACAACCCCGCCCAACAGAAGTGGTGGCAATGCAGCAGCATAAGCTAACCAGATCCCTGCCATGGTACTCATGAGTAAGTTGCTCATGAACGACGCGATAACACCACGGGAAGTGAGAACACCGACAGCCGCCACGATACCCTTGCTGCAACCCATACGGATGGCGTACATGTCAGCAGCGACCTCTGAGGTCATCTCAGCTACACCTACCGAGAGGGCACGCTGGTTGTTACGCTGAGCGGTCATCTTGGTGTAGTACATCAAGAAGGATTCGTCGTTAGCCTGTTTAGCGAACTCGATCAGCTCATCAGCTTTAGGTGTCTTGAGACCCAGCAGTGTAGCCGAATCTTTCAGCACTACCACACGGTCCTCGTCACGCTTGCAGTTACGGTACGCAGCAATGGAGGCTTGAGCAACGATGTTGTCACTGAACGCTGTTGCCATCATCATGCACCCGCTGAACGCATGACCCATTTCATGTACAATACCACCAGCCAACAAATCTTCAGTGGTTACTTTCCACTTCTCGGTTTCTTTAACCCCGAAGTATTCACTGACGTTAACGTTGATCCCCAGCTCCAGAGGAATGGTGCAGAACGAACCTGCTACCTTCCCCGTCTTGTAGTCCACAGACCCTTTAAAGATCTTGTCCTTGTTCTGGGTGAACCAGCGGTAGATAGTGGTATCGGTGCTGTCCAGCCAGTACTCAACACCTTTGATGTTGATAACGTGACCAGGGGAGAAGTAACCGGTGTCCATGTAGAGGTTGTTATCCTCCATGAACTTGACGTTGATGTTCTCGAAACCAGTATAGTCTTTCAGAACTTTAAGCAGGGGTTCCTGTACAGTCTTCTGGAGCACCGGGACCTTGGTTGCGTAGCTGAGGTGCTCTTTAAGGATGCTTACCAATGTTACGTAAAACGAATCGTTCTGGAAGTTCATAAACTCCAGACCAGCCACTTGTTCTTTGCGAACAAGAAAATCCATGTCGATCATGAAAGATGCTCCAGAGTAAAAAGTGACTCAGATGGCTATCATTATAGCGTCCAAGTAGGCATAAAATGCGGAACTAGGAAATGACCGAGAACACTTCACCAATCATCGCCAAGGTTTGTAAAAACGCCACTTACTCAGTAAGTAAGGCGTCTAGAGACGACCTGACCTGTGTCAAGATTACCAACATTCACGAAGATCAGACTCGTAGCGATTCTTTCATTGCAATCAAGAATTACAAGCAGCCGGTGTGGATCGTAAAACCAGAGCGCCGGAAGTTCGAGCAACATAAAGATTACATCGAACAGAGTGCGGTTCGGGAGTACAGACTTCCTCGTTGCCAGATCGCATCGATGGTTAAGAAACAGATCTACGGGGCTTTGGATTACAAAGCAAACATTCGTGATGTGTCGAACAACCAGTTTGTATTTGGTTTGGACCAGACCCCACCTGTTCACGTTAAATATGCGTTCTTTAAGAAGTACGGGGAATACCAAGAGAAGGAACCTTACTCTGTAGCATCGTTCGACGTTGAAGCGGACATGGAGTGGGAGGATGACGCAACCCGCCCTATGATCATGGCCGCTTTGACCATGAAGCATCGGGTGTACTTCGCAGGGGTTCGTGGGTTCTACAAGGAAGCGGATGGACGACAGCCTAGTGATGAAGAAATCATTGCACGGTTACGAGAATCCGAAGACAAGTATTTAGCGAAACACAAGATCGAACGTAAGGTTGCTGAAATCGTTTATGAGCTCTTTGACACTCCGGGTCAAGTAGCTAAAGCGATGCTGGACAAGTTCCACGAGTGGGGTCCTGACTGGATCACTAGCTGGAACGCTGAATACGACATGAAGGCAATGGAACGTGCGTTGGCTAACGAGGGTTATAACCTCGATGATGCTTACTGCGATCCATCTATTCCTCAGGAGTTCCGTTTCTACAAACTGGACTTGGGTCGGACTCACAAGATTAAGGAAGACGGTAGCAGTAGCCCGCTGGACCCTCAAGAGAAGTGGCCAACGGTTCGCTGCATGGCGAAGTGGAAGTGGGTCGACTACATGTCCTTCTTCTGTATCAAACGTCAGCCTGTGGATGGCAAGCAGCCTGATACGTCACTGGAAGGTTGTGCCAAAGCTGTAGGGGTGAGTGGTAAGCTGTACACCGAAGAAGGCGCTCACTTGTTGCCGGGCTCTCCTCAGTGGCACCGTTACATGCAGAAGAAGTATCCGTATCTGTACTCCAGTTATTGCATCTGCGACAACTGGGTTATTGAATACATCAACGATAAGACAAATGACTTGACACTGTCGTTGGGGATGTTGCTCAAGTACTCTGAGTTCTTTAACTACTCATCTCAGCCTAAGGTTATTTCTGACACGATTAGCTTCGTAGCTCGGGATAATGGCTTTGTGTGGGGCAGTACTCCGAGCAAACGTGACACAAGCTTCACAGAACAGCTTCCTACGCTTAAGAACTGGATTGCCCTCCTCGACACTGAGAAGAACGCTAGCGTTGGTTATGCGATCTTTGAGGGGCTTCTGGACGTTATCAGTCAGGGTCGTCGGATGAACGATGACATCGACGTTGAGGGCGCTTATCCTCACGGTGGTTTGGCAGGTAACGTGAGTAACCGTACGACTCAAGTTGAGACTGTGGTTATTCAAGGGGCGGATGCTAACAAGTTCCGTGAGATCGGTGTTAACTTTGCAAGTAGTGCTGAGGCTAACGCTATTGGTCTGTGTAACTCGTTGTTCGGGTTCCCAGAAGCTGACAAGATTCAAGAAGTGTTTGAACGCATCATGAAAGAACAAGGCAAGGAAGAATTGCTGGTAGATATCAAAGCCGGTAAGAAACCTCGCAAGAAGTTCACCAACCAAGAGTTCTTCAACGAAGCAGCATAAGCAGCCATAACCCCTACCCCGGCCGAAAGGCTCGGGGTAGGGGTACAGGTTGCAACTTAGTAGCCGAAAGCCTTGTTACCGGTTTTCAGCAACTGACGGCTGGAGCCCAGCAGTTCTTTGGTCACTTGGGCCAAAGAGGTAACCGAACTCAGCAGACGTTTGAGGTCTTGAACACTACTCTTGAGAGTAGACTCCTCACCGGCTTCCAGCTTGGCGATTTCAGCCTTGATGGAGGTCTCGCCCTCTTTCAGCGATGTGTGCGCACGGCTTGCCGCTTCAATGGATTGCGAGGTGTACGTGTAGCAGTCCTTCAGGTTAGCCGGAGTGGTTTCGCTACTGGCCTTTTGGAACTTGGCAAGGACACCAGCGATTTCACCTTTCTCAGACTTCAGCTTGGCGCCGTAGACCCTTTCGATCGAAGCAGCGTTGACACCTTCGCCTTTGTCGATAACAGCGTCGACAGCCTTCTCGGTCGCAACCAGGACACGAACCATGTCGTCGACACGTTTCTTCATGGCGGTAGTCGAGCGCTTGTTCAGCTTCGGAAGTTCACGACCGATCATGAGAACGGCAGCTTTCTTCTTGGCTTGATCGCCCTTCATCGCTTCGTCCGCTTCTTTCAGGATCTGATCCAGAGCAGACTTGTTGGTGTCAGGTTCGTGGCTCAGAGCCAGAATCACTTTGCGCATGTTGGTCAGCGCTTCAGTGGTTTCTTTCTCGTTGCTACCGCCGGACTCGATGACCTTGAGGGCGTCTTCAGCAGCCTTGACCTCTTCCTTGGCCTCAGCTACCAGCTTCGGTGCGTCACGCTTGAAGAAGAAGTCCCAGAGGTTGGTGAACATCTTCTTGACGTAGGCAACAGCGGCTTTGAAACCTTCACCGGCTTTCGCCAAGAAGCCTTCCTGACCAACCTGGTTCTTGCGGATGTAACCGTTGGCAGCCAGAACCGAACCCAGGTAAACCTGTGCGTTGGTCAAGCTTTCGGTACCCGCCACCTGGTCGAGGGAGTCGCTGACGCCGTCGAGGATGGTTTCGATGTGTTCCGGAGCAGGGATAGCCACTTCCATGCTCAGTTCGTCTTCGCTCATTACTTCGTCCATCGAGGACTCCTTAAACGCCGAACACTTTGCCGGTGGCAGTGTTGACAGATTTCATATGGGAAAGGGTACGCTTCAGGAGAGCGGAGTAGCGAGCAGCCGACTTAACGAAAAGCTGTAGAGCTTTCAGGTTGTCGTCGCCTTGCTTCTTCTGTTCGTCGCTGGCGGAGTTGTTGCCATCCAGAGTGGACAGGGTGTCGATCATGCCCTGAACGCGGGATTCGGTACCGCCGGAGGCTTCCAGAGCGCGGCTGATGATCTCGACGTGAGACTTCAGTGCACCGAGGGTGTCTTCAGCAGCCTTCAGGTCAGCCAGATCGCGAATACCTTTCAGGGTGGTGATCAGGGACTGAGTACCCGACACGCCGCCTTTCACGCCCGATGCCCAAGCGGTGTAACCTGCTTCGCCGGACTTCTTGGCTTCGGTTTCGACTTCTTCAGCCAGCTTGACTTCGGCTTCCAGCGATTCAACCAGTTGGTTGATCTTGACGACCAGACCTTGCTGAGCCTTGGTGTTCTTCTTCGCCACGTCTTTCGACACGGTGTTCAGTTCAGCGATGGTGCTCGCCTTACTGATGTGTTCAACCAGCTCTTTCGAGTCGGAACCAGCGGCGCTCTTCAGGCCGGATTTGACTTTCTCGACGTTGGCGAGGTCGGCAGCGGTACCAGCAACAGCTTCCTTAACAGCCTTGGCTTCTTCCGGACCTTGCTTCTTGAAGAAGAAGCCCCAGATTTCCTTGACCATCTTCTTGATGTAAGCGATGGCTTTGGAAGCACCTTCTTTCACGTTGGCGAAGAAGCCTTCAGCACCGGAGACCGAGTCGGTGTAGCTCAGCTGGCCAGACGCGTTCAGAACGCCGTGGAAGTACAGTTGAGCGGTGGTCAGACCTTCGGTACCAGCAACGGCATTGACAGTGTCACCGAGGGCTTGGAAGACCAGCTCGATGTGGCTGGATTCAGGTGCGACGAACTCTTCGTTCTCGTCGATAACGATATCGTCTTGCATTGCGTTTTCCTGACTCATGATGGAATCCTTAAACGTTCTGAAGCTGGTTGAAATAAGTGGTGATGTTTTCCGAGCCTTTCTCGCTGAAACCCGAGACGAACAAGTTAACGTCGATCAGGGTGTTCAGTTTGTAGCGGATGTTCCAGTTCAACGCAATGCGGGTCAGGAACGACATGTACGTGGTGTACTTGCGAACCTTGTCTTTGTCGTACGACTCGGGCAAGCCGGCCATATGACGAAGCAGTTTACCCGTGTTGATCGAGGCAGCGTTTTCACGCAGCTGGGTCAGCAGGTAGTCAGTGAAGACCACATACTTGTCGAAGTCCAGCTCCAAGCTACCCAGAACGGTATTGATGAAACCGCCCTGCTCGTTAGCCCGATCTTCTTTATCGACAAAGCCAACTTCGCCGATGGTGTGACCGAGGTGCTTTTCAACACGGCTGATCAGGATGTCGGTCACTGCGGTCGCCTTGGCGTTCAGCAGCTTACCAACACCGATCTGTGTGGGGATAACAATACCCGGAAGACGTGCAGTCTCCGCTTTAACTACTGGGGCGGTTTCAACAACCTCCACAGCAGGCAGTTGCTCGCCGGATAGTTTCTCAACTACCGGTGCAACGTAATCTTCGCGTTTGCTCATGAAAGGGGCCCCTTCCTGAATAGAAAATAAAGTGCTACATGGGTGTACACCATAAAATACCCAGACCTCCCCAAAGGGAGGCCTGAGATATAAGCTTATTGGTTCTTGCCTCCCATTTCTGTATTGGCAAGTTTCCATGCTTCAGCAAGTTGCTCATCTTCAATAGGCATGTTGGGATTGGAAGTGTCCTTGAACTGACCCTTCTTGAGCCGCTCAGCTTCCTTCCTTTTCTCCTCATCCCATTTAGCGCGATCAGCTTTGCCTTTAGCACTGCCTTTAAGGATTCGCTTAACCATAAAGGCAGGTGTGTTCAGGTATTCCGTCAACGTCATGAACTCGTGCAGCTTATGGAAATGATACTGTTCCATCACGTATTCCATTGACCAAGGATGATTGTACTCATTCTCGGCCTCGTAATAGAGAGCACCATGACCGGGTCGAATTCGCTTGACGTCGATATAACCCATATTCATGTCGTATAACAGATCTTTGTTCAAGGCAAGCTGTTCAGTCGTGAAGATAGACTGATCGATGTCCGCTAAGTTAGCGAACGCTTGCCTGTACTGATCGTTATGGAAAGCCTCCCCCGTGATTAAGAGCGGGCTGCGAGCTCGACTCGCTGTTTCGCTTCCGCTTGACGCACCAACATGAACTGGGTATGGGTAAAAAAAGTCATGAACACATCGATCGGGGTGTAGCCCAAGTTGCGAGCTTGACCGTTCACTTCTTCAGCACCCTTGCCACATTTCGGGCACTTGCAGTTACGCAGACCGATAAAGGTCTTGGTCATGTACGGACCAACGGTGTACGCGAACCGGGTAACTTGGTTGTCGAGGTAAGGGTCTACCTTCAACACGCCACGCAGGCCTTTGTTGAACTCGAGCTGGTCAGAGTCACGACGCTTGAAGATCTTCGGCTCGCCTTCGGTACCCGGTTCAGGCAGCAGAGCGAACTCTTTAACCCAATGCAGGAACTCGCAACCACCAACACCGCTCAGGATGATACCGATCTGAGCTTCCAGAGCAGCCTGGTCGGTCAGGGTGCTACGTGCACTGGCGATCTGCGGATCCACCTGAGTAACCATGTAGTCCAGCGCAGCGAAGGCCTCAGCCAACGAAGTCGAACCCATGGTCAGACGAATGGTCTGCTTCTCGTTGTACAGGTAGTTATCTTCGATGCCGTAGGTGGCATTGTCGATCAAGTCCAGAACCTGACGGATGTTGTAGCGAGCAGTACCGTTGAAGATGTTACCCAGAACAGCCAGCTCTTGTTCGGTATGAGCTACCGGACGAGCGCGAACCAGCAGCGCAGGGTTGATCTTCTCGTACGAGCTCCAGTCACAGCCCATGTTGAAGCAACGCAGGTCCATGTTGGCTTCATCGTCTTCGAAGGACGCCAGCAGCGCAGCCAGGATAACTTCCATGTCACGGAAACGGATAACCCGAGCCAGATCGTTGAAGTCAGCAACGCCGTCAACACTGGAGCTGGTGATATAAGGAACCAGCCAGTTCCAGACAGCACGGTAACCGGCAATGGTCGACAACACCAGAGAGTTACCGCCGACGGTACGAACGTAACCACGAATGGTCGCGTTGATCTCGTTGATCATGATCGCCGCATCGGTCTTGTGACCACGGGAGAACTGGAACTTACAGAAGCTGTTACGCAGACCTACCGAGTACAGGTACGGACTGGAGTTACCGCGGGAAGCGCCACGCTCCATCTCTTCAGACAGACTGTTGGGCTTAGCCGTAGCACTCGGGATCATGCCGGTGATGTCACCCACCACGATCGTGTCAGAGGCCTTGTAGACGTTGGAAACATCTTCCAGCATCATGCGGGTCTTGACCATGATCGGGTCCGACGTGTTCTGGAGGTAGCGGTACATATCCGCCGCACGCGCTTCCATCTCGTCGTAAGTAACGCCCGGGAAGTTGTCATCACAGTACTGTTTCCATTCAGCCATGGCAGCGTTGAGCATGCTCTGGTTGATACGGTTGCCTTTGGAAGCGTTACGGATGCTGCTGATCGAGAACCAGATGGAAACCAGTTCCTGAACAGCAGTGTAGTCTTCCTTACTGTTACCGATGTACACCGTGGTGAAGCCCTGACCACGAGTGACGTCGCTGTCTTCCAGCTTACCTACCGATTCAGGCAGAGAGTTTACCGGAACCTTCAGTGGGGTGTTCTCGGGGGTGTGGGTATCGCCGTAACTGAAGACCTTGGGTGCCGGAGGAATGGCGCTTGCTACAGCGCTGGCCAGAGCGGACTGTTCCGTGGGTTCGGTCGGTTTGTTTTCGTCAGCCATTATTGAGCGTCCTTGATACGTTGTTCGGTAATAGGGTCTTGCGGGATATCTTTAACCGGCTCGACGTCAGGATGCTCGTCCGGCTTGATGTTGCTGGTGTCAACGGAGACAACAACGTCTTCACCATTCTCGTTCATGAGATCCTGAGTCATCAGGACCATGTCGGCGATCTCTTTGGCGCTGACGCCTTCAGTGGTCACGTACAGAGGACCGACCTGCTTGATACGCTCTTCGTGGAGACCACGGGTGTATTCGAAGACGTCCATACCGGTTGGCAGGTGTTCGGTGATGTAGCGGTTGATTTCCTGTTCCTTACGCTTGAGCATCTCGTAAGTAGGAATGTGCTGGATAACCATCAGGTCACGCAGTACGTCGGCCATGTCGATAACCAGTTCGATGTAATCTTCTGGCAGTTTCTTGGCTTGGTCCAGCAGAACCACGGCATCAACGTTTTCTACAAAGCGAACAACGGAACGCTCGTAGCCCTCGATACGCTCGGCGTTCTCAGGAGTGATCTGGAAGCGGCTTTCGTTCTCAGCCAGCAGCATGTACACCGCGATACCGCCGTGCATCTTGATCACTTGGCCCATGGTTTCCTGAATACCTTTCAGGAAGTCCAGACGGTCGATCCCTACTTCAGGAATCTCGCCTTTGGCCAGTTTGGACTTGATGTGAGTGGCGCCGCTTTTGACGTCGTTGATCAGGTCGTAGATGCTGACGCGTTTGTCGTGGAAGCCACCGGCGCTACGTTGACCGAAGACACTGCTCTGCGATGATTTAACCCGAACCTTCGCTTTCGTCTTCTTGCGAGTGTCTTTTTTGGCTTTCATGCTTTGTTTTTTAGTTGCCATGATGCTATAGCTTCCTTGAATTAAACAGAGGGTTAATCGATGCTTATCGATGTCGAAGAATCAGTAGACTTGAACGAGGAAGGTAACCTCGCCGACACTATGGTCGGTGGGATGTGGTTTACGTTCCGCAGCGCTATCCCGCCTCTACAGGCTAAAATATTGGATAACGCGTTTAATTTAATTATGCTGTCGGATGAGAACTCGGTTCTCCCTAGCCAGATTGCTGACGTGCTTGCTAACACTGACCTGGACATGCCGGTCAAGAAGCAGGCTGTCTTTGTAATGTTGACAGTCAATACAATTAATCTGCTGACTGAAATGGGAGTTACCCTCAATCAAGACGTGGTTGGTGAGGACAAGCTCAAGGAGTTGAGCAAACTGCTGGACTTCTTCTTGAGTCTCCAAGACTATCAAGATCTCATCGGGCTGAAGTCCCTTTTAGAATGCATGGACATTCCGCCGGTCAATCGTCTCCTTCAGGCTATGCAGAAGTTATGGGGTGAAGATGAGGATCTGTCGGAATACGAGTGCATGATCGAAGACATTTCCGAAGTAACGTTGAAAGCTATTAAGGATACTCTCTTCAGTCCCGAGGAGATGGCCAACACTCCAGATAACATTGTTAACCGGGTGATAGCTAACAAAGCGTTTCTGGAAGGCACTAAGGCGTACGACCACTTGATTAACAACGGTCAGGCTGGTGGCACTATGCCAACGTACCTAAACTTCTTTAAAGACTACCTAGAGGAGCTCCTAGCGGTTAATACCGTGGAAGCTAACCTTGCGTACGCCAAGGAAGTGTTGTGTTTCTACCTTATCTCCGAGATCAACGACCATTGGCTGAAAGAGAAGGTCTCTCAGTATCTGTACAGTGTGATTGAAGACATTACCTCGATCACCAGAATAGAAGAAATGATTGAAGGGGTAATCATCAGTGAATAAGCTCGAATACCTCAAGCACTTTATTACCAATGACGGTTACGACAGCAAGGGCAGTATCCAGTCCCTGATCACTATTCAGTTCGAAGACCCTGATTCGTCTGAACTGTTCAAACTGGAACCTCATGCGGTCTATATCGAGAAAGGTTATCACTGGACCCTTATCGATGGCATGCCTGTTCGGGTTGAAGGGGGTAACGTCAATGAACCTCTCTTCTACATGGATGAGTTGCTAGAACTGCCGGGTGACTTCCACCCTATCCTGAAAGGTAAACCGGTTAAGACCACCTTCGGGTTGTTCATCTTCAACATCATCCTGATCTGGGAGCCGTTCAAGGGTACTGTTGAATACGTTAACCGTGAGTTTACCAAAGGGTTCTTTGAAGACCTCTTCCGGGAGATCATGGTTGACAACCCTAAACAGGGTGAAACAGTTCCTCAGGGCAAAGCCTCTGTGGATGAATGTCTCATGTTCACCCACAACTGTAACTTCCTTGAAGGCTTGGGTACCCACTACATCAAGCCGGGCGGTCTGGATGCCCTGACAGTAGACCCTGAAGTTATTGCGCTTCGTGATCGTCTCTTCAAAGAGCATGCTCACGAACTGAATGACCCGGTTGTCTTCACCACCATCGTGGACCAGGTTGTAGCACTGGACATGAAGAAGATGCTGGAAGGACCCAGTAAGAAATTCTTCATTAACAAGAAGTTCATCGATAACAGCCGGAAGCGGATGTTCATTGCATTCGGTATTGAGCCGAATGACACTGGGGATGGATGGGTTGCGCTTACTCAGTCTCTGGATGAAGGCTGGGACGTTACTCATCTGGCTGCGTACATCAACACCGCCGTAGCAGGCTCGTACAGCCGTTCCATGGCAACAGGTGAAGGTGGTAGTCAGGTTAAGGAAACTCTGCGCCTGATCGGTCGTGCAGTGGTTTCCATGACCACTCCTGATTGCGGTAGTCCTTCTACTGAGACAGTGTTGATCGCCAAGTCCAACAAGAAGTACTGGATTGGTGTTTATGCGTCTATCAACAAAGCAACTACCCTGATTACCAAGGAGAACGTGGACAGTCTGGTAGGTAAGCCTACTCAAGTCCGTGTTACCAACCGTTGTATCTTGGTTGATGGTGAGTATTGCCAGATCTGCTGCGGGATAGGCCTAGGAGCTTACGGAGAACGTCTTAGCTCCGAGATCGTGTTGATCCCTACCCGAATGATGTTGCAACGTATGAAGGCCGCTCACACCGCTGGTAGCAAGACGTCGATCCTTGACCTTGATATCGCATTGAAATAGAAAAAAAAGAAAGGTCCTAACCCCTCCTAGCCCTTGACGGGGCTAGGAGGGTATTAAGTGGGGGGTGTCAGCCTTTCTTGATGTGGGAGTTCAGGTCATTGATGAGTTGCTCTTTGACCATCTCTACCGCTTTCGATACCGCAACCGCCGCTTGAGCAGCTTCAGCCAGTGGTGTCAACGACAGTGTAGCGACGTTACCCAGGTGAGTGCCTTTGACGTGTACGCCTTGGGCAAACTTCGGATTAGAGATAACGTTGTGGAACATGATCACTTCGCCAACTTTGTTAGCAAAGGTGATCGACGACAGCGCCAGTACCAGTTTGTCCGAAATGAACGGGTACTTCTCTTCGATGTCGTAACCTTCAGCAGTGGTGTCGACGCCGGCGAGTTTGTCGGTTTCCACCATCACGTCGAGGATTGCGCGGATACTGTCTTCCATGTCGATGTCAGGATCGTTCAGGTGATAGACTTCATCACCTGAGGCTTCGATCATGGCATCAGGGTTGTTGATCATCTCTTTACCGGCGAGGGTGATGGCTTCCAGCAGAACGAAGTCAACGAGATTGGGGTTGATGTCCGAATACAGTTCATCACGAGTATCCGGGTCCAGCTTGACAATAAGGAATTCCACATTAAACCTCGATAGACAGGAGGATGGCGTGTTCAGTGGTGGACTTGAGGTCCCACTTGTGGCCTTGGTAGGGTTTGAGGGACATGAAGTCTTCTTTGAACAAAGGATCCAGCTCGATACGGTCGTAGAGACTTCTGATCTCCATCGCCTCCGACTCGAAGTAGTCTTTCTTTTGTTCGTCCGTTTCGTAGTACACCGGAATGGTAATACGTTTTTGGAGGAGTTCCTCCTGGAGTGCTTTAAAATCCAGCACGTCGATGTACGCACGAATGCGCTCGACCACCAGCAGTCGTAACATGAACTGTTTGTCAACATTGTCCGTCGGCGAGCTCGGGAGTCTGATGATAACGGATTTCACGTTCTTCGGAACTGGTGCAAAAGATTGCTTAGCCATTTTGTCCCACCCAGTGAGCTTGATTATGATGTGGTTTCGAACGGTTCTGGTGTATTCTGTGCTCTCTACTAGATAGCGTGAATACAGGGAATTAAGCAGAAGCGCATTGTCGACAATAAGTCTCTCCGTGATATCGGTGATGATTGCGGTGTACCTATTCACCACAGTCTTAGGAGCCCTAAGGAACTCCCAATACTCACCATCATCGACACTCCGGCGAGGCCAACCGTCTTCGTCAAACAACAGGCCACGAACTCGGTCTTCTATCCAAACAGGGTTAGCCCAACTAGGAGTACCCCCGAATAGACTAAAGCCTCCAAATCCATCGCCATAACGAAATGCATTGTCAAGGATCTCTTCCATAATCTCTTGGATAACAGAGTCCCATTCAATATTGCTTCTGTATTCCAGAAACACCGGCTGGTTAGTGACGTACCTATTGTTGTCTATTTGACTTTAGCTCCCTTAACAGACAGAACCATTAGTCCCGGGAGTTGACGAACAACTTCCCAGTTCTCGATGCAATAATTAGCGGCGAGATCCCCCAACACGGATTGATTGCTGATGAAGAGTCCTTCGACTGAATCAAAGATCTCCATCTCGTAACCGATCTTGGCATTGGTTGGATCGTTTAATGCAGCGTGAAATTCCTCTCCGCATGTCGACAACAGCGGTACACCGTCTTTATCAAAGAGATGACTGTCGACAAAATCTTCAACGAACTCCGGATCTTTCCACACCAACTCTTCGCCCGCAATGGCACAAACAGCATTACCAGTTCGGGTGTACTTGAGGTAATCCTCTAGGCACTTAATAACACCGATTTCACCGAGGACTGAATTTACCCCGTTGCAGCCGGTTTTTAACAGTACCAGTGTTTGGCTGGTTAAGTGAGGTAGCATGTTGATCACCCACAAAAGGAAGGACGCGCTCTGAACTTACTCCAGAGCGCAATCCAGGTTCATCCGCTTGAACGACTTGGACTTAGCCGCGAAAGCAGTTTTACGTTTATCCATACACGACAGATGTTTATCGATGTCAACGCAGACACCAAAGATGAACATAGGGGTAATGAGCCCGCCGAACATCCTGAAGATTTCGCGTAGACGACCGATCATCTGACGGTTGGTTTGTGTAGAAAACACGGTATGGCTACAGAATACACGGATCAGTCCCGGAATATCTTTACCGGTACCGCAGCTACCCTGCGTCGTGAAGAGTATTTCATGCTTCTTGTACTTCTCTTTGTCCTTCTCTTCACTAGCCAAGAACGTCTCCATATCCCATCCTGGATATTTCTTTAGGAAACGTTTGCGCATCTCTTTACACATCTGCTTCCGGGAGAAGAAGAACAAGGCTTTCGTTCCCTCCTCTCTGAACGGTATGTACCACTCTTGGAACGCTTTATCCCATAGCTCGAAGAAGAAGTCCGTCATCTCCTTAGACGCCAAGATACTTTCTTCAAATACCTTGTCATCGTAGGCCCCATACCTCTCATACTTGACCTTGTGCTTGCGCAGGTTGATTTTGTACAAGAGAGCAACGGTATCGATGTAGTTCTGGTCGTTCGCTTCTCTCAGACGCTCAGAGACAGGGAACAGCCACTCATAGACACGGTTAACAAACGCATCATCGGACTTCAACGTTGCTGACAGTACATACGTCATCAACAGGTTGCCGTACATCAAAGAGGAGAACACTTGGTGAATAGCCTCGTGCCCTTCTTCAATAATGCGCGTCCCCGGCCTGATAGCCTTGAATACATCATCAAGGTCTACAGGGTCTGGAATCTCTTTCTTCCTTAAGAAGGGTTCGATCCGGGACATTGGCAAGATAACAATCTTAGGATTAACCGTACCGTTATTAAAAGCTTCTACTAACTTCGGTAATGGGTGTTCCCAAACAAGCAAATCACCAGGATCCAGTTTAAGGAACTTGTGTAGCTCCCCTTTCCAGATCGGAATGTAGCGCGGCTGCATGGTGATAACAGTTCGCATCCCCCGCTTAGCCATCGCATAGATGGACATGTAACCTTTACCACCACCTGTGTTGTCGTTGTTTACCTTAAGGTAACCTTCGCTCAACATGTAGTCAGTCCATTCCACCTGACCCGGTCGTGGTGTTTCGTATCCTTCCTGAAAGGTAAAGTCTACCCTGACAGGTTCAATGATCGGTTCGTCGATGATTGTAATCCGAGAACGATCGTAACCGCGGTACACTGCAAAGTCCAAGAACTGTTGCAGTAAGTTAACTGAGAAACGATACTCTGTCTTGTCGTGGTTAGATCTCGCAAATACGTGATCCAGCACGCGTTCCATCTGACGGGTTTGGGCGTTAGGCTTCATCCCCATCTGGTACATGTGCATACGGCAAAACGGTTTTATAACGTTATTAACGAAATCCGGGTGGTAATCAAATATCCTTAAGTAATGATACGCCTTACTGATCGTGACTGTTGTACGCATAACGACCTCTTAAGTCGGTAGGAGGGGGCCCTTTCGGGACCCCCGTCCGGTTAAGCAGCCGCTAAACTAAAGGGTTAACCAACACCCAGTGCGAAGAAAGCCTCCAACGGACTACCTTGACGGTTGACCATCCGGAAAGTTTTCATCTTGTTCAGTACGTTCTGCTGTCGCTCGTAGATCATCAGGTGGCCAATACCTCGACCGATTACAGCCTCTTCGAAACTGGAGAAGTACTTAGGCACATCGCCCATTGGGATCGATGCGTCAATACCCCCTGGAGTCGCTGTCAGACAGCTGTACAGCATCAACTCTGGGTGTACGACGTTAATACCTTTAATTTCCTGAGCAATGAGTGTCCAGTACTCAGTTAGCACCTCACCAAAGATCTTCGGAGTGACTACCTGATTTTTCCACGTAGAGTTACGCTTGCTAAAGGTGATGAAGCTCTCAACACGAGCACGGTGAGCATCCAAGTCTTCCCGGATGAATGGCAGACTAAACACAGGCTCCATTACATTCCAATGGCTCAGGTCGATCTTGACATGCTTCTTCCCGAGAGTCTCCCAACCGTAGTCCAACACATAACGGAGGAATTCCAACGAGAACCGCGCTTTACGAGAGGAGATCGATGTATGGGCAGCGTGTTGCTGAATCGTTTTACCGCCCATCATGATATCTTCAACTGCATAACGGAAAGTCACTTCAGCGAAATACGGCAGTTTCTCCAGACTAACGGCGTTAAGGTCACCCAAGCTTCGGATATCCGAAAGGACGTTAACAATATCTGCTCCCAAGACCATGTCACAGCCAGGTTCAATGACCTCAGGATTCAAGAAGATCTCATCGCCATTACTGGAAATGATATTCGTGTCGCGCTTGTGCGGGACGAACTGCCGTGTAATTGCATTTCGGATAAAGTGTTTAGTAGAAAGCATCCCCTGACCCATCGGGTTACAGATAGAGGTTGCTGACCACATGCCCACGTTAGCAATCTTGTCCATCATCTGGTTAAACGGGATTGACGTCGCCATCATCCCGTAACATGTTCCACACGGAACACCAGCGTCGCGACTATTACAGAACGCAACCGAACGAATGTAGACCGTTTCCCCAACCTTGATGTCCCAGACATTATCGTTGTCAATAAGCTGGAGATTGCCGGCAGGCATTTGTTGCCACTTGCCGCGCAGCCCCATGGCAACGTTCATGCTGGCAATCTTGACAGGAACAGCGATCCGAGTACCACAATCCCAACCGAAGCTCATGCCACGCACAACAGCAGTCAGGATGTGGGTCTTACGGTGAAACAGCTCCGAGTCCTTCAACGCTTTACCGTTGTTGGTTAGAGCTTTACCAGACGCATTCTTCTCACCCAGCGAATCCGCCAAGTTAGTAATGCCGTGAGCGTACGGTACAGAGACCGCATTGGGGTGAATGGTGTTGTTCAAGCTGAACACCCCACCCCGCATCACGGACAGTTGATACGCCTGGTTCACACTTACACCGCCAGTCCGAGCCAGCATGGCCATGACGTTACGGTCCAAGGTTTCTGCCGACTTGATGTGGTGGTTGAACTTATCTTCACCTTCATCGATCGAGATCTTCTTCTCGAGGATCTGATCACGGATCTCCATTACCCCATCATCGGCCATGAGATCACCCACGGACTCAGCAGAGGCTGACAGCGAAGAACCTTCACCCATCACTACGGATAAGTTATGGAGCTTGTTCTGCCAGATGTGGATCATCCGCTTGATGTCATCAATTTCTGCCAAGCTTTTAATAGTTGGGAGCAGCTTGGCGAGCATGTAGTTAATGGGGACGGTCTGGACGTCGTCGTCGTAGGTGATCATCTTGTCTGTATTACCAGCCACCTTATTCGAGGGGATCAACTCCTTAATCGAATAAGGGATGTGGTTGTAGTGTCGATGGATAATCAACCCCAACCACGTCAACATCAACACATAGGTGTCAGACTCAACAGACTCACCTTCGTCGTCGACTACGGTTACCGGACATCGATAACCTCGCCAGCGCAACATCATCTCTTCTGGAATGTTCGCAAACTCTCGAAGACTAAACTGCATCATGAGGATACTTGCCCACCCTGTTGTTGGCTTTTGAGTGCCGCTTCTTTCTCGTTAAGTTCAGCCAAGAATCCACCCAAACGGGTTTCGTTGTAACCTTGCAAGTGTTCGTTGCTGACGATGTCACTAGGCAACTCATTACGCAGAGCCAACCCAGAGTCTTTCATCATGCTGACGGACATGTTCAACGCACGGTTATTCACGTACTCTTCAGGCTTAATGATCTGAGGAATGTTGTGAGTATCGTTAGCGCGCACCCAACGACGAACTGCGCTGATGCGGTTCTCTGGTGAGTATGCCAAAGAAAACAACTTCACAACCTCTTGACCACCTGACTGGCTGGTTACCCAACGACCTTCAGTCTCAGCAGTGTTCTTGTTACCCTTATCGTTCATCGGCAAGCTGTAACGGTCACTGTCGCTCATCTTCGCTGGCATGCCGAACAAGTTAGACTTGGGCATGCACTGAGCACTCATGTCACTACCGAACTTGTCCAGAAGGATCAAGTCTTGGATACTGATCATGATCGGGTTAGCAGTCTCTTGCTTCTCGCCCAACGAGTTGACCCAGGTTGCTTTCTGCGGCTGGTACTTATAACGCTCCCGCAGCTTGTTGATCAAGTTAACCCCGAACAGCTTGGAGTTACTGATAATGTGAATAGAGATGTTCTTCTTGCTCACGTTATCAATGTACTCGATCAGATCGGACTCTTCTTCGGTCGCCAGTTTGAACATCTCAGCGAACTCAGGGAAGCCCTGCTCGAAGTACTCCATCAGGATCCGGTGGGCACCACGGTAATCACCTTCTTTACGGAGGTGCTGCACTTCACGATGGATGTGCATGGTCAAGAAGTTGATACTCAACTCCAACAACAACGCGTAGATCTGCCGGCGGAAAGCCGGAATGTTGTTGAGGATCACTTCTGCCCGAGTACCGTCCGCATACATCGGCGCATGGTCATCGGGGATGATGCTGATCACAACACCTTTGTCACCGTTCAAACCAGACAACTTCCACTTCACACGACCAGTCATGCGTTGCTTAAGTTCAATGGTAACGTTCCAATCCTTGTACTTCTCCCGCTTAATGGAACGGAACAGTGGATTAGGACGGCCAGTACGGTCAGTGTAGTTACCGTAAGCATCACGGATAAAAGTGTTCAGGCGGTGAGTCATAGCGATCTTGCCATTACGACTCATACGAACTTTGCCTTCGTACCAGTTCAGCACGGCCACCCACATCTCATTACGCTTACGCTCATAACGATCCAGCATTTGGTTATGACGTTGCGGGATGTACGTCGTGTTGCGGTTGTTGGCTTTGTTCTTGCTACGATCCGATTCAACATGGACCGCTGTAACTTCACAGTCACGCGGAGCATAAAGCAGGTGGTCGTAAGTTGGGTCCGGTTCACGCAGAGCTTTCTTGGTCAGACTCACCAAGGCATTCTCTTTAATACGTTTACGGAAGCCCATCACGAGACCGTCTTCACGGATAGGTTCACCCGGTTGAGGGAATGGAGAAGGATTCTCTTCAGTCCCGTACAGCATCAACGGAATGTATTCATCCTCGTTCCAGTTGAACCCGCGGATATGTTTGAACATACACGCGCAACGTTCAGCAAACGACTCGGTGATGACGATACCGTCCTCTTCCGTCCGGTGGTCCGAATAGGCGGCCACTTTAGTCGGCATCGAGAATCGCCAGATGCCGTCTTCGTCAATACGAGGACTTTGTGCAAAGACCGTACCCTTCGGTAACCATGCACCGGGTTTCAGTTTACGCAGTACATCTTTGTCGTAAACGTACTCCCAACCCACACTGGTGTTCTGAGTGTGGTAAGCCGGAAGATCCATCAGGTCGTAGGCGTTCTTCTCGTCGTTCTTATAAACGATATGAGTCGGCTGCCATGCGTCTGTGTTCTTGCTCAGGTCCAAACTTTGGATACTGAACACTTCTTCCACGATCATGTTGCTCGGCGCTTCTACTTTACGAGAAGTCTTACCGTATTTACGTTCGTTACCACTCATGAGCCAACGAACACCTGCACCTTCAGTAGGAACAGATTTGGGAATCATGTTACCGGCCATGTACATACGACCGGCAGAGGAACACATAGGGAAAACAATTAAGTTACTGCTAACACCAATCAGCGCTGGATGAAGTTGGTTTTCACCACACCCGTATTTATAACGGACTGCATCCGTTATACCTGTTAAGTTAAATTCGAACTCATTCATCAAGTGACCTCTTCGACATCAGGGTATATAGGTTCAGGAAGATAATATAGGTTCTAAATTTATTGACTCCACCTGAAGGTTACTTATGCCACTTCCCAATAACGATTTCAGCAATGGTAAAGATGTCTTCTATACGGAGCGGTACAAAACGTTAGTTAGGTCTGAATTAGAACTCATCCGTAAGGAGGCGACTGTCTTCCAGCAGGTAGTTCCCGCTATCCAACAGGCTTACAAAAATGACTTCTATCGTTTTCTACGGGTAATGGGTATTCCTTCTTACCTCTGGTGGACGACTGCGTACATCAACGGAATCACTGATCCTCATCAGGACATCACCAAGCTGACGGTGATCTATCGGATCAATGAAAGCGCATTAAACACACGCATTGCACGTAATAATACAGCCAGAGCATAAAAATAGTTTTTTAAGACAAAAAATAATAACCAGCAGGGGGTGACCCTGCTGGTTATTAATGCTACCTGTTAACCCCAGGCTGGGCTATTGCTGAAGCCGCTACCGCTGTTGTTATCCAAGTTGGTTACGCTTGGAGAACCGGTTGGCATCACAGGTTGCTGTTGCTGTTGAAGCTGAGCCGGGTGAATGATCTGACCGTTTGGCAATTGGATCATGCCATTCGGAAGCAGTTGTGGTTGGGCCATCAGGTTCATGTTACCCATACCACCCATGCCGTTCATACCACCCATGCCACCCATGCCCATGTTGAAACCACCCAACATGTTCATCATGCCGGCATTAGGGTTTGGAGTTTGACGCTCCAAGAACGAACCCTGACGAGTACAGATGTACATGACCGGCAGGTTGGTCAGAGTGTCAACACCGTAGTGGGTCACACGACCAGTACCGAAGTTGCACTCGTAACGGGTCAGACGGTCAGACGCCAGCACTTGAGGTGGTGGAGTGATCACGAAGCCAGTCATTGGGTCAATACCTGCACCCGCTTGTTGCACTTGGCTACCCGGGGTTTGTTGGACCGGCGTTTGGTTGATGTTGCTACTTACCGACATCAGCCCGGCGAAGTCTTGACGTCCTGCTGCTTGATGGACGGTTTCTTCGTGGGTGTTGTGGGTGTTGTAGTCCATCTTCGGAACCTGCTTATACCACTCAGGCAGGTTTTCCAGATCTTCGGTCCAGCTCAAGTTGATCGGGTAGATACCGGCCTTGGCAAACTCTGCCCGGAAGGTACCTTGGACCTTGTTGATCTGCTCGGCGATATCTGCGTAACAGCCCAGGTACGAAACCATACGTGCTGCAATCGGAGTATTCGCTTCGTGGACGTGATCGTCTGGCGACAGCACTGCTGGAACGATGTGCTGGAACAGATGGATAGCCAACTTCACCGCAGCACGAGACACGCTGTGGTTGTTGATTTCGATCTGCTGGTTGTCGGTCTTGCCTTCGGTACGAGCCAGACGGCGAACCAGTTCGTTGTAGAACGGGAACTCCGGCTTGGTGGTGTAGTAAACCTTCTCGCCGGTAGCCTTCGACAACTTACCGCTGGACTTGGTGGTCTTGAAGTGGACGAAGCGGTTATCCAGACCGTTCTCTTCAACTTCCACATGCAGACGACCGAACAGATCCGTCAGTTCTTTAACCACGGCGCCTTTAGCGCTCTTGAGAGGCTCCAGGAGGTCCAGCACGCGTTGGTTCCACGAACTCTTAGGCTTAGGACCTGCAAGCGGTAGCAACACCGGAGGGACCGAACGGAAGGCGCTCAGGAGACGCAAGGAAGTAACCTTACGCAACACCTTGAAGACTTCGGTTTCCTTCGAGGTGATATCTTCACACGCTGGGTGGAAGAAGACCTTGCCCACTGCTACTTCGTCGAGGACGTCAGTAGTCGGCAGGTAGAGGTTCATCCCGTCGATGGTGATGGGATACTCATCGCCGTCCAAGTCCAGCAGGATACGCCCATCAGTTTTGACTTGGGTGTTCCAGGACAACAGCATGTCCTTGTACAGCTTATTGAGTTCATTCATGGCGGGTCACCTTAGAAGTATTCCTTGATGTTGCTCAAGTAGTTCCGGGACTCTGAAAGACCGTTCTCGGTACCAGAGATGGAAGAACTGGAATGGTTAATGTAATAGGTTGCGTTGCTGAACGTTTTACCGTTGTGGTACTCGTTACCGAACGAGATGGTCACGCGGGTCTCACCGAACATATGACACTCCATGTTCAGGTTGATGAGCGTTCGCAGGTGAGCGTACGGACCAGTGTACTTGGCGAAGAACGCATCAGTGAACTGACGGTTGAACGTTTCGGTACGACCTTCCATGTTGGTGTCGTTATCCAGAACCGACATTGCCTTGCCTGGAGAGAACGATACACCGCCACCTTCGTCACCACCGATCCCGTCGAAAGCCGTCGGGTTGTTGGTCGCGCTGAACTGATACGACATCAGACCGCACGCCAGCAGTTGGTGTACACACATCATGGCCGCTTCGGATGCGATGATCTCGTGCTGGTTCACACGACCGTAGTCGCTGGTGACCAACGTAGTATCATCGGCAGCGAACTTGGTTACGTCCATGTTGTCCAGGTTCAGTACGTCGAGGAAGTTTGGCCATACTTCAACCATTTCATCGATCGACCAACCACGGAAGCTTGCCAGACTGTGAACGCTCAGCACACTCATCATGGTCTGCATGAATGGGTTATCGTGCGGAGAGATCTCGTTCAGGCTGCTGGTGGTCATGTAGTCACCAATAGCCCACGCCATGTCTTGACCGTTCTGACTGACTTCATCGCCAGTCTGTACCGCCAACTTCAACAGCTCTTTCGCGTAGTGAGTTGGGTTCAGGTTCTGAGTCTTCGACATCAGCAACTGATTGGTCAGGTCGGAGTTGGCTACACCGCAATAGTTCTGAGCGGAGCCGTCACCATCACTGACAGCAAAGCCCAATGCAGCACTGGCCACGTCATACGGACGCACTGCCGCCATTTCTTTAGCGCCGTACGGATCCCCCAGCAGGAACTGGTGTGTAGTGTCGACGACTTGGCGAACAGTTGGATAGCCTTGGGCATCGTTGGTCTGCGAGGTCAGCGTGCTCCAGCAACGAACCGGTTGAATCCGAGTAGTAGGATCCAGGCCATTCTCGGCTGAGCTGTTACCGCCGACCAAGTAGCAGACGACGGACATGTTGGACGCTTCTGCCGCGTTCGAATAGATCTCGAACTGGAGGAGGCAGATGCCACGACGCATGTTCATACCTTCTTCAACCGAGACATAGCCTTGAGGCTGCGAGCAGAGCTGACCGGAGTTCATTGCGACGTCGTGGAGAGTCTTGGGAAGAATCCCGCCCTTCTCTTGTTCGTGACGGAGTCGGTCGATCTCGACGTTCTCCAGATGCAACGTGCTATGCCGGTGCACGTGGTCGTGTTGAGTCGTGCCGATACCAAAATAAGCGCGTTGCAGTACAGTAGTAATTTCAGCCATCGCTGTTCTCCATCTATCTTAATTCGTTTATTCGCTGATTTGCCTAACCAAACGCATAAACTCTTCACGTATCTTGGGTTCAATCTCGATCTCAAACAAGGCACCGCGTTCGACTCGATCGTAAATCTCGAGTTCGTTAAGAACACCATACTCCAAGTTGGATTTCCACTGACCCGCTGCAAGACCTTCCAAGAAGTCGGTAGCGTCTTCAATAGCTTCGTTGAAGGATCGACCCTCATCGTTTCTACTTTGGACGTCACAGATACTCTCCAGATAATCTTTATCCGTCGAGGTCAACTTCAGAATATCGGCAATAGACCGCATGCCGTTTGGATCATGAATAGCCCCAACAATAGTCGGGAGGTACTCGTAACCCCATTCAGCTAACCGAACCTGAGCCAGCGCAATGGCTGCCATCAGTTGGGTATAGTTAGCCGCCCAGTAAATCATGATAGAAATGTCACCCTTAAATACCATTTGCAGTAATTTAAGGTTGTGAGGTGCAAGCTCGAACTCCCAGTTGGGTGGGATGTTGTCGAAGATCTTCTCTACAAGATCTGGCTGCTTGATGCCCAGTGACATGCATGGGATGGCAAAGCGATCCGTGTGACGTTCATTGTCGCACTCGTCCATCAAACCCATCGAGAAGAATTCAGCTTCAACTTCTTCGTCGGTAGACTTAACGTCCTCTTTCGCTTGATAACGCTCATACAGCGAACGCTTCTCTTCTTCCCCTTCATAACCGTCGTCCTTACGACGCCACTTAGCGCCACTGGACTCATGCTGCCGTACAGCAGCGTTGATCGCAGTTGCCAAGTTCTTGCCTTCTTCCGTTTCCGGAATAATGGCACAGCACAAACGTGTGAAGACAGTATTGTAGAGCACATGCTCCACGAAATACTCCATGCTTCCCACACCGTCGACCTTTAACGGTTCCCCACGCTTCTTGAATGAATAATCCACATACAGCAACAGCTTACGCCAGCCCTCGGTATTGATGATGTGAGGGTTGTCCTTGATCAAGTCACCGCAAACGAATTCTGCAAAGCTCATGTTCATGAACCCAGCATAACGATACGTCAGCGAGAAGATAATCGGATAGATGTTGCGAACCAGCAGAGTCATCTTCACCAAGTGAACGTAATGTTCTTCGGTGATCGTGGTTTCAGCAGGGTAGTACCCTTTGCTGGCTGCCACATTCAACTCTGGAGGAATCACCAGATGCCGAGAGTTACCGACGAAGTCCATGAACCGAGCTGGCTGGATGAAATCCAAGATCTGGTTGATGATCGGTTTGATCTCAGGCAGTTCTACTTTGTACCCACGGTAAGTCGGGTTCTCGCAGATCCGGTGAGCTTTCTCGTACAGCTTGTATAACGCTAGCCGTTCTTCAGAATCAAAGTAACGTTCAACATAATCGTTAAACGCATCAAACAGTTTACCTTCCTGTGACTTAATATTACCCTTGTTGGACTTCTCCAGTTTAATAGAGTTGTCGCCGTTAAACCTGAGGGAGTGTTCATTGAGGGCTACAACCATAGCCTTCATTCCCTTCATGGATTTTCGAATAACTTCAATCGTTAACATCAGCAACTCCAGAGGCTACCTAACACACTGGTAATATAGGTTTTAAAAATTCCACCTATAGGGAAAAGAGGGGAGAGGGAGGTTTCCCTCCCTCTCTTTATCTCACTAGTCCTTAGAAGTCGGCGTCGTCGTCATAGGACGAATCGAAGTCGCTATCGTTACGAGGCTTGTCATTCTTGGCAGGGAATGCGCCTTCTTTAGGAGCAGGCGGCTCGTACATCTCACGTTCCATTTGGTTCACTGGATCCTGGTGCCACTTAACCCAGGCCTTGGCCGCCCAACGGGACAGGGTGCCATGGTCTTCAACTTTGTTACCGGTGGAGTCTTTACGGTACAGCACGGTGTCGTTGGCACCGCGGAAGACGATCTTGGCGTTGTACTCACCTTTACGGTAGGTCACGCTGATCACGCCGGAGTTCTTGTCGCGGTCGATGGTGAACATCGCCTTAACGATCGGGTTGTCAGAGATCTTGCTCTGGCCACCGGACTTGATGAAGTCTTTCTTACGAACGACCAGCTGGCTGGTTTCGAACGATGGATCCGCGCAGGCCTCCTTGATGCCTTCCATCAGGGCGTTACGGTCCGACCAGTTCATCTCCACTTCTTTGTGGACGTTCGACTTGGAGTTCGGATCGTAGATACCGTCGTTGATCTTCATGACGATCTTGCCGTTCGACTTCTGCTGGATAATCCAGGTCGCCGGATACTTACCGCCTTGTACCGGATCAATGGTAGCGGCTTGAGGCTGTTTCCAGTCGTCGAAGATGGTCTTGCGGCGGGCGTTGTTGTTTGGCTGTGCCATGCGAAAAATTCCTTAATTCGGTACAAGAATATGGTGTCGACAGTATTATTAAAGCATTTTCAGTAACGCTGCTTTATCAATACCATCGTTTAACATGTTGATGTTGAGACGGCACCTGCTTACCGTAGTGGCAGGGGTCCAGCTGGAATCCTGAGCCAGCTTCTTGACCAGATCCTTAATGGCTTTGGAAGAAGAGGCAAAGTCTGTTGACTTGTCACCGAAGATTTGAATGGTGAGCTTGTTAAACGGCAGGTAGTAAAGCTCTTTCCCACCGGTGAGCTTCGTGTACCACTGCGTGTAGGGTTTAAGCTTCCCCGTGTAGGATTCCATCAAAGTTAACCTGAGTACATGATCATGCACAGCTAGGTCAACCACACGGTGAGTCATTACAATCCCTTTACCTTTAAATGACGGCATTCCAATATCAGTACGTTCAATCAGTTTCTTGTACTTGTCATAAATAAGGTCAGCGGTTTTATCCGATAGCTTGTCGAACTTCTTCTGGTTGTCCGTTTCACGCTTTGCTAAGTCAGCCAAAGGGAATCTGAACTTCATCGAGAAATACGACGGATAATAAACGATCAACTGGAGCGGTTTAGTCTTGCGAACCTCCTCTAACCACCTGCTGAGCATCTTGAGGTCGTTTACAACGTCTTCCATAAGTTGTTCAGGCTTAAGGTCAGCCTTGTCTTCTTTGCTCTCGTACGCATCGTGAGCGTTACGGATCAAAGTAAGCAAATTAAAGAGTATAACGTCAGAACCTCGAATCTGTGCAGCTGCCTCCGGTTGCTCGATGGCAAGGGACGTGCCGATGCTCATCCCCAACGCACCTAGACTTCTCATTTGAATTCCTCCAACACTGCCAACGCCTCAGCCATGTCGATTTGTTTATCAGCAAATTCGCTCGTGGCTTCTTTGGCTAGTAATGTGGAGATATTGTCTTTAGTGACGGATACTCCACTGTAGGTACTGTCTGAATAGATTTCCTCTTCTACAAGCTCTTCTTCAGCCTTGATGTTTTTGGCCTTGAACCCGTACTGAGTAAACTCCTTCTCAAAGATCTTGATGACCGGAGTAACAATGTCTGCCGGTCCGCCCTTAATCCTGACTTGAGAGAAAGGGGGTAAATTCTTATCGCGGATGAATTCGCGAAGTTTCTTAACCAATACTTCTGTTGAGATATCTTCCTTAACCGTCAACGTCACATAAGGGAGCGCTCGCTTATTCTCCCAGAACTGGATGTTGAATGTTTCTTTCTTCTTATCCAGATCAATGAGGTAACCACCCTTTGGATGTTCCTCACCATGACTGATCCGATCGAACGACCCCATCGTGTAACGTTTACCAACAACTGACGGGGTGTGAATATGACCCGACAAGATAAAGTAGGTGCAAATGGATTCCCATCGCGCCTGATCGTGAGTGACGTGTCTCATCTTGGTCGGTAGCTGGTCAGTGAACGCTTGGTGGAATAACACCATGTCCACTTTGTCCAGATTGTTTTGCTTCAGAACATTTAAAGCTGCTTCCCAAATCTCATCAGGAGTCATAGCCTGAAGGTTATCTGGAATGCACAAAACTGTTAAATCATCGAGATCTGTGTAACGTACAACTTCAATCTTGTCGACATAACGCAAGTCAAAGCCTGTTGGTACCACAGTCACTAAGTGCTTTGGTTGACCCCATTCATGGAAAAAGGTCCCCTCCAACAACAGAACTTTTGTCTTACTTGCAGTACATCGATCGCCGAACCCTTTAAACCATTCCTTAACCTTTAACAAGTCAGCATTAGGAGCGTCCACCAGACGATCCATCATGTCCCCGCCAAAGAACACAATGTCAATGTTGTTGAGATCGTTATCTTTGTAGAAGAACTGTGACATGTTCCCCAGCACATGATGCGTTGGAGTGGTTGGGTGCAGCGTGTGTTGATCGGAACATGCCAGAGCCCGCATTGGTAATCCCCTTACCCTAAAAACTTAACACTCAAATGGTGAATCTGGTACTGCCGGTGTAGTAGATTGGACCTGCTGTGTTTCTTTATTCACAGGAGTGTCCAAATTGTCGCCGCCGTCGGTAATGTAATCCACGCCTACTTTGTTGCTGATGTCGAACCAACCGAGACTGAGTTCGTTGAGGAACTTGTACTCTTCTTTGGTTACCTGCTTACCGAAGTGTTCACGGTGCAGGATGCTGCGGGTCTTATCGAGGTCTGCGAGGGAGGTTTCCAGACCCGGACGGATAACACGACCGTTGTCGTCTTTGACTTCGGCACCACGGACCACGTCACGAACGAAGTAAACACCACGCTCAACTTCAGGAACGATGTTGTACTTGGCGAAGAAGTCAGCCCGTACCAGATCGCTCATTTCCATCGGCTGTGCTTCCAGACCGATGCGCTCGTCAGCCAGAGTGTTGGCAACAGAGAGGTTGGCGTTGATATCGTTCTTCTTCGAAGCATCTTCGCTGTTGGCGTACATCACACCAGCGGCCAGACGGAGCTTCTCACGGTCTTCTTTGGTCAAGTTGACTGTGGTGAGTGGGGGAACGATGAAGATGGGGTCGTAGACGCCCGTAGCAGGGTTCAGGCCGACGATCAGGACTGCCCGAGTACCACCGTAGGAGAAACTGAACCATTCGCCTTGGTTGAAGTAGTTGACACCCAGACGGTTACCCACCGCAAAGGCCAGCATCCACTTCTTGACGAACTCTTCTTCTTTCATAACGTGAGAGACGTTAAACGGGAGAGGAGCCCCGTTGTTGCCCATCATGAGCTTGCCATCGATCTCGCTGACTTTGATGCTTCTTGCCCAGCCCAAGTCGTTCTCGATGATTTGATCGCGTTCCATCTGGTTCATTGTTTCAGTCTCTCGTTAGTTAGGACTTTGTAAAACTCGCCGGTAACCAGGATGGTTTCAGCCAAGTCGTAGACAGCTCCATCGACCACAATCTTCCCGGTCAATATTAGCCTGTAGTTATTTGCCTGCCCAGTGATATTTTGTTTAACGACTCCAATAAGAACTTCATCGAACTGTTCTTTCATGTAGTCGGTAAAGATGGACTTAAGATTCTCCATCAACCGTTCTGGCGTCTCTCCGTACTTCTGCCAGAGTCCGTAGAAGTTAGGGACGTTGCCCAGTAGCTTGTCCTGATTCTCTCGAGCTGCAAAGAAATAAGTGGTATGGAGAGAGATAGCGTTAGTTGGTGATTCAGTCTCCCAGCCGCCGCTACGGGTGTCCATTGTCGCAATGCAATACCGGCCCATAAATAACTCCCAATAAAAATAACCCTCTATAAGAAGAGAAAAAAGAAAAGGGAGTAAACAAGTGAGGGCGTTACCCCTCACCTGTATTTTTAGGAGTTACTCGTCAACCAGATCCAAGAACGACGTTCGCTTGTTACCATTGCTCGACGTGATGTCGAACTGAGTTGTAGCGATGTGGTGATTACTTGCCGCGTGCGTCTTGTGAGCGTAAACTTTATCCCGGTAGCTGTACTTACCAACTGCCGAGTCGTTGTACGACACGCGACTCAAGTGATTCACTTCATCCTGCTTGGTCAAGTTAACCACGCCGTCGAACATCCGACGCCAGATCAAGTTTTCCTCACCGATGCCACGAGCGAAGTGACTGAACTCACCGCCGTAACCATCAACCTCACCATCCATGTACAACTGCTGGATAATAGGGTTAGCCATGATCACGTCACGCATGTAGCCGTCTGCCTGTTGCTGGGCATTCATGCTACCCAAGTAACCGATCGAATAACGACCAACAAACTCACCATCTTCTTTGTTCAGGAGCCGCTTACCCATTTCCCAAGCACGGGAGCTGAGGAAGTTATCAAACGACTCCATGTTCTTCGCTGCTTGATCACCTAACCAACCACCGAACCGATTCAACGCGCTGTTGGCGCGGTTCAGATAGTCCGCGTAACGGTTAATCGAGCTCTCGGTATGACTACCCGAGATGGAGAAGCTAAAAGCATCAGCGCTGTTCAAAGTTCTGACCCTCCGGCAGACTGGTCATCAACGGTGTTTGCATCAACATAGTGTTAAGGTTCATCTGTGTTGTAACCGTTTGTCCAGCATAACGACTGACTTTAAAAGGCACGTTTCGATCGAGTACCTGATGGTGACCCCACGCTCCGTATGCCTTCGCCTTGGACTCGTTATCAATGAGCCCGATCAAATACATCTGATCCCCGTCAAAGTCAGCGTTAAATTCCCGTGTACCAGTAATCGGGATCTTGACGCTTTCATCTGTCAGGTCTCGGTTAACACGTGGGAAGAACGCTTTACGACTCAAATATTCAATCGAAGGGTTACGACCCGCAAGCATAACCATCTTGCGACCCTCTTCCGCATCACGGAAGAACTCATCGATCTCCGGTACAATCTCATACGACGCTCTGCGGTGAAGCAGTTTTGCTTTAACTGGGCTGTAGCCTTTGCGATACAGGAAACTCAGGATCGGTGTTTCGTACATCTGATTCATGAGCTTCCAAGGCACCATGATCTCATCAGCGTTGATGATGCCTGTTTGAGACGTAATAACCGATCTGCCGGTTACAGGGACTGGACCCGCACAAACGTGCTTACGGTTGATCCCTGGCTTGTTGAAGATACCTTTAGGGTTATTGGTCTCACGATATTGGTCGCTCAGCGCTACCAAGTTCTTACCGGTGATATCAATGTTCTTCAACAGGTCTTTCTGACCCAACTTCACCAATGAGTTACTTTTCGCGGTATCTGCAATGGCGTGGTAGAGCTTAGCTGTCTCCGGGTGGTGCTTGTAGCTCAGTACTTCTTTCCCGGTCTTCTCCAGTACCACACAGTAACGAGCTGGAACCTTGATGTAATCGCAGAACGCAATATCTTTGAACTTGTAGTACATGGCCAGCGCTTCAGGACCATCCTTCTTCAGCTTGGAGTAACGCGCCCCCTTGCCGACCAGAATGTATTCCATGATCGCATCGCAGTTCTGGTAAAACGTGTTCAGGTTAATCTGGGTAATCTTTAGATCTTGCAGCAGTTGGTTCAACGCAATGTTGGAACCGTTACGTTTCTTCTTTTGCTCGGCGCGGTAAACCGGATCAACAAAGAACCGAGGTACCGAAATAGAAGGACTGGGGTTAGCAATCAAAATGTTGTTGAAGAACGTAGTAAAGAAGCCGATGTTGATAAACTTCTCCACTCCCTCCGGACATTTCAACCATACGCGAGTGTCTTCACCCTCGTTCAGGAAGATCTCTACCGGAGTACCACACTTCTTACAGACCCGTCCACTATTAAGCAGGTAGTTACCTTTCGTACAACCGTACTGACACTTCGCGACTGTTTCAAAAGAGTTCTCTTCGAACTCCATCCGGGTAATCCGTGCCAACCGTTCACGATCTTCTTCCAAGTTGAAGTCGAATTCGTTCAGGTACACATGCTTCAACCGGCTGGTATCGTGCATGTGGTTATAGTCAGGGAAATCCGGATACAACGGTTTAGAGAATTGCGGATCATCTTCCAGCGACGAGGTCAAGTTACTGGCGAACCGCGCGAACCATGGCATGGGATCCAGGTTCTCTTCACTGAACCGCGTCAGCATCTTGATCGCTAGTTCATTACTGGGAGTTAAGTTGGGTACAAACATAAAGCTAACTCCTGAAATTTAAAAAAGAAGAATAGGGGTTAGGGGACCGAAGCCCCCTAACCCACTACTCAATTACAGCAGTACTGCTTAGCCCCAGATCCCGCCGTTACCGAAACCACCCAGGAGGTTCATGTTGTTGCTGTTGCCGACCGACGTAACGGTTTGCAGACCAGCCATTGGCATGAACGCCATGTTGTTCGGACGCATCGAGCTGTAGGTGTTCGCAACGTTCAGCGTACCGATTTCCGACAGAGCGGCACCGATAACAGCCATCAGATGCGGATCCCAGACGCAGGAGTAACCGAAGTTGTTGATGTGCACGTGACCATCGAACAGACCGGTGGTCATTTCGATACGCAGCTTCTGGCAACGCGAACGAACTTCTTCGTTGTTGGTGCCGTACAGCACGCTCAGGTAGTTCATGGACTGTTGCAGCCCAGCCTTACCTTTGTGAGTACCGAGGTACATTTCGTCGACTTCCAGGGTGTTCAGCTCGCGACCTTGTGGGTTCTTCGCGAGACCGTTCACCGCGATCATCTTCGTGCGGTGCAGCGCAACATCGCCTGGCTTCCAGCCTTTGCCAGACTTGACGTTTTCCGCAACGATCTGCGAGAAACGACCTTTGGAGATTGCGTCCATTACCGCGATCATGGTTTGTACCGCCGACTGACGGTTGGCCAGGACCGGATCCGACAGAACTTCCAGGTGCTTGTTCACCGGGGACGACAGGCCGCCCAGGATCACGTTGCTGCGGAACAGAGCGTTCGGCGAGATGTTCTGGTGGATCCACTTGTTGACTGCTTCGGTGTCCAGGATGGTCTTGTCGTCCATTACTGGACGAACACCGGTGAACGCCTGAGCAACCAGCTGTTCGATGCGCGGTTCGAAGGAGCTCAGGTTGCCCCGGGAGCCGACGTTGGCGCGACGCAGTGGTTCAGTGAAGATGTAGTCGGTGTTGGTGCACATCAGCGCGAACAGCGCGTAGTAGTGCGGGAACAGGCCGTTGTTGTAGTTCATCATCTCTTCCGCGTTGGCGTGGTCGAGAGTGATGACCGGGTGCAGCGGACGGTAGCCGTTCATGTACATGCCGCCGTTGATGCCCAGGAACGCCTGGATAGCATCGGCTTGACCGCCGGCCTGCGAGATGGCCGCGATGTTCTGCATGTGCATTTGGTAACTGATGGCCGACAACTGAACAGTAGCCAGAGCGCGCACGATCCCTTTCGAGTTCGGGTTGTTCTGGTTGTTGTTGCTGCTGTTCGGGTTGTTGGTGGTCGAAATCACCAGTTCCATGTTGGACGGCATCAGCGTGCCGGCGCGGGAGACCTTGCCGTCGATTGCGGTAACGCGTGCTTCGGCCCAGCCGTCTTTGCCGTACGGTGCATCAGGATCTTTGAACGGCGAAGGCAGAGTCTGCTTGTGCTTCGGATACTCCGAGGACAGTTTGCAGAACACCGCGGTTTCCCACTCGCCTTTCAGGTAGTTGGCGATGCGCTGTGGACGCTCTTTCGGCTCACCGGCCTGGGAGTGTTGCAGCATTTCCAAGTCTTCGGTCATCAGGTTGATGATCTCGACTTCGCCTTTCAGGCCTTCGTTTTCCAGGACGCCCTTGAAGTGCTTCTTCAGGTTGTCGACCAGCTCGTGGGTGAAGTAGTTGGTCGGGGTCAGCAGGACCGAGGTCTTGTGCGGCATGCCCATAGGCTGAAGCACTTGAACGGTTTCGGTCGCGATGGCGTTGTCCTTGTTGGAGAACAGTACCAGCATGACCCAGACGCTCTGGCCGACCAGGCGGTGCATTACCAGACCCGGCAGGGTGGAGCTGATGACAGGCGACACTTTGTCGACAGTCGGGATGATTGCGCGTTGGGCAGGCTGGATGGTGGATTCACTCATCGCAGTGTAGCCCTTCTTGAGGATCTCGATCACCTCATCAACTTCCGGCAACTGGCGGTTGTCGGACGACATGGAAGGGGTATGGAAGAGTTCCGACAGAGCGGAGAACTCTGCGGCGTTGCCATTTTTACCATCCCAGGAATTGCTGCCCGCGCCTTTGCGGTTTTGTTGAACGGCCATAAGGTATAACTCCATCTTTTCTTAAGAAAGGGTGACTGTTAGCAGAATCGCACAGTGTATGCCTACACACATTTATATCTTCGATTCGTACTAGTAATATAGGCCTCAAATTATTTAGCTACTGTAACTTTCCACTCCAACCGACGGGAATGCTATAGCAGCTTTAAATCATTAGCCCAAATTTACTAAACGCACTCTGGACTTTCCGGGATCTCGCCCGGAATATTAGTGTGTGTATAGAATAGAACGACAAACGGAAATAACTAGTTATGAGAACCTTATCGTTTCCTGCATCGTCCAGAACACGCTACCCAATACTCCGATTCCCAGAAGTCGACAATATGCGTCGACAAACAGACTTCAACAGAAACGCCTTCCTTGAGTGGACCGCTGATCAACCTTTTAACGTTGAGAACGAACACATCTTGGTAGGGATTCTGCAACAGCTCAGCATCGATAAAGACTGGAGCTTGAAGTACGTTGTTGATTACACTCGGCTACGAGCATATTCATTATGTACTCAGTTCAAGATTACTTCTCCGAACAGAGTGGGTCAAGCAATCAGTGACGGGTTCTACAGAAACAACACTCGAGAGCACTGGTGCTTGATTGACAACACCAAGGTTTACGATGAAGCGACCTTGGACTTGGACCAGTTGAGACCTGTGGTCCCTCTGTGTTCCACTATTACCTCCAACGGCTACAAGCACAACGTGACCAAACCGGTTAACTACCTCTTGTCGTCTGTTGGCGACTTGGCAGTCATGGGTGTGGATCTCGTAGAGCTGGCAGTAGGATGGTGGGGTTACCAAAAACTTAATCGGGAACGCGACACAGGACCTGGAGCCTACATCGCTCAGTATCCTTTCGTCTATGCCCAGCTGATGCATAACCAGCTGAGTGTCATCAACGTGTTGTATGAGCACGTTATAAATGGTGTCTCCTGTGAAGAATTAATTACGACGGATAAGGTACGGTTCACCCTTGCTAACGACCAGCGGTTCTACGGCGAGCTGATCCGTCACTTGGTAGGCTACTACAAGAATCGTCGTCTGGTTAACTTCGATCACTTCCTGAAGGCCATCCCCAGCATCTACTCGCAACCCTTCTTCAACTACGTCAGGGCTGGTAACAATGCCATCTTCGCCCAGACCATGTGGATTTGGGAACCGGCAATTCTGAAGCTGTTGGCTATCTACCTGAGCTACTGCAATGAAGGTGGGTATAAGGCTGGTGACGTCAACACCATGATTGCTCGCACTCACCACTTGCGTATCCAGAACTTGGATCGGGTTCCTGAAGCCTACTTCAAAGGTTGGTTCTATGAGCTGGCGGAACTGGTATTCGAGTTGAACGAAGAAAACTTGGGCAAAAAATAAAGAGTATAGATAAGGCAGAGTGGGCGCAAGCCCACTCTGCTATTATTCAGCCAAATGTTTCTTTGATCCATTTGAGCTTAGCCGACCCTTTGTCCAGGGCTTGCTGGCTCTCCTCGATGAGTTGGGCTTTCCTTTCGAACACCTCTTGGCGTCGTTGGGCAAAGACCTGCTCTGCATCGGAGTCTAGGTAAGCTATGACCCCTTGCATCACCACCGCATGTTCCTCGTCATGAAGACGGCTGAGTTCTTGTGATAGAAGATCAACCTCTTTATTCAGACGCCGACATTCCTCTAAGTGAACGTTAGCTTCCGCGTAATGACCCTTTACGCCGAGGAGCATGTCGTTAGGACGAAGATAAACTACTTTAGCCATGAACAATCTCCAAGAGTAACAAGATGATAAGTCTTAGTACCCAAGTGATATAGGCTTAAAGTTCCCTATAACTTAAGCCAGGCAGTCCTGATAAATTCTTCGGAGGCAACCAGTCTGACGTCGGTGCTTTCGGTCTCATTCAAAATACTCATGAGTCGCCGGAGGTCGTCAGCATTATCAACGTAGTACTCGCAGCTTTCACCGCTGTACCACGCTTCCACCCAAACGTGTTTCAATACATTCAGAGTACTAGGTTTGGGTACCTCAACACAGGTACGATGCAGGACGTGCTGATCATTACTCATCCCGATCTTTAGTCCAGTTTCTTTATGGACATAGATGGCCGCGTAATAAGCAACATCCCGGTCCGTGTTCAGTAGTTTAAGCTCGCGCTTATTGAACCTATTCAATAGTTTGCCCACCTCTTCGAACTCCTGACACTCTTGGTCAGTGAGGGTGAATTTTTGGAGAGAGTTAGCACTAGTGGCAGTGCTAACCATGGTCTCCTTTAGTCCATCGAATGCTTGGGAGCGTTGTTCAATCCACCCCTTCACACTGGTATGCAATTCTTTTGTAGTCGGGAGTCTGCTGAACACCTCAGACGGCTCAACGGCCCCTTCAGGCGGCTTAAGTCCAGGGATCATGCCCAAGGTTCTGTGCGGTGTAATCTTTCTTTCGTCCATGGCACACCTTTGCTTAATGTTCGATTGTTGAATCTATTTATTACTTCATCCCGTAGGCCGCTTTAAAGAAAGGGAGACTAACCCGGAGGGTAGGAGTAACCAAGCTAGTGGATTCAAGCAGTTTAAGGATACCCTCTACTGTACTTGGGCAAGTTGGGAAGATCTGGTATTCAGTGAAATCGAAGGCTGTCTGAATAACCACATCCTCTAGCACAGTCATATGGTCCTCGTAATAACTCTCAAGGCCGGGGATGAAATGTTCTATCCCTCGACCTGTTGCCCCGAAGTAAACCATGGCCTCCCGGTGCCAGTACAAACGGACTCCGGTTTCCTCGTTATTGCAGATAGACTTCTTACGGTTTATCATTAATTAATGCTCGTCAGAAACCAAGCGAGTGGTCTTGGCGTTCAGAATGAATAACCCAAACGATTCCAAGATTGCATACACCGACTTCAAGTTTTGTTGGATAACCTGCCGAATGTCTACAAACGGCAAGAACTCTTTAGGAATCCCCCCAATACCTTCGATCATGTCTGTTGGGACGTACAGAGACGTCAGACCATCACGATCTTTAAAGAAGGACTGAGCCATCGCTTTAAAGTTCTCATCCTCGATACTGTCAATGAAGGTTGCCATCTTCTTCTTGCCATCGAGAGCCAGGTTTACTTTATAAGCTTTGTACGGCAGTTGTGGAGCTTCGCCGTATTTAGGCTCCAGTAGGTTTTTCCACATCTTGTGGTAGTAGTAGATACTCGAGTCCGGATTGGCGTACACCGATTCATGCTTGATGTTATCCTTCCGCAACCACAACCATCCGCCATTACTGATATTGTCGATCAACGCTCGTTCAATGTCAGCTACTTCTTTAAGCAGGGTCGCTGCGCACAACTTCTCTTTGTTGTACAACGTATCAAGTGCTTGTCTCATCACTTTACCCGTAAAGTTACGGACCAGTTCCGCGATCTTCACGCCCTTCAAGTGAACCCCTTTCTTCTCCAGCTTAGCCGCTTCGTACATTACCCCTTCACACATCAGCTCCAGCATGAAGTAGTGCTTAGACATGTTGGTTGTGAAGTAGGCTGTATACAGGAACTCATTCTTCATGTGCAGACGATGCTGGAACTTCTTCGCCACGTTCATGTTAACGCTGAGCTTGGCGTGTTGGTCTACAGCAATGCAACGGATGAAGTACGTCAATACGCCATTGAAACGAATCTCGGTTTCTTCGTCCTTAGCGAAGTTCTCAATTACCATGTCAACACTGTAGATCACGGAGTCAGTGTCGGAGGTCATTACGCTTTCACGAACGATCTCTTTTACATCGTAAATCCCAGTCGGTGGGATACGAGAACGGAAGAATGCCATGATGAACTTGGACCACTTGGCTTCCAAACTCACGTGGTACTGGTTCAGGTGGTTCATTGCCAACTTGCTTGGGTCACGGCCCAGCTTGGTCAAGCAGAGGATCTTGTAGTCCCCGTTGGTTGGCTTGAGGAAGTCGTCAGGCTCAGCGCCTTCTGGAATCTCAGGAACCGCACACCACTCAGCAAAGAACTGGGTCATGACTTTCGGGTTAGTCGTGTACAGACCACGAATGTCCATCACGCACAGCAGGATGGTACGTTCCAGACCAGTCAACAACTCAACGAAACGATGAATTTTCGCCAGCTTAGACTTGCTGCTGAAGTAGTAGTTAGCGCAACGACGAACCATGTCCATGACTTGGTCAACAGTCGCGTACTTCATACCGTGTTCTTTAATCACTTCCTCAATGAGGTGATGGTCAGAGAACTGCAACTGAGCCAAGAAGCCTTCAATGGTCTTGTTGTACGACAACAGTAACCGGTTACCGGTAATCAATCGTTCGTTAATCAAGTTTGCAGTCGAAGTCAGGGAACGGCAGATACTGGTCAGAGTGGTATGACCAGAGTGGTTGAATAGCGGAGTACCCGAAGACGACATTGCACCCGACTGGGCGTTGTTGAAGATCTTCAAGGCGTTCTGGATCTCGTGGAACGCTTTGGCCGCTTCGGAATCACCTACTTCTTTGGCTTCGTGTAACTTACCTTTGTAGAAACGACGGAAGTCAATGAAGGTTTCAGTTGCGATCGAGTTAACGGACTGTTCTTCGTCGGTATGGGTATACGCTACCAGCGACGGAGATAAGTGGTAATTCTTTTGTCTAACGTAATTGAAGAACTCACGGGTGTATACAACTTCTACGACCCGGTCACCGTGTTTGTTCTTCTTGAAGATCTTGAACTTAGCTTCTTTAAAGCCATTCTCAGCAGGTACGAACACTACCCGCATCAGTTCTAGCAAATGGTCGTAATCGTAGTTGTAAACGATCGACAGGAAGTTAGCGGCTTGATAGTGGTAAGGTTTCAGGAAATTTCGGTTGGTTTCGTAATTCTTGTCCATGAAGGGTGATACAGCGATGGTTACACCACCGTCTACTTTAGCAGGTACACCCATGGTCCAATGCTCTCGTGCGTGTTAAGTGATTAAAGAAAAAATAAAGAGGCAAATAAAAAAGTTACCCACACCCCCTAACTAATAGGAGGTGTGGTTTTTGAAAACTTTCACTGGGTGTCGACATCGTTCTGAGTGTAGGAGATTCCCAAGTCAGCAAACAGCTTAGCGATAGGACCCGCCATCTTCTCGCTGAAGTTGCTGAGGTTGTAGATCCGCACTCGACCAGAGACAGTCTTGAACGTATCTTCGTTCACCCAAGGGTAGCCGATGACTTCAACCGAGTCATTAGGACGACGAATCAGGAAGTAGTTGTAAGCGCCTGGGTCGTTGTTCTGGTTAACCTTATCCCCGAAGTACGGGAACATGTTGGCGTGCTTGACCACAATTTCTGGAGCAATCAAGCGCGCAGCCTGGAAGTTCAGCTCGGGACCGATGATCACGCAGCCCCGTTCTTCGTCGCCAATGATCCCAGACTGCACGTACTTGAAATCAACGATGTCGTTCATTAATGGTTTGATCATTACTACCCCCTTCAAATTACTTTGATGAGTACCAAGGGGAACATGATGGGATTCTCCTTATACCACGTTACAACCCCAGGCGTGTTACTAATCACCACGTCGTCGAAACTGTCCGAACCAAGATCCGCAAAAAGGATTTCAGTAAGGGCTTGAGCTTCGGTACCAATGGTGCCGTATGGGACCTCAGTAAGATGTTCCTTCCCAAAGGGGTAGTTAAGTTCTCCCTCGTAATCGTTGAACAAGCTGGTTAGGATTCCATGAACACACCCAAAAGTGAGGTTGTGCGGAGGGGTGTCTGGATCCTGCGAGCGAGCTAGCCGTTCACCCAAATGAGCTGCTACTTGGGTGTAGTTTATCTTTAGGATCCGTTGCGTCATGGAAAAGGACCTTAGTAGGGTTCGTTATACCCGATCATGAAATGAAGATTGAAACCGTTGACCGTGGCACTGACAACGTGGACGTTGACTTTACTGATCGTGAGTTGTTTAAAGGTTTGCATGTCTCTAAAGAATGCTGAGTTGATCCTTGTAGCTTCAGTTTCGATAGGATGCGCAGGACCAGCAGCGGGGACTTGGAGAATGGTGTTAGTGATACCCATACCAGTGAACAGTGCCGCATACAAGTTCAAACAGTACTGTACATCCGCCAAATAACCAAGGGTTACCAAATGACTAACCGTCTTAAGTGGTTTTGGGTCCATCTTCAAACTCCAACATAATTGCGAAAGGAACAACCGACCAACGTACCAACATGTGCTTCAAAGAAAGTTCCCGTACATACCGCCCGGTCTCGATTAACTCTTTGCTAACCGAGTTCCACAAAAACGCAGCCATCAGATCATCATCTTCAAGCTCAGACATCACCACATTGTTAGTGATATCTTCAATATTTTCGTTAACCCTCCAAATACTTACTAGCCCAGTTAAAATAGAGCAAATCTTTTCGTCCGTATAACCTTTGTTCTGAAAGGCTCTATGGACGTTAGTAGTCGTAATCGTGATGACTTGACTCATCGGAAATCCTGCGCGTTAATTGCTACTACCAAATGGAAGTTGGGGAACAACCAAAACATGAACGGTTTCTTAAACGACGTGTTCGCCAACAAGTTAAAGATCGGTACCCCTATTTGGTAATAGGCATCCTCAACCAGATTCTCCAGATCCTCATCCTTGATGTGGTAACGCGCTCTGCCGGTACCGAACGCTAAGCTCTCCATGTCCAGTCCTCTATTAACCATCGCAAACCGGTCAAGAGCAATCTGGAAGACTCCTTGAGCTACTTCGTTATACGCCCCAGTTCCCCGTATCTCCCCGTTGCACACTCCGCCAACCTTTTGGCGAATCTGATCGTAGGTTGGGAGCAACACTACCTGATAGTACCTGTAGATTCCGGCGGGTCTGTTTTTCAGCCGTTTTGTTGAGTTCATTTAACATATCCGGATCAGGATGGTCAGATACCGCTTCTGCGACTGGTTCAGAGTTATCCACAGCAGGGATACTCGCTAGCATCTTGGCCATGGTTTCATCCAAGTCCATTACCACACGAGCCATTAAGAACCCACGACCGTCACCTTGATATTCCACTTTAGCTAAGCAACGGCGATCCCAACCAGATCTTCTGACATTTTTACGGATGGTGTTGACTAACCCAACCATAACCTTTTCGATGTTCATCACCCCGTAAGCAGATTCCCATTCTTCCAGGAACTTGCAGATCTCGGCATTCTCGAGATGGGGGTAATTAAAGATCTCTACGGCTGAGTCAACCATATCCTTAGCCAGTACCTGTCGTACTGAAGCTTCGACCTTCTCTTCGAAGAAAAGATCTTTGGCCAATTCAAACACGTTAAAAAGAATCATCAGGTTGTCTCAATAAGTGAAGGAAAGATAATAGATGTTACCCGCTGTCCCTATTCGGTTAACTTCCACGTTAGCAGAGGTAGGAATACCTAATGTCTGCTTAAGCAACACATCTTCAAAATCAGGGATAGAACCAAACCGACCATTGCCGAAAGACACTTCAGCAAGTCTATTGTAACCGAGGCCTTCTAAACAGTTAATGAGATCGGATCGATCTACAGCCGTTCTAAGCGTCTTTCCTCCGTTACCTATGGTCCGGGTCAACTGATAGTGATTCAAATCAATACAGAAGCTCTTAGACACGTTTAAGCCCTCATTTTCAAATACACAACCCACTATAGTAATGTAAGCCCAGTAAAAATACAGTTTTGCATAATAAACCCTTAGTTAGGAGCGCGCGCTCCTAACTAAGGTATTTACCGTCTGCTACTTAGCAGAAGCCGTCATCAGCAGCACCGGCACTCATGTCTTTCTGGGACACGAAGCGGGCAGCCAGTTGGGCTTTGTCGTCGGCCAGCGCCTTGATCTCTTCTTGCAGTGCAGCGTACGCTTCACCGTGGTCGAGAGTCAGGTGCAGTTCTTTCAGATCGCCAGGCGGGTTGTTCTTCTTGTTCAGAATACCGGTACTACGGTAAACCGTTCCAGGGAACACTTGGCGAACCGAAGCGTTGTCGATGAACAAACTACCAACCGCTACAGGAGTCGGGCCGTTGTATTCCTTGGAAGTGACTTCGTCGTAGAACTGGATACGACTCAGCGCCGGCGGAACCTTGTTGTCGTAGGAGTAGTTGAACAGGTTGGTCAGGTCGGAGACTTCCATTTCCGACTTGTACTTGCTCAGGAACACCGAGGCCAGAGCAATGCCTTGGATAACTTCCGCGTTCACTTCACCGCGAGTTTTGTCAGCGTCTTCGGTGAACTCCATGAAGCAGATCGGCTTGCCGAGCTGGTTGATCATGTTCACCAGAGCAGTGCGCTGTTTGACCGAGTTTTCTTTCTCGGTGACCGAGGTGAAGTCCGAGATCATTGCCAGGATAACGATCGCTTCTTTCTCGATCAGTTCGCGCACCAGTTGGAACGCCATACCACGACCGGTACCACCGGAGATGTTCACGACGACGATGTTGTGGTTACCAGGTTTTTCGCTGGCAACGAGAGCCTTCACGAACGGACGGACTTTGTCCATGATTTTGTTGGCGTCTTTGCCGGCGCCTTGCAGACCTGCGATGCGGTGGATTTCGAACAGGTCAGAGCTGTCGTTGGCGTCAGAGCTGTCCAGGCCGATCACGTGTGCATCTTTGATTGCTTGAGTCAGAGGCTTGGCTTTGGCTTCGGCCGAAACGTTGATACCAGTACCACCGCAAGCCCAGATTTTCAGATCGGTAGAATCAGACATTATTAATCACTCTTGAGTTGACGTTACAAAAATAGGTTATAAAGCATTCTCTATTTGCTCTACAACCTAGTAATATAGAGCCGAAATATTTCAGCCCAAATTGCAAATAAAAAAGTTACCCGGCAATGCCTACGCCACATAGGGCATCGCCAGGCCTCCAAAATGGAGTGTGGGGAGATCACATTGGTTTGCAACACCCCTTGCACTGACGAGAGCCATGACACACTAATCAGTACTGGGGACATAGTATCTGGTCCCAGTTACAAAAAATGAAATAAAAATATAACCCCCTAACCCCCACCCCCGAAGGAGTAGGGGGAGAGGGGGGAAGTTTTGTAGGCAACCCTCACAGACCAGATAGAGAATAGTCTGTAAAGAGGGGGTGTGGTGTCTAACCTCCCATAACCCACCACGATCTCGATGGAGCGATGGCTAACTCAGCCGTTCACGGCGCATAAGATAGCTTTGCTCTTTTCGGGAGCAGGTGTGTTTTGTTTGGCAGAGATGATTTCACCGCCCTTGGGGTTAATCCGTGTCAGCAGACGAGGAGTCTCGAAAGACCACACGTCAATGTAACCGCCGCTGTTGACATCGATTTTGATACCGGCTTTCACTGCGTTGATTGCATCGCCTTTAATGGCCATGACCCCTAGACCGTAAATCCCGCCGCTACCAATAGCGTGATTACCTTCCACAGCGAAGAGCTCGTTAATCACTTCGCCTTTAGCAGTGGAGCCGTAGTTCCAGTAGTAAACTTCTTTCTTATCGGTTACCAACAAGATCGTGAAGCTGTAATCTCCACATGCTGGATCAACCCCGGGTACTGCGTCAGCTTCCAGAACTTTCTTGATGCATGGGATAGTCGCAATCGACCCACTGAAGCCAACTGCCAGAATGGGTTTACCGTTAACTGTCCATGGAGTATCTTCCGGAAGCAGGATCTTTTCATAATCCCCTCCCAGCTTACGAGTACCGGCCACGTAAAGAGTATCTGCTGCTAAGGTATTACCGTCCCACGCTACTGTTGTCATAATTACCCTTAACCTCAACGAATGGAAATAACACCTGGCTCAGCAGAGTTCCAGATTTGAAGCGAACCACCGCTGCTAGGATCAACATTGATAGCCGCCTGTACTGCCAAACCAGCGTCGATATTGATACTCATCACAGCATTGGCAAAACTACCCCCACTACCGATTGCGTCCTTGCCGTTTGAAAAACTCAATTGGACGCTTGGACCCTCGCCATCTTTCTTCCGATAGTTAAACCGGAAGCATTTACCGGTATGGGTAATGACCAACGCGGCAAAGGAGCTGGATTCTTTAGGGACTGGACTACGGTGGGTAAGCCCCTCCGCAAGCATGTCCGTAAAGGTATATTGTGCCATGGCACAACCCGCTAGACCAATTGCCGCGACCGACTCTCCTTGGATCGTCCATTTAGTAAGAACCCCTTCAGGGGGAAGGAAGATCTTTGTAGAGACACTAAGTGTAGCCAGCCCGTTAACAGTGGACTGTGAGTCAGCTACCAACAATTTACCATCCCAAGCTACAGTAGTCATACTAGCTCCTGTTATTTTTTCGCACATGGTGCTTGATAAAACCTTCCCCGACACCGGTGTACAGACGTCGCAGATCATTTTCATTGTTTTCGAATTGAGAAAGGTCGACCAGCAGACGACCGGGTTCCCCATTGATCAGTACTTCAGATACCCCAGGATATCCCTCGATAGGCCGAGTAGTAATTGATTCAATGGAATCCAGCTTACCTTTAGGCAAAGTAATCGTGATAGTTTCCGGATTATCCATTCTTCACCTCCGTCACTGGTTCATCAGCTTTCTTCATCAGATCAGATACGATCCCACTAACCACGTGCTTAAGCTGTCCCATGTTGAGCCCATTGATCGGATAGGTCTCTTCAATGTTTACCAGCTCAGGCAGAACCGATACTGGACGCTTGCTCGGGACTTCTGGAGGAGGTGGGAGCTCCCAGACCACGTTATCCCCGCCACAGAAAGGACAAAGCCGTTTAGCCGCCTCTACGCCCTTCTCGGCTTGGTTCTTATCTTTAGGCCCCATAGCCGCGTAGGCAAACACACCACCGCTACCTACCGCTACCGGAACTGGTACCGGAACCATAACGAACTCGTGAGCACTTGGACCTTTAGCCCGAGTTGGTTCAGTGCTGAGTACGTACGCGTCGCCCGTTTCCAGTACGCACAGTGCTTCGAAGACCACGTCGATATCCGGCTTAATGATCGTCCGGTAAGTAACCCCTTGACTCAATAATTCCCGAATATAAGGAATCGCCGGCAAGGCACCAGAAAAACCAAACGCAATAACCTTTGTTTTGTTGATCTCCCAGTACTCATCATCCAGCGGATGATAGATCTTCTGAAAAGCTCCGGGGAGCTTCATATCCCCTGTAGCAGCCAGACTATCAGCGATCATCTTCTTACCGTCATAACAAACAATGGTCATTTTCTTCTTCCTTACAGTTATCGACTCAAAGGGTTACTAAGGATGATTTATCCCAACTAACCCCTTACCCAGTCATCTTGATTGCTTAAAATAGATTATCAAGTGTTTATTCACTCTAGTAATGTAGGTTTATTATCTTTTTGCATAGTAGACCCTTACCCTACTCCCTTAACAGGAATAGAGTTATTTAAATTGTTTAAATTAGCTTTATAATAATTACAGTAATAAAATACTTTTCTTTAAAGGCCTGCGGCCTTAGGGCAGTAGGGCATGATCCGGAACCTAACCAACCCAACCAACTCCCCCAGAGTAATCCTTATTCCGTTCCGTATCCCTTCGGGCTACTCCACTCCATAAGTCTTACTCTTACCCCCACTCTTCAAAAATCAAAAAGTATAGGTAAGACATACAATGAAATACTCCTAAGAAAACAATCAAAGGAAATGTTATGTTTAGCCTGACCAATCAAAGGACATTAGATTATGGGTAACCCAGTAGATTTTGCTATCAGTCGGGTTTTGAACTCCGACATCAGTGAGTACCTTTTTGAATTGGCTTTTGCTAACAAGAACGCCAACGTACTCGGTAACTGGTACAACATGGTCAACGAGACCACCATTGAACAAGGTATCCGTGAAAAGATTATCCACCAGTTGATCCTGCCTGACTGTAAGGTCGGTGGTGGTAAGACAGAGTACCTGGACCTCGGTGGTTCAGAGATGCGCAGTATCGGTAACGGCTGCCTAGAAGTTAAGGTTCCTGAGATGACCACTCGAGGTGCCAAGATTGTTTCGGTGACTGAGTGCTACCTCGGTTCCATGAACTCGGCTATCGGTCAGCTGGGCATCGGTGTGGGTAACGACGCTGAGTGTGGTTCTGGTGTTGTGAACGAAATGATGGGTTCCATGATTAACAACATGGCCGGTAACAAGTCCATGCCGCAGACCTATACCGATTGCCAGATGACGGGTAACAACGTCTTTGTGATCTTCGGTATCAACATGGGTACTTTTAACATGAGTGCCAAGGTCATCATGGAATACGACGAAGCGATGAGCAGCATCCACGCTCACCACTACTTGCAGTTCGCTGAGCTGGTAGAGCTGGGTGTTAAAGCGTACTTGTACCGTAAACTGAAAAGCCCGGTTAACGAAGCCGCTGTCAAGATGGGTGTTGCGCTCTCGGATATCAAAGACGATATCGCTGAGTACAAGGATGCGTGGACTAACTACAAGGAATACTTCCTGAAGGTTTGGACTCCTTGCATGACTTGGAGCGACAAGCAGAACGTACACGACGCTCAACGCATGGGCATTGCTCGCAGAACATAAGGAGGACCCCATGTCAGAATTAGATTTCAGCCGAGTACCGGTTCAGTACAACCCAGAAGACCTCAGTTCGGATCGAGCGGCTGAGGAAGCTGAGAACGAGTACTGGAACAAGCAACCCTCGATCTTTGTACCTGATCAATACCTCGGTCTCTTTCAAGACAGACACCCTCACGAGTTCGCCAAGCCTTCACCTCCTCAGTATGAACTGAGTGATGTAGCAGGGATGGAAGCGCTCCTGCAAGGGGTAAACTTCGAAAGCACCAACGCCATCCTGCAAGTCTTCGAAAAGATGGGTCAGTACTTGGAGGTTAACTCTAAGTGGGCCCTTACCCTTAAGAAGTACGTCTACAACTTCATCACTCGTAAAGTTGGGATGCACGACCACATGGCGTTCTTCGGCGCACCTTACCTTGGTCTGGAGAAGATCACCTTCACCACGGCTGACCGTAACGAGTGGTTCAACGAGATCTTTGACTGCGATGAAGATGAGCTGCGGGAAAACCTGCACGCTTGCGCCGCGATCAAGAGCGAGTGGGCGGTCGTAGGCGACGCGTTCAACATGACCGTCCCTTACCTCTTGTTCCGTATCAACAAGAGTACGTTGAAAGCGGATGAGAAACACCGGGCTATGGTGGACGTGGTTTCCATGTATCACTACAAGTGCCTGACCAGCATCGTACATAATGACTATCCGTTCCAAGCTCGTAAGGAAGTCGTATACGAGACCTATAACCGCTTGAGCCTGAAGTACGACATCAAGCGCTACGGTAGCTGGAAGGCCCTCATCGAGGCTCGTGCTGAGTACATCATCAACCCTAAGACGGGAATTCACTACGAAGCGTGGTCCAAGATGGACAACGACAAGAAGATTGTCTACATGGTGGGTGATATCCAGAACCGGTTGCGTCGGGCTATTAACGACATCAACAAAGTCTTCCACGATGTGAAGAACAAAACCAACATCGTAAAAGTTGAGTCCGCTAAAGTTCAACTGAAGGACGAATTAAGTATCAAGAGCGTGGCGAAAGATGTAACCGCCCATGTTCTTTATCTGGACCGGATCCTTACTGAAGAGAGTTCGTTCTTCAAAGAGGAACTGATGGAGTACGCTGCGGGTGTGTTGGATAACGTCCGTATGGAGATGCTCCAGTATTCGATCCAGGAGTTTGCTAAGCGGTACAACAACCCGAAGTACCCCGATTACAAAACGTTTGCTGAAACCATTGTTTTGCACATGTTTGAATACTTGCATGCCAATGGTATTAAGCGGAGTAACGTGTACGACGTATTGATTAAGATGCGTGGTGCGTACGGGGCTTCTCGCAGTAACAACGACCAGGTTAAAATCATCCGAGAGTTGGGTGACAAGATCGTAATTGACATCACTGGGCGTAAGACCCCGCAATGGGTCCTAACCACACGGACTGCTCTGTCACTGTACATGGTGATTCGTGTGATCACGAAAGAACTATTCGAATAGGAAAGATCATGGAATTCATTACCCGCGCGTATCCAGTTTACGAAGAAAATACCGACACTGCAAAGTTCTTTGTTTCCCCGGTTCTGGCTGCGCCGTTAGCGGTCGAGTACTCGAAAGGCGATCCTTTCGGTCGTAAAGGTCACCATAGCCAGTTTCTGACGGTACCTGTCGACATTCCTAACTACTTCGCGCTTTGCCAAGTTCCTGGCCAGCGTCCGTGGGGAGTAATGGACGAGCTCGACGTAAGCGCGATGCGGGTAAATGCCCTGATGGTTTCCTTTGAGGTGGAAGGGAAGATTTACCACGCTCACGTTGCTACCACCGCGATGCCAACCTCCGCCTTCATCAAGGCGCCAGAAGGCAGCAGTGTCTTGTTGGATATGAGAATGCTCAAGGTGAGCGGTCTTAATACCGAGACCTGGTGCGGGAAGAACATTGGTGAAGAAGTCTTCGCCGGATTCAAAGCCCTTGGTTACGACCCACTGCTTAGCGTTTCGGTCGTTGCCTCGTTTGATCGTCAGCGCTGCTCCCTCATCACGAAATGCCTGGCCGGTAAGCTCACTGCTTTGCGGAACATTGTTACCGGTAACGTGATCCCTGTTGAAGAACTCGATGACGTTTTCACCGGCGCTCTTCTCAACGATCTCCGTGGGCTTGTTAACTCGGTAGGGAAAGCGACGGTTACTGGTATCCGTATTGCACAAGAACTCAGATAATCTTCGAGTAAACACCCATGGAACAACAAAGCCCGATGGCAGAAATTTTCGATGAGATCGTTAAGGGTTACCAACCTTACGACTCGTTCGATATTGAGTTCAACGTACCCAAAGCGCTGGCGGGTGATCCACGGGTGTTTATCCCACCTGGCCTCGAAGTAAACTTTGATCAGTACCTGTTCACCATGGCGACTTACAAAACCGCCTACCCGGGTCAATTTCCGCATCGTTTCAAAGCCTTCATGCTGACTCCTAAAGAGAACATGAAGGTCCGTTACCCTATTGAGGGGATGCACAGTATCACGCTCCATCGTGGCGAGGGCGAGCGCTACTTCACGTCGCTGGCAGATACCATCAACTGTGTACTGGCGTGTCAAGCCAAGGGCGTGCTGGTTACCGCGGTGACCGATAATGAATTCGGTTGTCGTACAGCGCAAGAGATGATTGATTATTTTAAGCAATTCGAAAAAGTGGAACACAGTGAATTTCCTGTTTTCCCAATTACCACTCCACTGACTCAAAGCAAGTAAGGAAAGAAACATGAACATGGCCCAACGCACTTCTTCTGCTAACGAACTGAAGAAAGGTACGACTGCTGGGAATGAAGAAAGTCTCACTAAAGCTCTCGACGATCTCAAGATGACCGGTAAGTTCGAATTTGGTCCAGCTGATAACCCTACTGTCAGCCTGTTCTACCTGAAGAACCAAGCCCCTGCCGAATACGGCGATTTCTACATCATGGACGGTTTCTATCTGGACAGTCATGGTGGCCGGCCAGCCATTGCGGTCTTGATCCACAAAACGTCTCTCAGTGGCAGCTTCTCGGTAGACCTCAACATCCCTTCGCAGATTACCCGTTCCGGTGGTGAGGTCTACTTCCTCAGTCGCGAGATGGCCGAGTACTGTGCCAAGCGTCTGGTGACCGGTGAGATGGAGTTCGACAACCTGAAGAAGACTTTCTTCGCGAAGTCCTACAACTGCACCGTCGATCATTTCGAAGATCGTGATCAAGTAGGTCATGTTGAAGACGGCCTGATCCCAATCATCCGCAGCGAAGCTTCTAAAGCTGAGGGCGGTGGTTACGTGATGATGGGTCTCGCCGAAGTGCTGGTGAACAAGAAGCTCCATCTGATCCACGTGGTGGCTAAGCTTGACTCCGCTCCAATCTCCGGTACTCTCTTGCAGCTCAAAGATCGTGCTGCTCTGATCAACGCTGAGTACTTCCGTTCCGAAAGTGTGGCGGGTTATACCTTCAACGAACGTGTTGCTGGTACCAAGCCTCTGGCCAGCCTGACCGGTCGTTCGTACGAAGAGATGATTCAGTATCTGAACATCAACACCAAGTAACAAATAAACACCTATACCTCCAGAGCCCCGTCAAGGGCTCTGGAGGGTAGGGTTATTTATGCAACTCTGCGCTGATCCATAATGCGCTTGTTCCGATCCAAACGAGCGTCGTCGATAACTTTGTCGATCGTCATCGAACGTGCTTGTTCAGGTGGGAGGTACTTCGTCAGCTTCCGAATCTCTGCTTCCAGACGCAAGGCCAGCAGGTTATCGTTCGTAGACAACAACTCATCCGTAAGTGTAGTGATCTTCGCTCTGACTTTCTGGAGCAAGTGGATAATGTGAGGTTCCGTTTCTGGAGTCTTCACACCTGCTGCTTCGTTCATCAAGTTACGGGTTTCAGTCAATGCCAGTCCAGGAGGAATCCCGTATAGCGATTTGTTCATCCCCAGCTTAATGAACCAGTAACTCAACAGCCACGAAATAACCAAGTCATCGTGTTGCTTAGAGTCGTGGTCAATCCGGTCTGCCTTAAGCCGCAGGTTAATCAGTTCATCCGCAAGCTTGCTGTACGCCAACCCATAACCCGTGTTCCCTACCGCTTCGATGATCAACCCGTAAAGTGTCTTACGAGAAGTACCTGTGGTGAGGAACCCAAAGTGCTGCTTGAACTTCAGGTAGAAGTTCTTGCTACGAGTAGCGAACCCAGTACGTCTAACTTCTTCGTACTCCTTCTCGTGACCAACCGTGTCGTTGTAGACCGTGTTGTAGATCCGGGTGAATGGATCCATACCCTTAGCAGGCAGCGTGATCAGGAGCGTATCGATCATGTGGTGAGCATAGTTGCGTTCAGGGATCAGGATACTGTTCTGAATGCATTCCAGCAAGTCCACCAAGATGCTCGCTACGTGGTCCAGATAGGTAAGAGCGTATCGACCTACCCCAACGACCTTACCAGTCTTCATACTGCGGATTACGATGGTGCAGGCGTCCTTGTTGATAGCGGAGGAAGTATCGCAACCGATCAAGAAGAAGTCGTTGTAAGACTTCGCGCACATTTCAGCCAGTTCGTTCTGTGTAACAAAGAAGTCCATGTAAAGGTTAAAGTCCTTGTACTCTTTGCTCCACACTACGTCCCGCTTCATGTTGTTAATGGCTTCACGGGTCTGGTCATCAAACAACCGGTTCTCCCCGTCTTCCACCCACATCAACAGCAAGTCGATCTTGGCCTTAGCTTTACTCAAGTTAAGGTCGTCGATAACCCACTTCACCCAGTCCTTGTCTTTACCCAGCTGGAGGTAGTTATACACCATCGCCAGTTTAGGAGACGTGGTTTCGACTGGAGACGCTTTAATCAGCTTGTCATGCAGATCGGACTCGCTGAAGCAGTCAAAGAACTTCTCTCGCCATTCGGTAGAGTCCATCAAACGTTTGAACATGAACTGACCACTTGGGTGCAGCGTTGTGTTCGGTGTTGTGATGTGACTGATCCCGTGTGGCAGGCCTTTAGAACGACATACAGCCATCTCGGTTAGCATGGAAGGACCAGAACCGTCGATGATCAAGTCGATGTACTTGATGTACGCTGATTCGTCGTACCAACCAGAACCTACTGTCAGACCACGTGCCAAGTCGCCTGCTGCGTCAGCCCCTTGTTGCGGAACGTTGATGTACAGGGTATTAACCTGATCCTCACCAAACGCTTTATACGTTAACGATGTACCAGCGTCCTTGTCCTTATAGGTCGAGTTAACCAAGAACTTAGGAATACTGCTACGGATCGTCTTAATGGCGTTGACGAACTGAGCCCGGTTATCACTCTTCAGGGTAATGAGGTGAGATGTATACCCTCGACCCATGATGTAGGTCAGCCAGAAGTTAATGACCTGAACCGACACCGTGTTGTGGGTCACCATGAAGTCATCGGTAACGTACAAGTGTTCCGAAGAGTCAATCTCAATGCAGGTAGACTTCTCTTCCCACAGATACTTGATCGACTTAACGAACAGAGCATTCACCTCATTAACCGGACGTTCCTGTTCACGGGTCTTGAAGTAAGGGATGGTTTCCGGCAGTGTAATGACGATACCGTTGCCTTTGTTAGCAGCAGTACCGCCCAACCCACGTACCAGATATTTCAGCTGAGCTCCGATAGCACGGTTTACAGCGATGTAGACGTTCTTATCGCCAATGATACCCCGGTTGTCACAGAACGCTTGCAGGAGGCTTATACGGTCTTCCAGAGCCCCTTCCAAGTAGGCAGCGGGAAGTCCTACTTCTTTATCGAACGTAATCGGGTTACCGTCATCACGAGCAAAGGTCCATTCACCCTTACCTTTAGTCAGACGGGTGTACTTAGGCAGGTTAGCTTCAACGTAGTTAGCTTGCGCATCGTTGAGGACATTGAACTGAAGACCACCGTTGGTGTTTCTGGCCGTAGCCATCAAACCCATGACGTATGGATCGATTGCATGATCTCGCTTAACACCCAGTTCTGGTTCTACCAGTGGGAATTGCAGAACAGCTTTCTGCTTCAACAAGTGAATCATGTCAGCCGTGGTGTACTCACTCCACAGGCCACGATCATTGATGCTGTCCAGCGAGTTCTTCATGGTCCACAGGTGACCAACCCCTGCATCAGTAGAACGACCGTCACTACCAGTAATACGGTAGACCCGGATCTTACCCTGAGGGTGAACACCAATCACGTTGGCAGGTTCACCCTTCTGATCCATGACCACGTCACCGACCTTCATGTGACCCATCTTCTTCCAGAAGTCAGCAGACTTGGCGGTTGCTGGGTCATCAGGGATAACACGGATCTCGCTGCTGTCAGGTTGCGGCTTGCCTTGCTGACGAGGCATGATCATGTGCGTGGTAACGTGGTTCAGATAAGACCACATGAAACTGACGTTACCGCGGTTAGCCAAGAACGGCATACCGCCTTTAATCCGACACACTTCTCGCAGGAAATACCAGAAGTTCTCTTTGGACTCCTTAGCGATCATGGTCTTCTGAAGATCTGTCAAATCAGGAGCGTGAGGATCCACCCCTTTCAACATCGGGTTATTCAGCTGAAGGATAAAGTAATAGTTCTTGATCCCCTGTAACCGGAAGATCTCTGCTGTACGCAGAAAGGACTCGTTCTTCGTGTCCATGTCCGGCGCAGCTTTGTACAGATGGAAGTCTTTCAGGAAGCGTGCGGTTTTGATACCCCACAAACTGTCTTCCTTGAAATGCGCCATCAAGGTTTCTTCTTCACTGCGCGCTTCCGAGTCGATACGGAGGCGCTTGTCGTCTACTAACTTCTTGGTGAGATTGGTAACCCCAAGGTAATTCTTGACTTTGGTAGCAAACTCTAATAACCGATTATAGTCTTCATCTGTTTCAGTAGACATATACGAATTCCTTGAAAAGGTATCCTAACCCTCCGCCCTAAGGGCGGAGGGTTAGTTGAACATACAATCCACATCAACCAGCGTTAATGGTAATACCCGACGCAGCCAACTGAAGCTCAACGCCCGCACTGCTACGGTTAACCCACTGAAGTACCCAGGTTTGACCGTGTTGCAGTTCGATCGGCATGCCGTTGTCCTGATCCCACAAAGCGATGGAGAACAACCACTTCCGTCCATCGGTTGGATGAGTCAGGTAGAAGTGAGTTGGTTCCGGAGCTTTCTCTTCATCCCAACGGTTGTAGCTTGGGGAGACTGCCCGGTACATCCCTTCCAACCACGCCTTCTGGTTAGCGAAGCCGTTCTTAACGTTGAAGCGAGTGTTAACCCCAGCGTTGGTTACCTGAGCGAACATACCACCGAAGAACGGAGTGGTTGGGGCGAAAGACACTTCCCAACGTTTCCCAGTCCCACTGATCGGAGCGCGCAAGATAATCGTGGTGTATTGGAAGAACGTGATGGATGCGTTCAGAATCGAAACATCCCGCAGGTTCAAGTTGAACACCAACGACTGAGACACACCGTACGCTGTTGGACGCCATGGCTGACTCTGCTGGTTGAACGTGACGAACTGAGTAACGTCGATCACGTACTTCCGATCCAAGTCGTACAACCAATGACGCAGGCTGTAACCACTGATGGCCGGATCCCAAACAGGGAAGGTGTAAAGCTTCGGCGACCATGCACCTTTAACAGCACCTGCTTCGATACGGTAGATCTGCTTCTTGAAGTCAGGGTTACCCGGCTCCGCTACCGCATGCTGTTCGTTATCCAACAGCTTACGAGTCAGAACCAGCTCACCGCCATTACCAGGATAGGTAGGGCGGTATTCCGACAACCCGATCAGGTTCCATGGTGGCGCGTTAACTGGCGAAGGTACAGAACTGCTGCCGTCAGAGTAATGCGCAATAGCACGCAACTCTACCGCAGGGATCACCACGTTGATCGGAACCACCAACAGCTTCGGATCCATCGTGTTGGTAAACCATGGGCTAAGCAGTTCGACCGACTCGAGGTACTTGGTACCCAGCTGGTGGTCCTTCATGTAGGACGAGTGCTGAACCCGCAACAGTGCCGCTGGAGGAATGAAGTTATCGCCTTCATCGTAGAACGCCAAGTAGCAACGTTCGCCGTTAGGCAGAGCTTCTTCGTTTTCAGTTACAGAGAACGAACCCGTCGTCATGATACTGACGTTAGTCCGGTCAATGATCTCTGCCAACTTAACCGGTACTTGCTTGCTGGTGATCACCAGGTTCGAGTTGTACTGAACCCCGATGTTCAACGACTCAATAGCCGCGTTGCCTTTGAAGACCTTGGCGTAAGCAGCACCCGGACGCATGATGGTACTGTCGATCTTGGCCACGTTAGGGCGCTGGGTGTAATCGATAGAGAGCAGAGCCTCACCGATCATTGGACCACCTTTCAGACCGAAGATCCAATCCTGCTCAGTGGTCTGCGAAGCATCGCCGTTGATCATCGCCCATGGAACCAGAGTCGACTTGTTGGTAGCTTCAGTATCCACGTGAGCAACCCGAAGGATCACCCCACCTGGAACGTTGAAGACCAGCCAGTCTTCTTTAGGAACCACGTAACGCTTGATGTCATCGACCGGATGGATGTCCGGATCATAAATATCTTGAAGGTGGAGCATGAAGGGCTGGAAGCGTTCACCTACGTTGGCTACAGCCAGGTTGGTTGCGGCTACTGCCCGTTCAGCGGACGTACTGGGAGTATCACTGAACATATTTAGTCCTCGGATAAGTTCTAGCGAACGTTATCGTTTACTTGGAAGTGTCCTTCAATCTGACACACGGAGTTCAGGAACAAATCATTGACCTGACGAATGAAGACCATCTCGTCAGAAGTGATCGTCTGGATCCCGTAGTTTGCGTAAGGCATCACTGCGAAATAACGCAGGTCGAACTTGAGAGGAACAGGGTCGTACTTCAGCCACCACATATAACTGGCAACCTGATCCCGGACGAACCGATCGGTGTAACCCTCTTCCATATCTTCCAATGCAGGAAGTACCAGCAGCCGGTTCAGGAGAGCATTGACAATCACGCTCAAGAACGGACTGAACAGACGATACTTGTCTTGCTGGTTATGGATCACCGGTTGTTGGTTCGGCTTAACAGCGTACAGTGTCATATAGTCACTGATCCGCTTGTCAACCTCTTGAGCCAGTTCGTACCCTGGGAAGTTGTTATACTCCTCAACGTACCACATCGGGGTGTAGGTGTACTTGACCATGTAAGGCAACCCGTTCAGGGTGTCCCACAGATCATCAGGGGAACGCTTCTCAGCACTAGGAACATCAGCAGTGCGGAACAGTCGACCACCGATCACACAACGGGTTACCCGATCATCTCGCAGGTTATAACGAGGGAAACGACCAATCACCCCACCGTCTACAAAACCCAACTCCGTCTTACGAACAGGCAACTTCTGATCGGGATGGAATTGGTCAGCTCGGAAGGTGATCTGTTGCGGCCCTTCCACAATGAACTGTTTGTTAACGATGTAGAAGTAGTCCCCATCAAAGAACCAGTCCACATTGTCGATCAAAGGATGACCGTTCAACCAGATCGAGTAGTTAGCGAACGCCGTCGGGAAGATCAGGCCGCCACCGTCGTACATGTGGGTTTGTGCAAAGCTCAGGCTGTGGTCAATGTGATCCAGCTCAAAGCTATACCCCAAGCACTTGGTGTTAAACAGCAACACCCCACGTTGGTTAACCGGATCCAGCTCCTTCCAGAAGAGAAGACCGTTCTCGATGTAGTAGATCGAATCATCACCGGTCACGTCCACCATCTCACCGACCAGCTTCTGCGAATCAATGCTCCACGAAGAAACATAGACCCGAACGTTGTTCAATGGATCCACTTCAGTAGTTGTGTTAACCACCTTGTAGTCCACGTTACGTCCAGCGGTACCCAGAGTGAACTCGACCATCTTGCAATCTGCGTACTTCGGAATGAAGTACAGACGGTTGGTCATGTTCCACCAACCCAGCAGTTTGCCTTCAGCGTCGTACTCCCAAGCACTGCACGCAGCACGGTAGGTAACCGGTATCTCCAGACCCAATGTACCGGGAATGTGGTCAACCTTAACCGGAGTATTACTCAGGATCAAAGTAGAAGCGTTGTAACCAAATGCCTTCTTCGCACTTTCTCTGGAGAGGTTCTTCCACTGACTACGAGTGAAGGACATAACCGGCCCTTGCTCGAGGTTGGATGCTGCCCATTCAGGAACAGTAGCCCGAGCACCCGTCATAGCCCGCAGGATATCTGCATCAGGCAAACGGTATAGGTAACGAACCCGGTTGTGCTCCCACGGCCACTGGTATTCCCAATCAGTCTTCCGGACCAGCACCAAGATACGGTTACTCGCCAAGTTACCCAGATCAGGGTGATGACCGCTGGCCATTTGAATGTCGTAGTCAGAGATGGCCACGTCCTGGTGAGTCATCTGCCGAACCGAACGCTCGTTGTTCCGGTGGAAGTACAGGCCGTAGTTCTTTGGACCTACCAAGAAGTAATCGTTGTCATCGAAATAACGTAACTTGAAATCACCTTCCACTTTAGGTGGGTGGATGATCAGCTTACGAACCTTGTCCAGCTCACTGTAGAACGCAGGGAGTTGGTCGTACCGATACAGCTCAGCTCGGATAACGGTTGGGTCGTGGATGATCTCTACCACATCACCGATCACCAAGTTAGGGATCTGGTTAGGAGCTCCGTGGAAGTAAGCCCCATTATGGTAAACGAAGGTGAACCCCGGCAAGGTCTTCAGGAACGCGTACCTAACGATGAACTGGTTCAGCTCTGTAGCGTACTCGTAGACCATGGTCTCGTAGATGAAGGAGTTGATCCCCGGTACGTCTACCGTTTCATTACGAGGCACCGGTACGGTCGGGGTGTAGACCCGGAAGAACATTTCCATGTTGATCGGAACCGGGTATGACTTAAGCTTCTCCAGTGCAACGAAGACCAGCCCGTCATAAGTACACATCACCCACGCTTTAGCTTTGGTGTAGTTGAAACCGAACGTGTTATAGATGTTAATCATGGAACCGCGACGTGTACACAGATCGCCGAGGTTAACCCAGCGGTCCAGCGGATTGCGTCGACTATGACCAGTCCTGAAGTTCCAGAAACCTGGATCCAGACCACCCACACTAAATACGTGGAAGAACTTACCCTTCTTAGGTAGACTTCTCCACGCTTCCATGTAACCGAAGTTATCGATGCTTCCGTAGTAATCCGAGATCCGTACCATGTCTACTTGACGCTGGTGATTCTCCTCAGGATTACCCCAGAGATTACCGATGGCATAGTCCAACAACGGATTGTTGGACTCGAAGCCAATAATGCTCATAGGCGATTACCGATTCAGGTCGTACGTGTAATCAATGTTCTTCCAGAACGCTTCCAAAGCGGCTTGGCCTGCGTACTTAGGATCGAACGCCATACCCATAGGGCTTTTATTCAACAACTTGAACTTAGAGGCGCCGTAGGCAAAAGCTGCCAGCAGGCAAGGGGATTCCAGAGCAGCACCGATAACCGGACCTTTCAGTGCAGTCGATACGATCGAGGAACCCAACGCCATGAAGTCCTTGAGGTCCGTACCCTTCAGCTTATAAAGGATTGGCTCTTTGTGGATTGCTTTGAGCAGATCCTCCAAAGTCTTCATGTGAGGAAGGTCCTCGATAACACCAAGACTGAAGTCCTGCTGCCAGTTATAAACGGTGCGGATGGTGTTGACGCCGACGAAGGTCAGATCGGTACCCTGGAGCTCCATCAAGCAAGTGACGTAGTAGACAGCCAAAGCTTTGAACACTTTGGTCTCATCAGTCGTTAGAGTAGCCCGGCTGCTGATACGGGCAGAGAAGCCTTCAGCAAAACCACGAGCTGTCATAGCCCGCATGTTCTTCAACGTACCCAACTTCTTGTTCGCACAGTCCTGCTGTAGGAAAGCGCAAAGCTTCATGATGGTGATGTCGTTGGTATTGACTGGGCGGTTCTGACTATCTCGGTAAGGGCGCTCGTCGTAAACCGTGATGGTTTCGCGAGTATGTGTTTCCAGCGTAATCGGGAATGCAAGTGTATCAAACGGAACGTTATTGGCGAACGTCAGAACAAACACATCTTTCTTACTGGTGGGGGTCAGGTTCTGCTTTAGGTGCAGAAGCTTGATGATTTCATCCACCTTATGGAGAGACCGCAAGACCCTGCCGGCTGAGGAATCGTAAGCATTAATGAGCATGGGCGGTATTTCCTTAAATAACATGTTATGTGTTAAGTGTAAATGACACATTAAGGCCCTAAAAATTGGGTGCATACGATTGCTCCACCCATCAAATTTCATCACGAGGCTGACTCGATATGAGTATTTTCAACCAGATCGTACCTGGCTCGGTGATCAACAACGGGATCAATGATGTATCGGTCCCTGAGTATGACGTCACTATTGCCACGGCTCCGCTTCACCTTCCTGTTATTTCCGGTACGTCTCCTATCGGCGGTTTGGCCTCGGAAGTTGGTACCCAATGGGTTGCCATCAAAGATTTCGCCAAAACGTTCGGTGACATTCTGGACCCAGAAACTCCGTACTACGGCCCAATCGGTCGTCTGATCGCAGCGTTGGCTGACGGCGCCCAAGGCACCATCGGTTTCCGTCGTCTGTCGGCAAACAACGTCAAAGCCCGTGCGGCAGTGTCGGCGTTCGTCTACCAGCTTGAAGTACCGCAATTTGAACGCGATGTTTCCGGTCGTTTCAAATACGACACCAGCGGTGCTCGCATCCCGATCGTAGGTCAAGGCGCTACGATTCCGGGTATCGACATCCAGATCAAACTGGACGACATCACCGGTAAACTCCCAGGTGAGCTGGAAGTGCGTACCATCGCTGCTGTTGGCGGTGCGCCGGAAACCGTGGTTTACCCACTGTACGAAGCTCTGGCTGGCGTCGGCGAAGATTACAACCGCAACGGCTTCCAGTTCGGCGTTCAGAACACCACCGCTGCATGGCGCGCGACTTCGGACTTCGTTCGTAAGAACGGCGTGTTCCCGTACCAGCTGCGTGAGTTCACTGACACCAAGGCTGGCGTTCGCTCGTTCGTTAAAGCGCCGTCCAGCAGCAACGAAGTCGTTCCGGCGACTCTGTTCGACGTGACTGTCAAGAACGTCAAGTACGGTCTGGACAACGCGTTCCGTACCTTCACTGGTACCAACGTCAACCGTCCTCAGCGCGCAATCCCGGCTCCGATCAACGGTACCGTGGTTTACCACGAGAACATCGCTGCGCTCTGCCAGCTGATGTACCACCTGGAAAGCCCGGTGAACGACAACCTGGTTGACTCCGGTCGTCCTGGTGAGCAGTACAAGCAGATGAACCCGTTCACCTGCCAAGACCACACCGGCGCTCCGTACTACGCGTGCACCAGCTCTGGCGTGATCAAGTGGGACCTCAGCGGCGCTGTTAAGGTAAGCGGTGGCCTGTCCCCGTTCCTCGACAACACCGGTCAGCTTCCTGCTGGTACCACTCCGGATAACGTACCGGATCCGTTCGGTCTTCTGGTTGGCCTGAAAACGCCGACTACCATCAAGCAGGGTTGGGAAATCACCAACAGCCTGATGGTTGCTGACTTGACCACTTACGTGAACAGCTCGGCTCAGAAGGACGTTACCCGTAACCGTCAGTCGATCTGGTGGGACGTTGGCTTCTCCCAAGAAGTTAAGGACGTTGCTGTCCAGTTCCTGGGCGCTCGTAAAGACATCTTCGTCCAACAGGACGCCACCATCTGGACTCCAGGTGAAGCGAACCCTCTGGATGAGGTGTATGCACGTGCTGACATGCAGACCACCAACCTGCGGATGACTCCGGAATCCGAGAAGTGGGGTACTCCTGCGTGCCGTGCGTCGATCAACAAGGCTGAAGTTAAGCTGACCGGTGAAACTACCGGCTGGTACTTCTCGGCCAACATCGACAAGGCTCAGAAGTATGCGGGCTACGCCGGTGCTGATAACGGTCGCGTCAACGTTGCCAAGGCTCCAGATACCGGTGACAACCGTCGTCTGACCATCGGCTACGGTTCGACCATCGAGTTCGAATCCCCTGAGATCCAAGCGGACGGGTTCTCCAAAGGCCACACCACTCTCATCCCTTGGGATTGGAATGGTCAGGTGTATCGTCCGGGTCTCCCGACTGTTCACCCAAGCCCTGACTCGGTCTTGAAAGACGAGATCAACGTATTCAACTGCGTGTGCATCGAGAAGATCTCGGCGGATCAATGGAAGCGTGTTGTGGGTGACCGCAGCCTCGACCAGGATTCCTACGAGGCCATCATGAAGGACTCGATCGAAGAGCAATGCCGTGATGGTCTGGGCGGCGCTGTTCAAGGTATCGTGGCTGAAACCTCGTACGACTCCGGTCAGGTCGGCGACCTCGCTATTTTGAACGTAGTGGTTCACGGCTACTTCAACAAGGCGAAGTACATGATGGAGTTCGACCTCTATGCCCACAACAGCAACGAACTGAACAGTTCGAACTGAGGATTGATACATGGCTAACAACACTAACTATCCGCATCGTAATGCGGACACGCTGTACTCGGCGAGTGATGAGTTCGTCACGGCGTTGGGCCTGGATAACCGTCCGGTTATTAAGGGCGAGTTGCACGGTGTTTACGGTTGGGCAGGTCTGGTGTACAACTACCTGAACCAACAACCTCACCTGGAACAGATGGGCTGGTGCTTCCAGCTTACCGGTCCTGCCGCGTTCGCGCGGCTTCCAGCTGGTAAGACCTTCGCGTCGCTCTGCAAGGCGTTCTTCGAGAACCGTTCCCAGAGCTTCGACGGTCTCCGTCTGACCGTGGACTTCAGCTTCCAATCGGTTGAGTGGACTGGTCACATCATGTCCATTCCTTCTGGCGCTACTCGTAGCCAGGGTTCGGTTACCCACACCGCCATCGACGTCGAGGGTGAAGTCTTCACCAAGCTGTTCGACGTTTGGGGCCGTTGGTTGATCATGGACCCGGAACTCCAGAACGCCAAGATCGTGATCCTCGACGATCCAGGTCCGATGCTGCTGGATGACCAGTCCTGCTCGAACATCTACCTCACTCCGACTCGGAACATGCGCGACATTGCTCACGCTGCTCTGAACCTCGGGATGATGCCACGCTCCTTGGTTCCGATCGAGATCAAGCGTGACAAGAGCTCTGAGCGTGAAATGCGTTCCATCCAGATGGAGTTCACCGGTCTGCTCGAGTGGGATACCCTGGCGGTGAAACAAATCGCCCGGACCTTCCTCAAGCGTCTGCCGTTGTACAACCCTGATGCAGTAGCAGCACCGGCTGGGTTCATTAATCCATCGGCAACTGTCAACGCTGCGAAGGGCGGTACCATTCCTCAGATGACCGTTGAGAAGGCGCAGGTTGCTGCGGGTGCTGGTATCGCTGCGGAAGCTGCGGCCATGCCTGGTGCGATCTCGGCGGACGACGTTGGTTACCTGGGTTAAGTTGTAAAAGAAGCAAAGCAGTGTACCCCCTCCCAGCCCGTAAGGCTGGGAGGGGTTATTATGCATCAGCGTAATTTGCAGATCGTCCCTGCCTTACAGACAAGGTTTTCATTCCGCTTGATAACGACTTCCCGGTAGACTTCTAAGTCTTTAGCGTGAGACGCTGTCTTACTTCCGGGTGGGTTATTTCGCATTATGAAAGAATTGATCTGGTTGTCGGTGTAGAAGACGGGAAAGACTATTTCCCAACCGTCGAGGTGCTTAACGAAACGCGGTACTGCACAGCCACGTTGTCGAATAAGCTTGAGCTTCCCTGCGAATATTCCTACTTTAAAGCTGAAGACGTAGCCGCTCGTGATCTTTACAAGTGTATAGTCCAAATCCTTGGAAGCTAAGTACCTGTACAGCAACACTAGACCAAGCGCGGCGTACACGGCTAAAAAGATAAGGTTCATGGCGATTTCATACAAACTGTCGTACATGAGGGTTCTCTCCTAGCGGATACGTTTGACTGCGGCCTCTACTTCTCGTTTAAATTTGCCAACCTCAGTGCTGAAAATCCGTTTAGCAGAATCTGAAATGGCACTCCATACATTCCCATTGGGGCCGTAGTACTCTAAGAAAAGCTCGTGCATATTGTCATCAGGGTTTCTTCGTGTTTTACCTCCTGTGAAGTTGTCGTAAAGTCTTTGGTACTTAAAATGGACAACGTTAGTCAAGTGCTTGGTATTGTGGACCATAAGCTGCAACTTAACGCGGTGGGAAGGACGCAAGGATTGAGGCATGAGGGGTTTACAGGTCTTACTAATGAACGCAAGGTCATCTCTACTGAAGACCTCCGGTGCATATAGCCTCAGGAAGACCCAAGAGATCCCTGGAGACAGTTCGTAGGGTTTATCCCTAGTGTAGGGGTGACCTGCCTCCATCAACGCCATAATGCCGTACAGGAGCTTAGGATCATCCGGTTCCAGATCATCTGTACTCTCAATCAACCGACGCATGACAAACAGACTGTCTCTCAGGTACTCGTGATTGAAACTGTCCTCATCGTTACCCCGCATGTGGTCATAGACCGCCGAAATGAATCGGTCAGGGAAATAAGCGGACAGTATCCCGTGAATATCCTTCAAGACCGTCATGTCCTTTAACGTATCGGGCCTACTTGCCATACAAACTCCGACAAAAAAAAATAAGAGAGTTAGGGAGTGAATTATCACTCCCTACTTCGGTCAGTCAACGTGGGTGAGGTTCTCCGATTGAAGCGCTTTATGATTAATGTAGAAACGCATGCCGTTGGGCTTACATTCCCTATAGTTTGTTTCCTTTCCATGATCGAGCTCTTTTACATGACCGCTAAGTTCCCAGTCCTTCTTGCTGGCCGTTACTACTAACATGCCTTTAGATTGAGGGAAACTCAATTCGATCGTTGCATCATTAGGCTCCGCCCCGCTGACCGAGATAGCTACACTAATAGCGGGGTGGGATTCTTTCTTGCGATACGTATCGGAAACTTCTTGCACAGTCCAGAGGTCTGTATCCGGATCATTCTGGAGAATGAGTAACACATCTCCGGGAACGTCCAACCGACAGAACAGTATCACCTCGTCTTGTGCTTGGGCGGTGGGGGTGATAGCTGCAAACGCCATGAGCGCAGCCAACAGCAACTTCTTCATGTGCAACTCCTGTTGAGGATTGATCCTAAGTACTACGAAGCCCAGGAAAGAAAACGGTTAAAGAACCCTTCTACCTGGGCATTCACTTTGGGACAGCATTAAGCTCCCGTGGCTTATCGGCAGCGTGAGCCTTGCGGCGACCGATACGGTTGTACAGATTAGCCAGACTGGTCCCGATATTTTCTTTGATATCGTAGTCAGTGATGACCAAGCTGAATTGTGCAATGGACAGGTAACTGCCGCCCAGCAGAAAGTCCAGTGCAGCGTTGGCGTTGTACACAAGAGAGAAACTGGAACCAGTAACTCGCTCATAAACTACCACGGTGTCCAGATCGGTCCCAATGAGGATCATCCGAACTTTGTTTTCGAGGTCAGTGGTACGAGCCACTTCACCCGGTTTGAGGATCAGGTTCACTGCGCCATCATAGCCAGGACCTACCGAACTTCTCCAGTTATCCTGGAAAGCCAACACGCGAGTGGTGGCGGCGAAAACGTTCTCGAAACGTTTAGCCAATTCGATGCTTTCATCAAGTGCTTTAAGACTCATGACAAACTCCTAATGGTTAAATAAAGGTTGGTCTTTATTCACACTGATGATATAGGCCTGAGAAGCCCTATAAGTGAAAAATAAACAGGAGCATACATAACCCCAGTACTTGCCCAAGGGCAAGTACTGGTAATTACGATTAGTCTTCAACTTCTTTGAACTTGAACCCCGGCGCGAGGTTACAGGTAAAGTAAGTCAGGTCGATCCCGATGTTCTTGGTGTCAGGCTCATCCGGATTAAGGAGCCAAGCAAGATCTTCCGGATCCATTGGGTTATTCAACCGCTTGAAAAGCAGCCCGTAAATACCACCGGGAATATGCGGCTGAATGAACGTCCGCTCTTCAATAGTCGGTTTACCCGTACTGCTCCCTTGAGTAACCTGATAGAGACACAGCGGACCGGCAGGAGTACCAATGACGATCAGCTTACTGTCACTGCTGTTGTTACCACGCCAAGCCCGAGTAACTGCTTTAACGACTTGCCCAGGCTTCAAGTTCTTGGCCAGCACATCCATAGCAGAACTCATGCCTTGCCATGGATCTTCCAGTGCTACTTCGGTTTGGATCTTTTGGAACGTTTCTTCGAACTGACGAAGTGTCTTAACATTCAGCTGGTATTGCAGTTCAGTCTTTTCCACGAAATACTCCTAGAGAGGAATCTTTTTGTTTTCAACCGGGTACTTAGTCGAGATAGGTGATCGACGTGGGTTGGACAGATGCTTACTGGAGTCTACTTTATTTTTCAACTCATCCTTGGTTTTCGGAATAGGAGGACACTTGATCGAGCAGTACTTCAGATCGACTTCACGACGAGAATCCTTGAGATCGCCAATGCGCAGCTCCAGCGCAGCTCGCTCATGGATAGCCACAATATTCAACTGACTCTCAAGTTCACGGATCTCGTAGTTAACCGTGATGTTGTGTTTCACATCTTCCTGATGCTGAGCGTTCTTGTAGTACTGGGGATTCTTATCGATCCATTCCAGTTCCTGTTTCAGGTTCTTATTTTCCATCACTCTTCCGTCCTTGTAGCAATGACATCAAAGGTTTGAGTAATCCGTACCGGGGTAAGACCGAGTTCTACCGCTTTAGCCTCGTAGACTTTACGGAAGTACGACTGCTCTTCTTCAGGGGTAGCCCGTGTTCCAGCAAACTTACCCCAAGCTTCCGCAGCGATCTTCTCGATATCTTTGGCAATCTGATTACCGATCAGATCATGAAAGACTGACAGGTTATCTTCTACTGCTGGGAAGGCGGTAGACGGTCTGAAGATATTGTCCATGATTTACTCCTTGTTAACTGCTATAGACGTACTCGGCGAATGCAGCGCTTGGAAGTACTGTCTTGAGGAAAAGAGGTTCTACTTGAGCCCAAACATGTTCAGGGGTACCGGACGCATCAATTACGTAGTAACGGTGCGGTTCCGCGGCAGCGAGCTCCAGATAGACTTCCCGCATACGCTCCTGCTTCTCCACCCCAATGCGGTCGAACTGGTCACGACTCTTTTCAAAGTCAGTTACCCGAGCCATTGCGATCTCAGCAGGACAGTCCAGCAAGAAAGTCATTGTTGGGTAAACACCGATCACCATGTCGTGTAACTGTTTCAGCTTCTCGATGTCGATACCCATGAACACGCTTTGATACGTGAAGGTCGAGTCGCAGAAGCGATCAGTCAGTACCAAGTAATCGTCTTTCAGAGCAGGTTCGATGAGTGTCGCCCAATGCTCGCTACGAGCCGCGTTGAACAACAGTGCAGTAGCCATTGGAGTAGCGAACTCTACCCCGCCATCAATCCTGAACCCGCTACGGGTCAGTTCTCGCAAATGCTCCGCAATGGGAGTACCGCCGGGCTCGCGGGTTTTGATATGAGGAATACCTTTCTTCTCCATCAACTCGAACAGCTGAGTTTTCAGAGTACCCTTTCCTGTACCACCAATCCCTTCAAGTGCAATAAACATTAATCAATCCTTTTTAGGCAGGCTAAGATCCATGCCAAAATCAAAGTGTTTAGGGGCTTCGTTAGCCCGTTGAATATTGAACGGCTTAGGGTTACGGGGGTTATAAGGAATAGGCTCCTCAGGGAACCCCTTTTGTACTACACCCAGACTATTGAGCAGTTCCGGATCAAACTTTACATCACCCATGACTAGACCCTCAATTGATTGGTATCGTAGTATTGGGTCAAAAATAAAGAAACGATGGTGAGCCGAAGCCCACCACCAGAACAATTAAGCTGCTACATCCAGAGTAGCGACCAGCTCTTCGATCTTGACGATGATGAGCTTAGACCACGGTTCGAAGTTGACGTCTTGCTCGTCGTGGGCGATCTTGGTTTTACCGTCGACAATCGAGACCAGCTCAGCGGGAGTGAACCAGCCTTCTGCGTCATTGTGAGACTCTTTCATCTTCAGTTCGATGTTGGTGTTATGAACCTTAACCGCAGTCAGCACGCCGAAGTGGATGTTACCCACATAACCTTCAACCGGTTGGCTGTCCATCACGAAGCCATTAATGGTCGGTGCTTCATACACAGCAACAGTACGGTCATCACCATCAACTTCTTGACCGCGTTCACGATGATAGTTCTCAGCCAGGGTTTGAGGGAGATCAATGACCTGGCCCGAGCCGTCGTCTTTCTCGTGATCGTAGATATGCACATCGCCTAGATCGACGTGACCACCGACGCCCAAGCTGAGGCGCTGAGCCAGCTGACCGACGTTGTTCCGCTTGGTACGACGGTATACGAAGAACTGGATGCCCTTCTCAGGGTGCACCCGCCAGATGAGACCGTACATGATCGCTTGGCGCAGCAGACCGTACTTCTCGTTCAGGGAACGCACGGAACCCATGACCGCACCGCCGAGGTTGTGGAGAATGGTTTCAGCGGCGAGTGGTTCGAGAATGGTAGCCTGGTTATCAGGAACCTGTTCCAGCAGAGACGGTGCATGAACGCCGAAAGTGAACTCAGCGTTCTTTTCTTGCGCACGAGCGTTTTCCATTGCTTCGGTGATATAGTTGAACATCAAGTATTCCTTTGATTGGCTGGGTGGGTTAAGGTGTTTTATTAACGAAAATTACAAACTTATCGATAGCCTTGATAAGCTCTTCGGACCAAGGATCGAAAGTGTGTTCTTTACGAAACTCCTCCAACTGCTCCAAACTCATCCAGTTAATGCCGTTGAAGTCCTCGCCATCTTCCTGGTGAAGCATGAAACTATTGAACTCAATAACGTGAGGAAACAATACACCGATGTTTCTGGTGTATTTCTTAGTCAACTCGAAACCACCCCGTACAAACCCAACAGGGTAAATGGTAGGGATGATGATCTCCTTCCCTTCGTCTTTAATAACCACCTTGCAACGATTCGTGGCGTCAGCCCGGAGTAGGGATTCCGAAATGTTAATATTGGAACCGCCCAAAGGAGTAGTGACAATCTGGTTAAGAGGAACCTCTTGCGTTAACCCGATGCTGAAATGACCGTTCTCCCTCCCCAGTACCATGAACGCAATGCGTTGGTCCTGATAACGTTTCATGATGACACTGAACGCTGTCAGACGAAGACTGTGGTCAACATGGTGTTCCAAGCGCTCGGTATTAACGATCATGGCACCGCAAGACGCCAGATCCAGAATCTCTCGAGTCTGCTCCCCCATGAGCCTCAGCGGAATGTTACCGAGCTGAGCTTCTAAGAACTCACGAGTGCATCCCAAAACAAAGTTATTAGACATACCACCCTCACTACTTAGTTGATGACGCCACGTTCGCTCATGATCTGGAACATTGCTGTGCTGATCAGGCCTACTGCGCGCTGGCAGTCAGCTTGACTGAACTCGGAGTTCTCAGACAGAATAAAGTGAGTACCCTCAGCATCCTGCTTGACAGTCATCTGAGTAACCCCTACACCTTTCTCAACAACGAGGAAGGTAGGACGTTTACCTTTGGCAGCAGCCTTCTTAGAGATCTTCAAAGAAAGCGCCTTGTACTCCCAGTTACGAACCCGTTCAGGTTCTTTATCCAGGGCCATTTCAAACGAGATTACACGAGCCATAACAACTACTCCAAAAATAAAAATGCGGAATAAGAGGTAGCCAGGTCCCCCTGACTACCCATTACTCAAAAAGACTTAACCAAACAGCTTAGCGGCCAGGTCTTGATCGGCAGCACGGTTGCTGCTCAACCAATCAGCCTGCACTTGACTGTGGTGGAAATCGACCGCGGTGGTGTGACCGCCGTAGATGAACTCTTCGCCCACTTGTTGACGCAGATGGTGGGTGGAGTTGATGTCCAGAGCATTGCCCAGTTTCAGGGTACTGTCCAGAGTGGTCAGATCTTTGTTGTCGCCGTGCAGGGTACGAGCGATCTGGCTGGTAGCCGATTCAGCTTGCAGGGCCAGGTTATTGATGTAGTCGCTGACAACACCAATGGATTCGAGAGTGACGCCTTCTGGCATTTCCAGTTTGCTGGTGTCGAATTCGACGTGGTTGGTGGCCTTGTGGAACTTGTGGTTGTCCACTAGGTTCTTGATACCCAGGTCCATCGATTCGCCGAATTCTTTGTTCAGGTTTTTCTTGGTAGTCATTGTGAAACTCCATAAGGTAAATGTAACGGTTATTCTTCTTTGAGAATTCCGCGAGTAACAAAGGGTGACCTAAAGCGTAAGCCAAGGGATTGGTGTATTCCCTTGTCGGATGGCTCCGATCTTGGTCACCCTAGTAATGTAGGCTTGAAAATATTTAGCCTACGAACTTGCTGTCACCGGCAATACGGTCAACCAGCAGATCGATAACGTCGATAGCGTCGCTGATGCTGTCCGGCTGATCGGCGTAGAACTGCTCGCCTTCTTCGAGGAGGCGGGTGAAGAACTTGTCGGTGAGCTGACCGTTGACACCGAACTTCACGATGTAACCGCTCAGGGTTGCCAGACTGTCTTCGGTGAACTCTTCACCCAGTGCGTCCACCAGATAAGTAACCAGCAACGAGTAACGCACTTCGTCAGTGGTCATACCGGCTTTCACCAGCGCACTGTCGATGCCCAGCAGACGGGTAGCGACGTGCGTGAACATCTCTTCGTTGTTCTTGATCTGGATACCAGTCAGACGACGAATGATGGCCATGGTGATAACGTTGTCGGAGGCCAGGGTTTCTTTCGACAGAGTACCCGGGAGAGCGCCGGTGGCGTTCATGTAGATCGCAGCCAGCTTGGTGGTGTAATTGATGACCGCGTCAGTCTTACGACCATCCAGTTGGAATTCAGTGATGTAGTTGGTGTCGTCATCGGGATTGATGCAGCGCAACCATTCCTGCTTCGAGGCTTCATGCAACGCCGCTACAGTGTTAACAGCGTGGAAAGCACCACGAAGACGCATAACACCAGAGATGAAGTTGAGACGCTTGCTGATAGCTGGAGACATGAAGAAATCCTTTAAATGTGATTATTCGCAATATAATGAAATTGCAGCAAAAGAACACTCAACCCCTAGAGTCGGGTGACCGACTCTAGGAGGTAAGTAGGTTACTTAACGGAAAGCACCCAGGCTGTTGGCGTTAACCAGTACAGCAGGAGCACGACCGCGACCAACGGTGTTCTTGAAGTGCTCAACCATTTTGACGACTTGGTTGAAGCTCTCGTTACCGGCGTACTGCTCTTTAACTGCCGGGTTGTTGATCTTCTTGTCGCAGATGTAGATCAGCTCGTCCACAGTGGTCTCGTAGACGTCCTGAGCGATATCGCTTGGGCGGAACGAGGTGAGGAAGCTTTCCATGCCGGCACTGAGGTGTTTGCAGGCACGCAGCACGCCTTGCTCAGGAACAACGTCCACAGTGCTCCAGTATTCCACGTTACGAGTAGTATCACCCGTTTTCATTGGCGTGGTTACTGTACGAACACTCAGAGCGGTGTTGATGTCAGGGTTTGGCAGGCTTTCTTCCAGGAACCACTTCTTATCGCCGAATGGGCAGATCTCGACGTCCCACAGTACAGCACCCGACATACCTTTGGTGGTATCCCAGATGATCTTGCGGATGTGACCGGCAATGTTGTCCATGTCGATCATCTTCAGACGGTTCACCCACTCCCACAGCTCGGTGATCTCTTTACGGACAATCTGCCCGCCAATAACCAAGTTGTAGTAAGGCTTAGGGTGATCCAATTCCGAGAACATCTGACCGTCTTTAATACGGCGTTCGAAATCGCTATCCTGCCCCATGCACTCCTTCAGGTAATCGTTCATGGGATACGTGACCCCGTGACGGTTAGGAATGTTGAACCCACCACCTGGCATGCGATAGTAACCCGAGCCATCGGAGAGAGGCTTGAGCATCCCCCGTTTACCCGGACCGAGGATAGTGTTCCCCAGTGTAATAATTTGACTCATCCCGGAACTCCTTTGAGAATCTTCTCGAGGTCAGTGACTTTGGTATCCGGATTAACGATCGCTGCAATGGTGTTGTCTTGCAGATAACCACCCGTCAACTTCGGAATAGTACCATCAATCAACATGGCACCGTTATTAAGCCCTACAATAACCGCAGGGCGCCCTTCCAACATTGCTTTACTGTTACGGTACTGGTTGTCCAAGTTGTCAGGGTCTCGCATCTGCAACGACGCATAAACGCGCATATGCTCAGGAGTACCCCCCATTTCAGCACCACACTGCTGGGCTGCATGGTCATACAAGGACGTGAAATCATCATCACTCATGTACCAAGGGAGTTTAGCGTAGAAGTTAAACTCCATAAAGTAACCGTAGTTCTTGTTGGGGTCTTGAATGTAGTGTAGGGTCTCGAACAACGTGTCCCCTTCTTCAAACTCCAGAATAACGTACGGCACTCCATTAATCATTACATCACGAATACCAGACGGAGCCAGAATCAAGTCAGCCAAAGCAATCAGAGGAGTGTAGCACTCCCCCGGTATCACAATGCCCATTACCACTGTAGACGACACATGGTTATCGAGAGTAGTAAACCCGTTCTCCACAAACCGTCGAGGAATGTGTACTTCGAGTGTACGGTTCGCAATAACTGAGAAGTCATCTTGAACCGTATAAGCTTTCTTGATCTTGGCTCGGTCCCTGACCAGAGAGCCAACGTCCATACCTTACTCCAGGGAAAGGTTTGCCATTACCTGAATCAAGGCGCAGTGGAGTTGCTTACGCTCATCCACGGCAGTGAAGACCTTGTCCTGAGTCACGTAGGTAGCGGCGATGATCGCGGCAGCCATGTTGCAACCCAGCAGGTTCAGGAACACCGGAACGATGTCAGTGGAAAGAATGATGTTGATGCACTCTTTCTTACGTTCACCGATCAGAGTCTGAGTACTGCCGCCGTCGGCTTCAGCAACCAGTTCGTCGTTCTTACCGACACGGGAACTGTAGATGCTGTAGAGCTTGCTGATAGCCGCTCCCAGACGTTGACGGACGACAGTGGCAGTCATGCTACCCTTCTCGCCGATCGAGGTGTACAGCGCTTCCTTGGCGGCTTGGTTGCCATCAATGAACTGAGCGATAGCGATCGCTGCACTTTCACAGAAGACATCCTTGGCGCGGTTGTGGATAACGCCCGAAACTTCGTCAACGTACTGAGACATCAGTTCGCTTACACGCAGCTTGTTGTTGGCCAGCTCGCTCAGGCTGAAGCTCTTGCCTTTAACACGGGAGTACAGGTACGCCACCGTTACGTCGCTGATGGCAGTACCACTCTCGGTGATAGCACGCATGATTGCGCCGGTGTAGAACACCAGTACCTTGCCTTCAACCACATTCACTTTAACGCCCAGCGCTTCGTGAGGAGTGATCTCTTTGTAACGTACAGGAGTAACGTCAGTGATCACCATCTCACGGGCACGGTACAGCCCAGTGATATGCTTCAGACCGATCAGGTAGCGGGAGATACCGTTCCAGATCAAACTGGTGAATTCACGGTAGTCTTCCAGCGAACCTTCTTCCAGCCAAGGCACTGGCTTGTCGGTCATGAACATCTTCGAAGCGATGACGAACATCTTCATCAGCAACGGAACGTCGATGGTACGGATGTCGGCGAAGTTGATCTGGCCGTTTTCCATTACCTTGAAGACGCCGCGCATGCCGTCAGGACTGGTCATGTTCCAGAGAGCGGTATAGGTACTGGTGGATTTGTCTTCCAGCACAGCAACGATCTCAGGGTGTTTGCTGTTGACCCACTCGACCAGGTCGGAGTCCGAGACGTAACCGAACTTCAGGCGTTCCAGCATGCCGAAGTTGACCGACTCGAAAGACAGCGACTTGTTGGCCACTTGTACCGGGTAGATACCCAAGTTGAACAGTGGATCGTCAACATTGATGTACTTGATGTCCAGTTCCGAACGAATGGTGCGGAGAACCGATTCCATCGAGTACAGACAGCTCACGCCGTCAGCGATAGCCAGGGCCATCGGAACGCCGTAGGTCTTGACCATGTCGAAAGCACCACGAACGACTTTCGCCATTTCAGTGGTGGCCAGTTCCATGACGTCGTTGTGGGGCGTCAGGTTACGGGTGACTTCCATCGCTTGGTCGATCAAGGCAGTCGGCGCGTACGGGCTAACTGCGTAACTGACTTCGTTCAACCCTGCAATGATGCCGGAGGCTTTCACCTCAATGTTCTCGGGCAGACCGCTAGCGATCAGTTGCGCGAGAATCAAATCGTCTTTATTAAGCATTATTGAGGATCCTGTTTGATGAGGGAGGATTGAACCTTATGGTTGAGGGCTTTGCTGATCTTTTCCGATTGCTCAGCAGGATCCAGCGGCGCGATGTATTCCAGCCCGACCTTTTCGATGGTCTTGCGGATGAAGGCCACGGAGTTGGCGATCGTGATCACGTTGTTGATCTGGGTAGGGGTCATGAGGAGACGTCCTTAAGAAAGTTGCAGGCGGTTGACTGGATCCATGCCTGTGTAATAAGTGTTGTAGATAGTGGTGCAGATCTCACCAATGGTGATGATGCGATCCTTGTCCCGATCGAAGCCCTTGTTCTGGATGAATGCTTTGGCTTCGAAGTCACCGACGAGCTTTTGGTTTTCAGCGGTACGTTCACGGAACAGTGCCGTATCAGCTTTCTTACCAACAGCAGCCGGGTAGAAGATCGTCAAGTAGAAGTCTTCCAACTGAGTAGACTTCTTGCCACGCTTCGCCCACATCTCGAAATACTTGAACACGTAGTCGAGCTGTTCCAGTTGAGACATGGCAATCAACTTAGGCAAGGTAGTACCCAGATCTTTAGCCGCATCTTCACCGAACTGGATAAGGCCGAAGAAGTTCGACCCACCGTTGTTCTGTTTGCTCGGACTGAAAGTACCGCCCGATTCGAAGTGCATGCAAGCCATCAACCAACTGGCAACGATCGGGTCGTAACCCTGCTTAGAACACCATGCGTAAATCTTTGCACGGAATTCCTTCGAGACCTTCTTGCTCCAAGCCATGTCGTAGGTTGGGAGTTTGTTGGTCCGGCGGTAATGTGAAGCAAGCAGCTCAAGGCCACCCAACGATCCCTTACCCCAAGTACCGTCAACACTGGTCAGGTAAACACCCAGGTCTTTCATGTACAGCTGGAGCTGTTCAACAATGTTCTCGCCATCAGCCGAGGCTTTGGTTGGCATGCTGGCCGCAGTGAAAATACCACGACCAATGAATGAGGCATACGTGCGCATGAGTTCAACAACACCGGAGGCCGACTTAGACCCCCAGATGCCGTCGATATCACCGCCGTACAGGTTCAGTTCCTTGAGGATCACCTGAGTGTCCTTGAAACCGTTCTGAGTACGGAAGTCCATAACTTAATTACCTCGATAAACGGCGATCGCTCGCTTCGTGAATTGGAAAGACCATTCGTTCACAATGAGTCGGTTGCGGAAGGAAATCACCATCCGGTTGAAAGGTGCCTTAAAGCTCGTTTTCGCATCGATCTCCTGCTTGTCCTCGGTGAACATCTTCTTGGTCATGATTCGACCTGCCGTGGCTTTGAGCTGGTTACCGAATACGAACTTGTCAGCACGGGTACGACCATCAAGGGACTCTACGAAGAAAATCACCAAGAGGGTATCGGGCTGGATGCTCGGACGGTTAACGTTAAAGACACCAGACACAGCGTTAGTTTCAACATTCTTCCCGACGATCTGGTTCTGACGCTTAGTCAACTTGTTCGCTTTAGCAACGAACTGACGTACCGATTCCGACATGGTTTCCAGAGCACCGTTGTACTGTACCCGGATATCCACAATCTTCCCGTGGTGTGTCGCTCTGACTTGCTTGATGCCCAGCTTGTTCACTTCAGCAACAAACGAAGCATCATGATTTCCCTCCACCAAATGCGGTTCTTCAATATCGCATAAAATCGAGTCTTGCTCGATCTCGTCCCCTACTTTAGCCCTCATGACCAGGTTAAACCCAATGTTCATCGTGAAGGGGGTAGGTTTGATATACGGGATCAGTGTTTCATTCGCAATCCGACTGCTGATTGCGATGGAGTCTTCATAGGTGTCTTGGTCCTCGAACAGACCTACGCGAACCATGAACCCACCTTTCAGACCCACTTGACCCGGGCAGAAGTGATCGCGCATGAACCAGTTGTCGTTCCAACCAACAACGTCACCCTTCTTGAAGCTATCACCGACTTTCATATCGGTAACACGAGTGTGTCGATGGTATTCACCACTTGCTTCGCCGACGTACAAGCCCAGCGGGTAACGGTCCACAGACTTATCGTCGTAGGTAATTACCAACTCGTCGTCTTTGACTTCAGTAACAGTACCGTTAGCTTTCGCAACCTTACTGTACAGCTCAGAAGTCCGGTGAGGGAGAACGTTTTCATAACCGGTACGGAGAGACACAATGCCATAGTTGCTAGCACTGATCGCCTGACTCCACTGCGTCGAAGTAAACACCGCACGTTTTGCATCATCGTGACGACCGCCGTACATCAGGTTCATGGTAACCGAACCATCGCCACAAGGAGTCCGTGGCTTGTTCAGGTCCATGTTCCCACGGTAGTCGATAACCGCTGGATCAGAACTGGTGTACGTTACGAAGCCAACTTTGCCACTGTCCTTGTTCGCCTCAGAGATACGACCCTGATAGCTGACCAGTTGGGTACGAGCTCGCTTAACCACAGTAATCTCGTTACGACCACCAGTACCACCAAAGGTAACCTCCTCCTGATCCTTCACTTGGTGAACAGGGTTAACCTCTTCCACCTGTTGACCGGAGTTGTCTTCACCAATAGCGATGATAACGGCATCCGGGTTGAAGTCCAGTTTGTGACGACGGCCAGTGCCCTTGTTCTGGAACTGACGGTTAGCCTTACACAACTCCCGATAGAACAGCCCTGCGAAGCGCTCATAGCCCACGAAGCGTTGTTCCTCAATCTCCACCTCATGACGACTGTAGTCGGTCCCTAGGACCTTAGCAGCCTCGATCAGCAGATAGTGGAACGAGTCAGGCAACTTGTACTTCCGCAACTCTTCCCGAGCGATCGGGTCAAGGAACAGCTTATAAAGGTTGTTCATCTCTTGGAACTGAGCAGGACGTACCCGAGCATCACCCATCAATGCAGTCCAGATGGTGTTGTTGTTCAAGTCCGACTTACTGAAGTTACTAATGTTGGTTAGTTTAGGCATGCCACCAAAAATCATGGTGGTCAGTTTCTCACGACGACTCATTACCAGATACTGGTCGTTGAACTTGATCGCGAACTCATCGCTTTCCAGTTTCAGACGGGTAGTGATAGGAACGCTACGAGTCGTGGCCTTAATAACCTTCAACAGTTCATCAATGCCGAAGTAGTAGCACAGTACAACGCCCAACGGGAATTGATACCCACTGATGTTGATAAGTGCATGTTCCAACGGAGCCTTGGTCAGGTCTACACCCAACAGGCTTTCTACGGTACCAGTGCTGGTATCCCCTTTGTAGAGGTTGCCGTAGTCATCGATGGTCAGTGGTTCATCACCACTCACACCAATCAGGAAGCGATCCTCCTTGGTGTACTTCTTGAAGTCTGGATGTTTCTCCAGCAGTGCAGCTACGTTGAAATCCAGAACCGTATCGCCAACCGTGATGGACTTGTACTGCTTAGCCAACATGGAGTAGATACGAGGGGCTTTGTAACTACGGTCAAACTTACCGCCCTTACTGAAGGTGTACTTCTTAACCTTGCTTTGCAGGGCAATCTGTTTAACCATGAACTTCTCCAGATCGTCGACAACTTTTCGACTTCTGGTAATCATCAGCTTACGGTCGTAGTAGGTAGTCAGCGCTACTTCCCACGAGGAGATCTTGCGGAAGACTCGTTCCTTACGCTGCAACTGGAAGTGCTGCTTAACGCTGTCAATGATGAAACTGCCATCGTCATTCACCACAGGGAAGCGTGGATGGATAGTTGTCTGATCACCGTTAACGTGGTGGAACTGAATGCTGTGAACGTTGTAACTACCTTCCACACTGCTGTGGTTTTCAACTCGGTAGTCGTTCATTGCAAAGCCGGCGTTCTGGAAAGCCAGTGCCATGGAGCCGATATCTTTCTGCAAGAACTTAGCGGCGTAACCGTTCTTGAGTTCAGTCGCCCGACTGTACATCATGCTCTCGTCGGTAACCGTGGCGATGTTAGCCTCGATCTTCGATTCCTTCGCCAAGCCATCGAGTTCTTCTTGAGAGACTTGAATGTACTCCCAGAAGGTTTGACCGTTAGGCATCTCGATGTGCTGGTAGCGCGTTCCTTTGCGCATGAAGAACTCTTGCTCGTTAACAGTCACTTTACCGTCACGAGCCCGTTCAGCCAGCAACAGCTTCACGCCGCTCTCAGGAGTAGGGAAAGCCACCTTGCTGGTATTGATCTCACCGCCGGCAGCTTCAACCTCCAGCAGCTCGTCAGCTACTTCGGCTGACCATTCCGCAGCACCTTCATCAATACTTCCCGTTCCCGCACTTCCTTCGGCTTCAGGAAGTCCTCGATCGTTCTTCGCATCATTAGCGAAAATGTCAAGGATATTACCAGAATCATTACCAGCGTCAGGGGGCTGGCCCGAGCCAGGAAGCTTCCCGTCTTTTCCGTTGCCTTGCCGTTGCCCTGTCGACGTTTCTCCCGCCGTTCCTGGATCCACTTTGGAATCCGACGGGTTACCGGTTTCACCGGCTCCTCCAATTCCGACATTTCCTTGTTCCTCTTTAGCAATTTCTTTCTCAGGAACCAGGTCTCTCGTTAAGGTAAGGAAGACCAAGTAGAAACGTTTCACAACGTTCATCCGCTTGGTACTCTTCAGTCCTTCCAGCTCCAGCAGGGGAGTTTTAAACTCTTGACCGGGTTTCAAACCAACCTCATCCAGCCACTCCTTCACAAGACTGGCTTTCAACACCAGCGCCTTGCTTTGGTAAGTGAAGATGAAGTGCAGATCCCCCAAGGCCTTCTCGCTGATTTTCCCAAACAGGGTAAACTCAGACTGACCCAACAACCAACCCAACAGGTCTAGTAACCAATAAGTGTTCTCGGCTTTAGTAGCGCCGATCACTTGCGGGCTCAATACTGGCAACCCGTCTTTAAAACTCTTAATCAGCAAACGGTAGTCGTCGAACAACTCCGTAAAGCTAGGCAGGTTCAGTGGAAGCTCAATGCGCAGGAACTGGTGACGGTTCCCACGTTCGGCTTCCTTGTTGATCCCCTCAATAACCATCGCCATCTGGTTGTAGTACTTCTCATAGTTCACGTACAGACTTGCACGATAAATGAATCGATGAGGAATCAGGCCGTAGTTACGGACAACCAGTACACGTTCCTTCTCGTACACCGTGGTGATGTCACGAGTCCAGTTGTAGTTGTAATGACCGGCACGATAGTTACTGATCGCTTTCTTCAGATCGAAGGTAGCGACCCGACCATTACCCATTACTGGATGCAGCAGGTCCTGCACGAAGTCAATGTAGATCTCCGCCGGATAGTTGCTGATGAACGCTTCACTGTTACTTGGGCCGTAATCAGCTGGGTTCTTAGGAACGAATTGCAGCAAGCTGTTTTTCGGTAAGTTGACTTCACTGATGCCATGGAAAACTGGATTAACCAGATCCTGCTTCTTCCGTAGGACCATAGTCCGGAAGAAGTCGTTATAAAGAATAGGCGTCATTGCTCAAGTCCTTCTAACCCACTGGTAGCAGATTTAAACATGAATTGAATGGGTTCGTTAATAGGGTCGTACAGGAAACGTCCAGTCCCGCTGATGTAGTATGAACGCTTACCGAACAACTCCTTAACTTGTTCCTTACTGTCTTCTGCACAGACCGAGTTACTGTTCAATTGGTCGCCGTCGTGGTCAGAGTCGAGGCCGGCTTCACGAGACGGGTCAACCGACATTGCGTCGAAGAAGTCCTGCTTATCACGACGAGACGGGTACGAGTGACACACATCACGCTCAGACCAGTCGTACGGATCACGGATAGTCCGGGAGCCAGCACCTTCGGTTGTGATAAGGTTCACCGCAGCAGGGAAGATCGAACCAATACCAATAATCGGGTAACGTGTCTGCTGACTCACCTGATCCCCAATCGCTTTGTAGCAGCTGAGGTAGAAGAACTCCATGTAGGTAATAGGTTTAACGAACTTCTTGTCCTTACCTTCAGGGAGATCGTTGATGTCATGCAGAACACACACATCAGTACCGTCATCGTAAACCAGCATGAGGAACCGATGGTCAATAACAATCTCTTTGTTACGAATCGAAGCGTCAGCGAAACCGTTGAAGAGTTTGTTGATCCCAGTAAAGGTGGTCCACTTGTCCACGATAGCCGGGGCTACTTCAACGTATTCAAACTCCAATGTCTTCTTGTTCACCAACTTGGCGCTTTGGTTACCAATAGTGAAGACGTTCGTTAGGTATTCGTTCATGACACCGTGAGCACAGACGTACTGATAGTTCAGCAAGCCTTGGAAGAGGCCCATGTCCACCGAGTTAGGTGAAACCAGCATTGGAGCCTTCAGGTTCTTACGGCTGACTTTACGAGCAGTAATAACGTTACGAGTACCGCCTACCACACCACGTGTCGACATACGACGCTGGAGAATACCGCCCTTGCCTTGTAACAGGTCGAAGAGGTATTGGTCGATATCGTTGAACGCAGTCTGCACACCCCACCGGACGCTGTCGTAGAGAGGGTTCTCGGAATCACCCTTACCACCGAGGATTACCCGAGTACGGAAGATCAGTGCGCGATAGAGCTCTGTGATCTCCGGTTCAGTAGGAGCACCGTTAGCCCCGAACTGAATATCACGCAGACCAGCAGGGATAACCAACACCTTGTCAGTCATCGCAATGTCACGGAAATCAATCAAGAGTTTTACACGCTGACCACGCTTATACGAAGCAGTCGTGCTGAAAACAATCTCCTTTAATTTACGGACAAAGAAAGAAAAACCGGACTCCCCTTCGAGGATGTTCGATTTTATGAAATCACCCTTCTCCTCGTCGAAGACGGCGTATTCCGCACCTCTCAAAATTCCTTGGTAAAGTGCTTTCACCAAAATGAGGGCTTTGAGGTAAGTAGGGTTGAAGATAGGGAGCTTTACGTCAATGTAAGCTTCAGTCTTATCCCGCTCCTTACTCCCTACTTTCCCAAAGATTTCAATGGAATACAAACCGTCGTCGTTGAGGTTCTGGGTCATCCCTTCGAACGCGTCAGTGGACGTAATAGGTTTAAAGACACCCGGGACAATCGTCCGGGGGTCTAAGAGTGTTAAGTTAGTGGGCTTCATTACTTTATCCTTTAAAGAGAATAACCAACATGGCTGATGACGTTGGCAACTATGATTGGGGCAATGATCCCTTTGATGGGGATATTGACTTCGATTCAGATTTTGATAAAGCAGAGAAGCATGGTTTCATCCGATCTTTTGCTACTGGCTTTCTGTCTGGCGTCGTAGAAAAGACCGTTGGGGATACGGATGCTCGTATCGATACCCTGAAGATGGTGCTTCCAAAAACTTGGACCCGTGCCTTCAATACACTGGACCAACTGAACCGTAAGCGTCGTGAACTGACCCGAGAGTTACAGGGCGAGATCCACGGGTCGATGGACGACCTTCAGTATCTGGCCAGACGTGCGGGTGAAAGGCTTCAGAAATCCTTTCCTAATAAAATCGCCGGCGGTTTAATCGAGTTCAGTAAGAACGATTACAGCAGCTGGGAGAACACTGGAGGTAACCGTAGCGACACCCCTGACTCCATGCAAACCGTTGAGGAAGGCGAAGTTAATGACGTCGTCGACCAAGCGGGCGCTAACTCTATCGCTGAGCGTGAAACAGCAGTAGATGTTGGTAATGCACAGATTGGTATGATGGCAGAGATTGGTGGTCGTACCATCGGTGGCCTGACCGTCATGAACCAGCAACTCGTCCGGAGCAACATGCTCTTGGAAGGGATCCTGGATTACCAGCGCAAGGTACAGGCTCGTAACGATGCCATGCGTTTGACTCTGGCTGCTCGTTCGTTCTTGACCGATAGCAAGTACTACAAGTTCCAAGAAGCTTCCAACCACCGCATCATCCGTGAGTTGAAAGCTATTGCGACTAACTCGGCTAAGTCTGATTACGAGAAGACCACTCACAGTCAAGCGGCTAAGAAGAGCATTCGTGACTCGGTGTTCACTACTGTTAAAGGACAGTTCGGTGGCGTTGCGGATTACTTCAGTGAGCGTTTTGGTAAATCAGCTCGCAGTGATGCAGTAGGTAGTGTTGGTGAGATTGCCAGCAGCCTCCGCATGGCCCTTGAGATGACCGAGGGGATGGACTTCAACTTCGGTAGCATGATGGGTAACGCTGCCGCTGGTATGTTCATTAGCAGCCTTCCTAGACTGCTCCGTACCGGTAAAGCGAAAGCTGCGCTGGACAAGCTTAAGAAACGTTTCCCTGAAGCAGCGAAGAAAGCAGAAGATGCTTACATTCGTCTGGAAGACTTGGGTAACGTGACGAACTACGGGTTGGCTAACCTTGAAGGTATGGCTAACACCTTGGTGGATTTCAACAAGAATGATTTCTATCAAGACGACGACATGACGTACGAGGATTACCTGGACCAGCACACTGGCGAAGGTAAACCAATGGGTAAGTACGAGTGGAAGATGAAGACCTTTGCCCGCAATGCGGTCAACAAGGGTACATCTGCTGTGTTGGACGACATGTACTCCAGCACCGCTACTCAGTACAACCTGCAACGTCGTACCTTGAAGGATAACTTTGAGGCTGAGGTCTGGCGTCGTCAGGACTCCCGTACCCTTAACGAAGCAATCCCTGCTTTGCTGGGCGCGATTGAACTGAGTCTGGAAAAGATCCGTACTGGTGATGACACCCTTAAAGCACGGTCTTACGACTATGTTCGGGGTAAGTTGATCGACCATCGTCAAAAGGTATCGGATGCGTTTAACCGTACCTTTCAGCAGAACGACTTCCGTAACTATGCTGACATGGCGTTGCGTACTTCTAAGCAGTTGGATCCCAATAAGGAGCTGACTGAATCGGCTGCTAACGCTTTGGCTATGGAAATGGCTAAGCAGGCAGACCGTAAGAAAGGGTTCAGTCCGTACAACTACATGGAGCTTCCTCACCTTAACCCTAACGACGCTGCTGAGATCCGTGGATTGATGCAACGTAACTTCGGGATCACGGATGAGATCTTCGATGAGTTCAAGGAAGGTGACCACGTTCAGCGTAAAGCCAAGCTTACCTACCTCCCAACTGAGTCTGGTCGGGAACTGGCGGCTAAGATCATTGATGAAGCGATCCGTTTGGGTAACTTCGCTCCTGACTTGGCAGGTAACATCGATGTCGCACGGAACAGCGGCTATCATGACCTGATGAAAGAATGGGGAATGACCAAGACTGAGTATGGTCGTGATCGGATGGACGAGGATAAGGTCTGGGAGCTGTTCCAACAGTTCGTTAACGACCCGAACAAGCGTATCACCCGTCCTGACCCTCAGGCAGAGCCGTACCGCCGCACGCGTTCCTTTGGCAACCCTTTCCCTACCCCTGATGCTGACGTCGCTCCTATAGGTCCTAAACCTACCCCTGACGTAACAGGTCCTGATGCTCCGGATGAGTTCCAGGAAACCATGAAGGCTATGAAAGCTTCGATGGATCAGGTAGCTGAGAACACCAAGTCGACTCTGTTGGACGGCCGTTCTACCAACATCGGCTCTTACGTCGATAAGCTGGGTGAGCGGATTGACCGTACTAACGCTCAGCTGGAAACCTTGGTGACTTTGGCAACTGACCGGAACGGTACGTTGTTGAAGATCTTGGAAGCCAAGACTGTAGCGGCTGAAGATAAGTTGGACGAAACAGAAAGTGCTGAAGTCAAGGCTGAGAAGCTCTCGATTCTGGATCGCCTGAAACAAACCAGCTTCAAGGACATCTTCAACAAGGGCATGGATACCCTCCTCAAACACGAACCGCTGGTACTGGGTGGACTGTTGGGTGGTTTGGCTGGTATGGCGATCTACAACCCTAAAGCAGCGGCTATTGCAGGTGGCGGTATTGCAGTGGCAATGGCTTACGGGAAGTTCCGTTCCATGGCATTGGCTCGTAAAGCAATGGATGACCAAGACCTTTACGAGGAAGGGTCTGATATACCGATCCTGGAGGCCTGGAAGCTCCGTCGTGGCGATTACTACGATCAGCTTACCGGTAAGGCGATTGATACGTGGGATGCCATCACAGGCGCTGTGATGGACTTGTCGAACAACACCGTTATTGGTGCTAAACGTTTGGCTAACAAACTCTTCACTGAAGACAACAAGGAAGTCTTCTTGGCTGGGTTAAGTAAAGTCCGTGACCTGATGGTTAAAGCCTTCAAGTGGTTTGATCCAGTTGGTCGTATTAAAGGGATGATGGGTAAGGTCGCTGAGCGGTTCTACCAAATGGATGTGTACGTGGAAGGTGAGAGTGAACCTGCCCTCTACGGTAACCGTTTCAGTAAAGGTCATTACTACGTCAAAGACAGTGACGGTAACTTCGTCTCGATCAGTGGTTGGAACGAGATCACTGGTGCAGTCTACGACAAGAATGGCAGTGTGCTCATTACGGAAGAAGAGTACGACGCTGGCCTGAAGACCTCGATGGGTTTGAACATCAACAAACTGGGTAAAGGCGCTCAGGTAGCTAAGAAGTGGGGTCTCGATCTTTTCAACAAGGCTAAGGAACACGCAATGCCTTGGGCCAAGAAAGCGATGGACAAAGGGAAGGGAGCCTTGAAGGCTGACTACACCCCTATCGTGAGTGCGGTTGACCGCATCTACAACTTGCTGCTGAGTCACTGGGGTTACGAGGGGTATGTTCCTCCAACGGATCCTGATGCACCTATCCCTGCTCCAGTCATGGGTCCTCCTGCACCGGGTCCTTTCCCTACACCGGAAAGTGATATCACGGTTCCTGTTAACCCAGAGGCAATGGACGGAACGCCTAAAGAGTCGGAAGAAGATCTGGTAGCACGTCGTAAGCTTCTTAAGTTGCGTCGTCAAACCCCTGCTCCTGATTTCGTAGGACCGATGCCGTTCAAGACTCCTACTCCGGAAGGGGGTCCTGAAGCAGAACCGCCTAAGCCTATCATCACTCCTGCTGACGCTCCTGATGATGCACCTCCTCGGACGTGGATCTTCAAGCGGGATTACGACGATATGAAGAAGCGCTTCCCGCTCATGGCTGATGAGGTGGAGAAGTACCGTAAGCGTTATGAAGACCGTCAGAAAGAGATGAACGGGGAAGAGGCTGATAAACCGGCTGATACCAACGACCCTGATCGTTTGAACTCGCTGGCGGACAAGAAGAACAAAGAGTACATGAAGAAGGAGGAAGAAGTTCAAGACGCTATCATCGAGATCGCCAAGAACTTTGGCTTCGGTGAACAAAGAGGTCAGGAGCAGAAGGAACGTCCTAAAGGTCTCTTTGCGATGATAGGCTCCATGATCGGTGGCATTGCTACTGGTATTGGGCAACTGACTAGCTTCTTCACCAGCGGGATCCTCTGGAGAGGCTTGAGCACTCTGTTCAGCTTTGCGTCCTTCGGTCTACGGACGTTCCCTAAACTACTGACAGGGATTGGTGCTATCGGTAGTGGTATCGTTGCCTTGATTAAAGCCGGTGGTATTGGTGGTGGTCCTGGTGGGGTACTGGGTGGTCTGGGCGGTGGTCTCGGTAAGGTTGGTCTGGGTCTAGGGATCAGCTCCGCGGCTAACGCAGCGATGGAAGCTGGTTACATCGATAAAGACAGCGGGATGGGTCAGACTCTGGATTACGCCGGTAACGCAGTTACTGCTATTGGCGTTGGTCAGATGGGCTTGACTGCACTCAAGTGGATGGGTATCGGTGGCGGTGGAACGGTTGGTTCCATGGCGATGGCTGGTCTCCGTGCATTGCCTGCTGTGATCGGTGGGTTGTTGTCAGCTCCTGTTGCTGTTGGTGCCGCGATTGTTGGCGGGACTATGTACAAGAGTTGGCAGTTGGTTAAAGCCATGCAGCCTAGACAGTTCCTGATTCGCATGACCCAGTACGGTCTTTCTGACCCTAACGGTGATCTGGCTGAGAAGCTTCTGCAAATTGAGGAGATGTTGACCGAGTATGTAGTGATAGGTAACGGTAAGGCTAGTCTGTCGCAGAGTGCTCCCATTGACAAAGTTGTTCAAATGCTCACTGGGACTATTCCGGACAAGAAAGGGGTGAGTGATGCCCTGTCTTGGTTTAACGGTCGATTCAAGCCAGTATTCATGACGTATATGGCCTGCTTGGACGTCGTCAAGATCAAGTCTCTCAAAGACTACGACAAGCTGCGCAACGGTGATGTCTACCGAGTGGCTAAGCAGACTCATGAAGCTATCAGTCTGTTGGTTCCTTTCCCGTACACCATTACTGCTAAGGTAGATCCTGAAAACCCAATCCTGGAACGTGAAACTACGATCATCCGGGTTAACAACTATCTGGCTGAGTTGAAGGAGAACTCGGATACCGCTGACCGTTTGGCTGGTGTTGAACCACTTGCTGCGGTTGAGACTGTTAAAGGGGCTAGCGTTGAAGCCCTGCAACAGGAGAAGGTTCGACTGGAAACCAAACTGCGTGACCCTAATGCTGAATTTGAGGGTTGGTTTGGTAGAAGCAAAGCTGAGTCTAGGTTGAATGAGGTTCAGGGTGAAATCGGTAAGCTTAACGAAGCGTACAAAGCGGGTACTGCCATTGCTGAGATCTTCGTCAAGGACATGCTCCCTGACGGTCGTCCGATCGACATGCTCACGGCTATCCGTTTGGCGGCCTATGGTAACGATGAGAACATCCCTTGGCGTGTAGAGGCTGTGCTTAAGCTCGAACGCTATTGCGAACAGTACTTCAAAGTTAACGGGGATGCCGCGGAGTTCACCGGTCAGATTGGTGACCTCTTCCCTCAGTTCAAAGATGCATTCCGAACTGAGCCCGGCTATGCGCCAACTTGGTGTCTGTGGTTCAAAGACCGTTTCCTTCCGGTATTGACGAACTACATGATCCAAGTCGCCAAGTACCGTAAAGGTCGTCCAGGTGTGGTATGGAAATCACTCTCGGTCACTGCACGGTATGAGATTGCTAAAGCGCTGGTAGATTCGAAGGTAGAAGTAGGTGCTGGTTTGATCACCAGTATCTGGTATGTCAGAGCTGCTCCGTTTAAAGACGGATCGTCTCCTGATCGCTCGGATAAAGTCGACAAGATGTTGCAGATCCTGAGCGAAGCCTCTGTGACCGCTCGTTTGAAAGACCCTGAAATGGAAGCAGGGAAAACGAACGCACAAACATGGGCTAATGCCATCAGTCCTCACAAGACCGGCGGTGGGTTTACCGAGAAGTACGCCAACACTCAAGATGCGTCCCAGTTCAAGACTGGAGCCGATGCAATGCGAGGTGGGCAGTTCAGTACCAACGGTTCTCCAGCTGGCAACATCTCCGGTTTGAATGGTGCGTTCAAAACACCTGAGAACCAGTTTGGCTTCCAACCAATGTCGGGTGATAGTAGTACGGATCACTTGGACATGTCGGGTGTAACAGCCCAACAAGGTAAGGACAGTGGTGTATCTGTTCCGAAGAAACTGGCGGAACAGTTGGTTATCCGTGAGATGATGAAGCAGGGCTTTACAGATCCGCGAGCAATCGCTGAGATGTTGGCTTTGACTAACTACGAAACGGGTGGCTACAAACGTACTGTGGAGAATATGAAGTACTCCACTCCTGAACAGCTGATGAAAGTGTTTAAGGAAGTGCGCTCCATTGATCAAGCCAAGCAACTGATCGCGATGGGTGAGGTCGAGATTGCCAACACTGTTTACGGTGGTGGTAAAGGTGCGTCCCTTGGTAACAAAGATCCGGGTGATGGTTACAAGTACCGGGGTCGAGGGATGGTACAACTCACTGGCCGAGCCAACTACGAGAAGTACGGTAAGGAGCTGGGGATTGATCTGGTCAACAAGCCAGAACTACTGAGTACCGATCCAAACGTAATGGCACAAGTAGCAGTTGCCTTCTTTAAGAACTCCAAGCTGTTGCGGGGTATCTCTGAGGACGGTGACTTCGGTAAGGCTGCTGCTGGGTTGAACGGAGGTAATGCACTCCCGGATATGCAGAAGCGTTACGCCTTGTACATGGACTATCTGAAACAGATCCAAGAGAAAACCTTGGGTGCTGACGATAAGTTCTTGGCCGAGAACTCGGGTAGCCAGACTCCTACTGAGATGTACGGGAATACTGGTCCTTCTGAAATGAAGACCCCGGCTAGCTACGGCGGTGGAGCAACAGGAGCGCCTGCTTATACCGGTGGTCCTGCTGGCGGTGGAGGTGGGGCTTACTCAGGTACTCCTCAAGGTGGCAGTGACTTTGCCAACTACGGTACCGAGGGGAACTACACCAACACAGGTGCTGGTAGTGGACTCATTCTCAAGAGTGAAGAAACTACTGGCGGTGGAGCGCATCACCCTGGCTTGGAAGCGTTGTGCAAAATCATTCAGTCTCGAGTCCCTGGATTCAATCGCTTTACTGCACTGAATGACCGCTACCATGTCGAGAAAGGGTCTAAGGGATTGCACCCTAAAGGGTTGGCTGCCGATTTTACGTTGACAATGGGCGCTCAAGGAAGTCAGCGCGCTGTAGCCATTGTTACCGAGATCATGCGTGGTGCTGGGTTGTCGCCGTCGGAGTATTCGGTTATTAACGAGTACATGGTGAAGACTGCGATTGGTACGGGTGGTCACATCCACGCTGGGTTTAAAACACCTGGGGCTGCTGAGAAGTTCTTGCAAGCCAGTGGTGGGACTCAACCTAATGGACAGGATACAACGGGTGCAGGTGGCGGGATGGTACAGCCTACTCAGCAACCGGGTGGTTCTGCTCCTACTGGCGAGCCTGCGGCAGAAGTACCAGCTGCACAGCCACAGGTACCACAGCAACCTAGGACCATGCCTACTCCTCCGCCTCCTCCAGTGGGTGAACCTAAAGCGCCTGAAGGTGTGGGTGAACCTGACGACGAGTTCCAAGGTAAGCCTAACCTCACCGGCCTTCCTCTGCCTAAAGACCCTCGTGGTCCGCAACCTCAGGCGACTCCGGAAGGATACGATGCCAACCAGCGACGGAACGCTGCGGCTGGTCATGACGGTTCTGTCGTTAATGATCTGTTGTCTGGGTTGAAGGACATAGTGGGTCAGAACAAGAAATCGGACGACGAGGTTAAACAGTTGCTCGCGATCTTGGTCAAGACAGCTCAAGAAGGTAACACTATCGCTAAGAGCAGTAGTGGCGGTGGTGACAAGGATGGGTACGTGTCGATGAACTAAAGCTGTAAGTGTTAAGAGGGGAGTAACGTCCCCTCTTTTCTTTTTCATTCTGAAGGATTTCTTTTTATGGCGAAGGTATCTACGAGAGACCGGGATATTGTCACAAAGTCTTTCAGGCTTTTGACGGGAGGTGTAGCACCTACCCAGATTTTGGAAATATTGGATTGGGATAAGTACTTCAACGTATTCAGTAGTGCCATGGGCGACAACCGTTACTTCAACCCCATTTCTCAATGGGACCCCGCAACTGATCCTCGTTATGGACGGTTGATGGTGAGTGAAGAGGGTTCATTCGGTGGCATGTACAAAGAGATCTTCGAGAACAACGTTACTACGGTAACCATTACTCCGTGTACCGCTCAGTTTGCAGGGGTACTCAGCTTCGTTACGAATATGTTCTCCCCGACAGCTGCGATCATTGCTAACAAAGGTCGGGCACCGGGGCCAGCGTTCTACATGGGTCAGGCATTGGGTTCCATTGCATTCTGGCCGATGCAGTTGATTAGTATCAGTACACAGTTTATTGCTTTCTTGGCTGAATCACCTCGTCACCAGTTCTGGACTGCTAAGCCCGCGATGGGTGCTTTCACCATGGCGGCCACAGGCGTACTGAACGACCTGATGGTTAAGTCGGGTTATATCGACCCAGTGCTCCCTAAGCGCACTCAGGAACAGACAGACCCGCTGCACGGTCTCAAGCCTGATTACAACGCTGCTAACAGTGTGGCTAGTCTTAACAAGCTGGCGCCTGATACGTTTAACAGTGATGGTACGTTCGACCTGATGCGCTTCTTGGGTAAAGGTGCTCGTAAGCATCGGGTACTGCTGAACCGTTTGGCTGAGATGGATAACGACCCAAGTATCCAGACAGTAGATCAGAAGCTTAACCGAGCAAGACAGATCCTTGAAGAAGTAACCTTTGACCAAGGGGTTATCTCTGGCAATCCTTCTCAGGACTACATCGAGAAAGAGATGAACACCGTTGGTAAGTACCGCGGTGATGATGAAGGACTGTACGTTGAGCAGGACAGTGCCTACCTCGACCAGAAGGCTTACCAGAACATCAACAACGCTGAAACTGGCTTGGGTGGTCTGGGTACTTCAATGGGTGCAGGTGGTGGTACAACTGGTGGCAACGCTGGTATGGATACCGCTAACCAGTTCACTCAACCCACTACGAGCACTAACCCCAATGAAACACAAGGTCGTCCCGGAACTACCACCGGAGCAGATCCTAACGTGGCGGGGGGTCAGCAGATCTATTACGAGGACAACCCAGACAACCGTACATGGATGGGTGACATCTTCGACTTGGTTAACACGGCGGTACATGGTGGTATGGACGCCATTACTATCCGTTGTGAAGGTGGTAGTGGTCCGGTTACTGACAGCTTCAGTAGCAGCAGTGCTCCATCGCCATTGGCTGATAAGTTCAACAACTTGGTTCGTTCTGCCAACGACTTCCGTTTCGACGTAGCCGGCGGTAACATCGGTAACGTTCTGATCGATGGGATTATCAACACGATCAAAGAAGGTGCTATTGGTGCCTTGTCCGGTACAGTGATCGGGAACATTCCTCTGGCATTGGCGGGTAACGCTTACGTCAAGATCCCTAACCACTGGGCTGAGTCTTCGGCTAGTCTTCACCGGGAAAGCTACCAGTTCAACTTCCGTTGCAACTACGCTCACCCGTTCGAGATCATTACCAAGATCTTTGTTCCGTTCTCCATCTTGGTAACCATGGTTGCTGGTTTCACCACAGGTGGTTCCACTTACACCACACCTTTCTACCACAGGGTGTTCTGCAAGTCTCGTCAGATCATGCGGACTGCAATGTGTGAAAGCATGCAGTTTACCTTTGGTGAAGGTCCTGCTGGTTGGACACGTGACCGTAAGCCATTGAACTTGTCGGTTACTGCTAACTGGGTAGACTTGGAGTCGTTGGTTACCATTCCAATTGACCGTTCGATCGGTATTGCGGATTTGACCAACCCGGCGGCTGTTGTTAACACCATCCTGAACGATGACAGTCCTTGGACTAACATGGCTTCTCGTATCGGCGGTTTGGATTACCTGGACACTGTTCTGAAGTACGCTCGTTTGAATCGTCAGATCTCTCAAGCTATCTTGGGTGTTGAGCAGAGCTTCCGTGCTGACAACATTGCAGCTAAGCTGAACGACAGTGTGATCGGTGACTTGTCTCGTCTGTTCATCCGTCCTCTTGCACGCTGAAAAATAAAGTTGCATTAATAACCCTACCTAGCCCATAAGGCTAGGTAGGGTTTACTAAAGGTTTGTTATCCCATCAAAACGATCGGTGGATTCTCAAAAGATTTATCCAGTACTTCCAACGCACTTTCTTCTTTGAACATCCCGTTACAGGCAAGCAGAGGAATGTACTCGTTGGTCGCCTCTTCAACAGTCACTGGACTCAACAGGGTGATCATGTCAGGACTGATAGAGGAAACCAGACCTAGGTTATAAGCCTCACCGAACTGAGTGTCACGATACATCCAGCGAGTACCCGCTACCCGTTCCAGAATGGCAATGAGCTTGGCTTTCAAAGCCGGGTATTCTTCAGGCAGGGCACCCTGATCAAAGGTAAAGCCAGTGAACAGCTTCTCAATGAAATCAGGGTACTTGTTCAACAGGCTGTTCTTACCCTGCTCATCCAACATCCCCATGACCTTATCGATGCTGATAACGTCGCCTTTCTTGATCATGATGTTGATGGCTTCGATAAACGCATCCTGACGAGTAGCCGCGTACGGGTAGTTATCCCAGAGGCTCTGGTACATGTCAGCCATGCCAAAGATCGAGCTGTTGTAGATCACGTTGTTGTACAGGGAGGTCTTCAGCGATACGTCGACGAACTCATCGATCCCTGCGTAATCCACCAACGTGTCCAGCAAGCTCTCGCCGATCTGCCCACGCCAGTTGCCGTCCATACGAATCTTTTCACCGTCAACTGTCAAGAGCTGATCGATGTTCAAGCCAGTCAAGCGGTTGAACTCTTTATTGAGTCCGCTCGCCAGCTTACGCATAGCACCTGCTTCACTACTCACCGGGAACCCCAGTTTAGTACTGACAGCGCTAAGGATATTGTTTGTGTCGAACACTACACCGTCACGACCAACTTTGATCGCCTTGGTAATGTCCTTGGTATTCAGGAACCCGCCAGAGAGAGCGCCGATTACACCGTCCAGCTGCTCAATGTACTGACCGCGGTAGTTGGTGATCCGATCTTTAAGCGTGGTGTCGTTCGGGTTAACCAGTGCAACGCCTTCATCCAAACGTGCAGTGGTGGTATTGATAGGCGTAAGGGTACTGCCTCGCACCGAACGCATTGAAGTGTTGGTACTGGTCTTAAAGGCCTTTACGTCTTTACCTAGGTCAAGTCCTTCCAATAAACCTGCCATGTCCAAAATCTCCGAAAAAAAAAGACAGTCTAGAGTAGCTGGGTATACCCAGCTACTCCGTATTGCTATTCTGGGCTATAGGTTCAATCAATCTGAACCCGGGTCAGTGGATGGGGATGGGTCTTTGGGCGGTGGGTTCTTCATCTGCTCTTTACTCAAAAGCCGAACAGTGTCGTCCACTACATGCACATTACCATCTTCGTCTGTAACTTCAATGATGATCTTCACTGAACGCATCCGTACAATTGTCAGGCCTTCCAACAATTTACTGAACGTCAGTCCCGGTTTTTGAAAGTAGGTATCTTTAATGTTCCCCGTTTTGGTCAAGCGATCTTTCTTGGCCTCTGCGGGATCTGATTCATCAATAACCCTATCTAGGTAATCTCTTAAGTAACGAACCCATTTTTGTGGGTCCATATCCAGTTTACGGAGTATCTTTCGGAAAAGTATAGCCGGAGTATCTCTAAGTAAATCATCGGGTATAAACTTTTGAGAAATGCTGCTCAGCTCTCTTGACCGAAGCTTGCGTTCTCCTTTATCCATCTACCCTCCAATGCGCTCTTCGAGTACCGTGACCAAAACCTGTATGAGGTCCATAACCAACAGTTTCAGCCAACGACTGGATACCAATTGATCCAGTGCTACGTTACTCTTAGGTGCTTCCAAAGTTTCATAACCGTCACACTTGAACCGTATACACGACAACACCAGCAGACCCATCATCTGATCTACGAACTGCTCTACGCTTTCCTCAGTGCTGAACCAATCCAAGAAAGCAACTTGCTTTGAATTAGCGTACACACTGAAGTAAGTATCAATGTTTAAATTTTCGTTGTTATAGATACGCTCTAAGTAGATTGCAATCGTTTTAGAGCTGCGAGTATGGATAAGACACCCATAGTTATGGAATTTATGCGGATTAACCAGCAAGGGCCGTTCTAGGTCCTTGAGGCAATCGTATAGATCGTGAATCAGCGTATCAAACCTTATTGTCGACGAAGTAAACTTCTTTTCGATCAACAACAGTTCTTTGAGTGTTGCTTTATCCACTTGCATGCGCACGTACTTCCCAACAAAGGGGAGTGTGCCTAGCATGCCATATTTTTGCTTACGTGTTAGGCCCATCGATAAAGCTCTCCTTATCCTAATCTACCCAAGTAATATAGGTTTATAATCCAATGGACAGTCCTGCGAACGACAAACCAAAAGAGCTAAAAGAAGCAAAGAAGGCAGATCCTTACGATTCCGACAAAATGAAAGTCGTTATCGAGGAGCTGCGTGCAGTGATGGTCGGGAACGATGAAGACATTGACCAAACCGAAATGGTCAAGATGATTCAGAAGAACCGTGCCTTCCTGTTGGAATACGCCATGGGTGCTTACCTCGACAACCCGAAGAACGGTGAGCTGCTGGGTAGCGTGAAGTCCATCATCGATGCTCTGGAAAGAACGATCCGTGAGGACCGTAAAGAACGAGCTAAGAAGAAAGAGAAGGAAGACAACGCGATAACCTTCAACCAGATGATGGAAGCCCTCACCAATATCAACAACGGCAGTATCAAGATGCCAGTGTTCGACTTCGGTGATTACATCCTCGATCCAAGCAAACCGATCATGGGTGATAAGGTCTTCTTCAACCCTATTAACGAATACGAGCTCGATCAAGGTATCCAGCAACTGGACTTTGATGGCAACAAAATTTGACGATTGCAAACATAACCAGGCAGGGGAGTCCCCTGCCTGGTTAGTAAGTCCATTACGCATAATCGTAGAAAGAGTGATGGATAGGCATCAGCTTGAACACCGGCGCCAATTGCAGCGTCGATGAGAAGATGCGATCAGCAATCTCTCCCGTAAATTCGTCGGACTCTTTAACTAAAATATCAGGGATAATAAATGTAGTCCCCGGTATTGGAATACTGCCGACGCTTTCAGCCAACGTTTTGCTATCTTCACCAATCAGCAGGTCGTACTTCAGCACGTAATCGAACTGTTTGTAGAACCCCACATCATGGCTGGTACTGCGACTGTTGATCGTCTTGACCTCGACCTTACCCCCGAAGCGCAACTGGAGGTGGTCCACCAGATCCTGACGCATGGCTTCATCCATTACGTAAGGGTAGATGTTGACGTGCAATACGATCTTGCTGAACATGTTCGGCGTTTCAGTCATCAGCTCTAGATCGATCAGGGTCTTCAAGAAGTTCTGTGTGAACTTGGTCTTGTAGTACCCGAACTTGAAATCACCCAAGCTTCGTTCTTTATACAGCTCACTGAACTGTTTCCGATCGAAGGTTAACCCCGGGTACTCGAAACGGTCCATCCGCCGTTCTTTGTAGTTGGTCTGGACATACTTCTCCCAGCGAGCATCACCTTCGTAACGCAACATCTTTACGTAAGCTTCGTACTCTTCATCCGACAACTGGTCAGCGTTAGGGTTGATCAGATCACGAACCAACCACTTCTGGTGAATGCCACGACGAGGATCGTAGATGGAGTCGACCTCGGTATAGCACTGAATGATACGGTTCATGTTCAGGCCTTAGGTTGAGGTGGAGGATTCGGAGTCCCTGGAGGAGCGGCGACAATCTCGATGTTATCCAGAAAGACCCGGAAAGCCAAAGCAATCATCACACTTCGAGAAGGGTTAGGAAGCTCTCTCTTTTTGGCATAATCAAAGTCTTTAGGGAACACGTCAGCCGCAGGACCACCAGTGGTTCCTAGCAAGGTCTCGTACACCGTTCGAGTGTGACGCACCAGCAGCGCATCATCACCATCCAGCAGGGTCATGACTTGAAGCTGGGTGTTCATCCAGTGAGCGTAAAGGTCGGTTTCCCCGCCAATAAGCTTCTCGAAATCAACGTAGCCGCTGGTAAAGGTCAGCAACGACTTCTTGGTCATGTCCACCAAGTAAGAGGCCAGATCACTGCGCATCGGGTTCTCAGTAATCATCCTGGCATAAACCACCGTGATGACGTCCTTCAGGTCCCGCAGGTTTTCCATTTTCACCGTTGACATATCAGGCAGCCTTACTGTGAATATTGTTGTCGATCAAACGACCGCGGAGCAGGAAGTGAACAGTGCTCAGTACCTTGGTACCGGAACCTTTACGGAGGCTGCCATCCGTTGTGGTCTTGCCGGTAGTCAGTAGGTCGTTCTTGTAAGCCTTCAGTGCGTCTGGGTCGCCACCCTTGACGTTGTACAGCTCGTTCGCCATGGTGGGTAGACCCAGACCCCGGAGTACTGTGATCTCCGGCATACTGATGCCCGTAGCACGACTCTCCATCGAAACCTGACCAGTGAGGTCGTCGATCTTGTAGTCGTTCTTCGCTGCGTTGAACTTCTTGGCCCAGAACTGACGCTGAGCCCGGAGTTCAGACCGGCCGACGATAGCCTCGTTGGGAGACATCGACATGATGTTGGTGTCTTCGTCGTACGAGATCACCCGCTGCATGATCTTGACCTTGTCGAGTTCACACAGCGCCATCAGGTTTTCGTAACGCAATTCTTCTTTCTTGATACCACCCGGAGACCAGATAGGTAGGGAGTTACCCCGCTCAAGGAACTGCACCATCGATTCGATGTCTTCGTTCGACGCTTCTTTAAAGATGCGCTCGTAAATGACTTTGTTACCGCCACCGTCAGTAACCCGAGCCATCCGGTCCAGCACCAGCTTCTCAAAAGCTTTGCGATTGGCCATTTTTCTCTTTCCTTGGGTAACCGTACTGGGTGAAGGTCTTGTTGGTGTTGGTCGCTACTTCACGCGCCGATTCGATATACGGATCGTTAGGAACAGAAGTAATGACGACTACCGCGTCAAACATAGTCGACGAGTTCTCCAGCATCTGGCGGAACATCGTTTTGTTCTTGTCCATGACTTCAATAGCAGGAATGGTACTATCAACGTTGGTCAGACCGTACTTACCGGACACCGTGAAGAGCGACGCTTTATTGTCGTTCTTAGCAGAAACTTTGTCTTTGAAATTGTTGATGTAGTCCTGTGGCTTTTCACACAGGTTAACAAAATTACTTTCTACAACCACCAGGATGTTGATACGTTGCTCGGCGGGGTCCATCATGTCCACATTCCTTATAAAGCTAAAGGTAAGGGCAACCTCCGTCACCCTTCCTCTAAATAAAGTTTATTTGTCTGCTTTCTTAGCCGGATCTTTGTAGTCTTTGATCCAGTAAGGATCCCGTTCGCCCAAGGCGATGCGCACCAGTTCAAAGGTGGTGACTGTGTGTTTCTTGATCGATGGGTTGGTAAACCAGTAGTCCACGGTGTTCTCGAGGATGTCGTTCCAGTCCAATCCACGTGCTTTAATCTTGTCGTACAATTCCTGAGGGGTCAGACGATAGTGCAACGGCAACTTAAACCAGAAGGTCCGCATAAACCACAGGTGGTAGATAATGGTCAGGGCGCGAACGAACTTAGGGTCTTCCAAAGTCTTCGCCCATACAGTGGTACGACCCACTTTGCACTCAGGATAAAGAGTGGACCAGTGGCTGATCTTGCTGCCGTCCAAACCGAAGTACTTCGACGACTTCAAGGCGTGGTACATGGTCAGGCCTTCCTGGATCCCCATGGACTGACTGCCGATGAAGAACGACATGATCCCGGACATGCCAGCTTTGTTACGATACGGCTGGTTAGCGTAGTGCATCAGATCCGGTACTTCTTTCGAATCCGAGTTCAGTTCCACATCACGACCGAACGGATTCGGGTAGAGCCACTCGTTGCCTTCTTTGAGCAGACTACCTTTAATGATCTCGTGAGCGATCTGGGGGATACGCAGCAGCGAGCGAGGACCCTTCAGTTTACGACCAGGACGGATGAACACTGACTCTTTCTCTTCCGGACGACCAGTCAGGTTGATCTTCTCGGTGATCTGAGCTACCCAGATTTGGTAGATACCACAAACCGAACCCAGAACGTCGGCGTCCTCGTGCACGATACGGCGGGCGTTACCGATGGACAGGTCACGAGTACGCTTCTCGCCGCCTTCGTCTACATCGCCTTCCTGGAAGTGTTGGGAGATCTTCCCGAAGTGCATTTCAGAGATGGAGTCAGTGACAATAAGAATCGGAACAATAATCTTGATCGGTTGTTTCTTTTCATCGACAACAGGAGTCTTGACGAAGATGTCTTCACCTGCTGCCAACTGCTCACGAACAGCAGCATTGATCTCGCGGAACTTAGCTTTAACAAAGTTACCGTCGCACGGATTCTTGATATCGCTCTTCGAGAAGTAGAAGAAGCGTTTCCCGTTGATGTGTTCTTCGAAGTAACCAGGAATACCGAATTCCTTGTCAACTGCATCGGCTAGCCTGCTAACCTTAAAGTTATCCTCGATGTCGTTAACGATTGCGATACTGCCATCGACCCGGTACAGAACGCGAGCGATAGAAAGAACACACACCCCAGTTTTCTGTGTGTTGTTACCACCGGTTACAGCTTCGTTACGAGGGATCCCGCCGTTGTTAAGAGCTTCCCCGTGGATCCCGTAAACGATTTCCGTGTTCAGCATATCGAATACTGGTGAAAACGGAAGGTCCAGCGTAATGGTGCTGGAGGATTCAAGTGTTGAAATGAACTTGAGAGGACTCGCCATGTTCTAATAAATCCCGGTCATTTTATGAAATTAATGAGGTGGATACTCTAAATCACACTTCCCCAACTATACTGATAAGAGCTACAGTTATGGAAAATATTGACGACACCAGTTTCGAGAGTCAGTACACTGTCTTCCAGAAAGAACTGGAAGAGCTTAAGTTCATTGATGCGGTCAAGAACTACGAACCCCTGGAGATCGCAGGGATTGAATCCTTGAGTTTGGGTGAGGGCATCGGCCTGTTCTTTTCCGAATTCGGTACCATGGTTGACAAGAAGGTTGCTCTCTTCTCCCGTCCTGTCCACGTGGTAGACAACAATAAATTGCGTAATATGGTTGCACGAAAAGAAATCAGCTTCGTGCGTCACAGCGCCGTCCCTATCACGGTCCCTACCAACTACACCCCGGGCATCGCCAATATGATGGCCCACGTTAAAGGTGCAGTTGAGGGGGTTTACCTGCTGGGCTCTCTGCGTACTGAAACCACTCGTCTTTACGACTTCTTGAAGCAGATGATCAAGACCGGTCGTAGCGACAAGCGTTTCAAGTGGACCATCAACAACCTCGACGAATCCATCCTTAATGCCGACACGTTCGTCAAGTCGTTGCCGGATGAACAACGTCGTAACAAGGTTCCGCTGTCCGAGGTGTACGTCAACTTCAACGAGATGATGGAAGTGATGGACACGTACAACACGTCCCTCAAGACCCTCAGCGCTCGCGACATCGAGATCGTAGCCAGTGAACTGACCAAGACGTATCACTTGGGTGAACTCCTGATCGAGAAGATCAAGTCGAACCAGCTGACCTTCGAGCGTAGTGTGTTGACTGACCTGGAACTCACTATTAACAACTTTGTTCGTCTGGTAGACATCAGTGGCGCTATGATGACCCTCCTTAACGAGCTGAGCGCTGTTTTCCGTGAGCAGATCAAAGAAGTGGTAGCACTGAAAGGCTAAAGCGCATCAAGCACCCTACCGGCCTTGTGGGGCCGGTAGGGGCTATAGCGTGTTTACGCGTCTTTACCTAATTCGTTCAACGTCAGTACTCGCAAGTTCGCCACCGCTGAAGTGTGAACGTAGATGAATTCCTCCGTCTCAACAACAGTCGAGTAACGCAGGCCTTTCTCGTTCCGGGTGTCAGTAACGCACCACACTTTAACGTTGGGATCCTCCACGCTGTTAAACGAGTTACGATCCGGAAGATCATAACCAACCGACAGGTTGATAGGTACAGGCTTCTTGGCCGACGGATGATGAATCTTCACCACCAGTGTCTTACGATCCTGATTGAAGTCAGGGTTCAGTTTGAGCTTGGTAATACCCTTACCGTTGACTTCTTTAACGTAGATCATGTCGGTAATGTCGTAGAACGTCGAGTAACCGGACTTACCTTCTTCATCCTTCTTCATGAAAGCTTCGAAGATGATGTTCAGGGCACCCAGATAATCTTTGACACGATACGACATCAGAACTGGACTGATCAGCTCCATCAACAAAGGTTTACTCTTCTGCTTAGTGAACGGGCTGAAGACTTTGCCTTTCTTGTTAGGAACGCCGGGAACTTGATCGATCAAACGAGCCAAGTCTTTACTGACGATGTTGTTAAGATCACCAGCCAGCAGATAACCGTCTTTGTTCTCGATACGTTTGTTACAGAACTCGTACAGCTTGTCCAGCAGCTCCAACGGCTTCTTGGTGAACAACTTGGCGAAGGTAACGTCCGGAGTCAACTTACCGTAGTAGTTCTTGTCCGGTTCTACCTTGCCGAAATCATAAACGCGGTAACCTTCGTGGAGCTCGTAGAACGTGCTACCTTCACCGCTGCTGCAATACCAACGGGTAGCATCGACCAACTTGTTAAAGTGTACCTCAGGGTCTTCGTACTCCTTACGAGGGACGATAACCAACTCATCCTTCGACTCGAAGTCCCAAACTGTAATAACCTGAGCCAAGTCCAGACGTTTCTGACACTCACGAACACCTGCACCGCCTTCAGCCATACCAGTGAAGTCAAAGACAACCGATCTGCCGGTATCCTTGAACCATTCCAACGTGTGGAAGATATCAGTCAGCAACTCACGTTCTTTATTGCTAACGACCTCACCGCCAAACTTCAAGTCTTCTTTGTTCTTCAGATCGGTTTCTTTATAACGACCGATCGTTCCCAATTCTTTCTGAACCGTTATGACACACAGGTTCTTCATCTCTGGACGTGTCTTGAACAGATCCAGGGTCGTTAAGAAACCTTGCAATAGCGCTTCTGTTTTAGTGCGTTTGTCAGTGATCTCTAGAGAGACGATATCCTTGACCACCACCACCGTATTAGCTTTCTGTACGTTGTTGGTGTAATACCCCGAAGACGTCGGGACATCTTTAACCAGTTTCTTCTTCCCCGTCTCGGTTACATCGTACGTATAACCGTGAGCCCCGAAGAAATGGTGGATGGACTTCTGTTTGATCGAGTCCAACATGAAATACATGACCAAGTTAATGGTCGGTACAATCTCTTCCATTTGAAGGTCTCTTCTAAGGTTGGTGCATTCCTACAATGCACCTCCCAGTAGATAAATGTTAAGGCTGACACATCTGTAAAAGCATGTTGTTATTCGTTATGATCCGACGGTTAGTGGCTGCCAAAACCACAATAGAGCGTTTGAGATACAGGTTCTCTACCGTCAACGAAATTGCATAGCGCCCTAGCCAATTGTTCTGTTCTTGTATAAGTGCTATCTGACTCCCCGTCTGGTTATTAACCCGAACGAACGAACTGAGTGCAGAACTTTCCCCTCCGTCGAATAGCACGCCAACCTTAGCAAGGCTTCCCTGCGTTGCGTCCAGTTCCATCCGCAGATTGAGGTTAGCCAAGAACATTGAAAAGTTAACAAATAACGACACTGCCAAGACTAGGCCAATGCCTTTAATTGCTTTCGTTAACTGATCTTCAACAGACTCTCCCTGAAACATTTTTATTATGAATTCTATGAGTCTGTCGGCCATCTCCTTCGCTATACCGAGCGTCATTGGTCTTTTTCCTTACTTCACGGTGAGAGTTTTTTAATATGAGCACGTCCTATCTGTCGTTTGCTACTATCACCAAACTGTACAACAACACAGCAAATACCGTTTCAGCCATTGGTGAGCTGAGCGGCAAAGCACTAAGTTACGCTAAAGACCCAGGGAAGTTCTCTCTGGCTGTTAACGTAGCAAGTGCTGCTTCCCTTGTCAACTTCTTGTCGACACAAGACGGCGAAGACATCAAGATGCCTCAGGAAATTGCTGAGGTACAAATTGGTATCGCCAACTGGCTCTATGCGCAAGCGTTGGCTGGTAATGTAACTTCCAGTCGTCCCAACTGTCTGCAAATCCTTAAGACCCAGTTCACCACCAACATCGTCATTGAAGATATTGGTGAGATGGCAACTAACAACGCCATCTGGTTACCGAGCTTTGTTAAAGGGTACCATATTGTTGGATCGGAACAACAACCGTTCTACATGTGGATGGCTGACGCTTATTTTCGTCTGCAATACCCAAATGTTAAGTTTACCGTCATTCATCCGCTTCCTCTGGGGGAAATGGATTGGTTGATGAATGCCAACTACCAGGACATCGCAACGCGGTTGGCTTTGGAAACGCCTGTGGTCGTGGCTAAGCGGGAATCGCTTGCAACGAATGGTTATGAGTGGCCGGGTACCGAGCGTAACCCTATCGAATTCCAGATCATGGATTTGATCAACCTGGGTAAGTTCAACGTTGGTACTTGGGTTATCTGGCACTGGGGTAATGGTGAAGACGCAGAAGACCAGTTGTTTGAACAGATCCGTAACGAGATTCTGAAGGATAGTCAATACCCTCTCTCTCGTTGGGAAGAAAAGATCCCAGATCTCTTCAACCCGTTGGAGTTCTACGTCCTCCCAGAGTTTGGCCGTATTGGTGTCGTGAACCGTACCAATGGATCCAGTACGTACTCGCCAATTGTCGATCGTGAAACCATGATGGACATTGCAACTGCGTACCTTGGTCCTACTATGCCAGCGGACCATCTCATAAAATCCGCCCAGACCGTTCCACTGATGTACAAATCTTTGCAAGCATTGTTTGTTGCTAAGGTTAACAACCGGGACGGAATGAAGAAGATCTACGCTATCGTCAAAGATTACCAGTTGATCGCGTCCAAAGAACCTGAGTTCGGAACCATGTCTCAGGAGTCCATGGACTTTGCATACGGCATGGACGAACTGATGGCTGCTGCTGAGATCGTAACTCCTATCTCGCTGCTCCCGCCGGGTGTTCAACGTGTCGAGCGTTTGGGTAAACTGTGTGTAACCAAACGTATCAACCGGGTCAAGTACGTGGCCTTCACCAAATACCAATTGATTCAAGACGGAATCGTAGCGGAGTAACCCTATGGCTGAGAATACCATCATCCCCTCCCTCAAGGTAACGGGACGGTTCGAAGCACTAGCGCCGTTTGATCGAGTGATCAATCCCATGGCCTCCTATACTGTCGAAGCAATGCGGACAGTGGGTGAGATGCAGGGGTTGGGCGTAAACATCTTCCAGCAAGTCTTTGCGCCGGTGGCAGTAGACCAAGCTACCTACCTGACCATGATCGATCAGATCGTGAATGCTGGCGGGGTGAT